TTTTTTTTTATTAAATTTTTTTTATTTTCTTCAAGTAATTTATTTTTTTTATTTTTTTTTTTTTCTTGTAATTTTTCTTTTTTATTTTTTTTTTTTTTTTTCAATTCTTTTGTTTCTTTTTTAAAAATAGTACGTGATTCCCAATATCCTTTCTGTAAATAATGAACACAAGCTTTCAATTCATTATCAATATTATTTTCATATAAATCAGCATTAGTGACTAAATATTGATTCCAATTATGTGATTCATAAATATCAATAAAATTAATAAAAGTTTTATTTTCTTTTATAGAATCTAAATTAATATGGAAACGTTTAAGTTGTCGTCCCTCTTCCCTACCATATAAAATATAATGCTGAAAAGCTTCATAAATATTAGAAACACCGCCATTTTTTAAATCCTCATTATTTATAATATAACTGTTCCAATCATTTATTTCGTCTTCTAGTATTTTTTGATCTGACGAATTTTCTTTTTCTAAAGAATTATTATTATCATTTATATTTGGTTGATTTGTTAAATATAAAGAAATAGTATCTTTCTGTATTCCTTCTGTTATAAAAAAGGTAACTATATCTTGACAAGATGTAATAGATATATTTTCTAAAATTTCTGGATGACTATATAAATAATAATTCCAATTATATTTAGAGTTTAATGTTGGAATAAGATTTTCTTTATTTTTCTTTATTTGTTCTTTTAAAGATTCTATTTCTTCTTGAGATTCTTTCCACTCAGAATTAAAAAAATCATTCATTCGTGGATAAATTTTAATATCTTCTTTATGACCTTTTTCTAAATAATATAAACATGCTTCAATATCATCGTGTAAAGAAAGGTAAGTATTTAAATGGCGAAATTGCTCCCAATCAAAATTAAATAAATATTTCAATAATTTTTTATTATGATCGTCTTTATTTTCAATTTTATCATTTATTTCAACTTGATAATTCATTTTATTTATTATCTATAAAATAAAATATTAATTTATCCTTAAATATAAAAAAATAGAAATATAGAAGTGTATTTTTATTACACTTTTACACATTTATTATAAAATATCATAATTTTAATAAAAAATATCATAATTATCAGAAAAATATCATAATTATAAGAAAATAATATTTAAAAATCATCAGAAAAATATCATAATTTTAATAAAAAATATTATAATTATCAGAAAAATATCATAATTATAAGAAAATAATATTTTAAAATCAATCGTTTTTTATTTTTTATTTTTATCTATCTTTTTAGAATATTATGAAAAAAATTGCTTTAATAACTGGAATCACTGGACAAGATGGATCTTATTTAACTGAATTATTATTAGAAAAAGATTATTTAGTATTTGGAATAATACGTCGTTCTTCTTCAATAAATACAAAACGAATTGATCATCTATTTGAACATTCTAATTTGAAATTAAAATATGGAGATTTAAGTGATGGGACTTGTTTATTACAAATTTTATTAGAAATAAAAGAAAATCAAGATTTTGAACGCTTAGAAATATATAATTTAGGGGCAATGAGTCATGTAAAAGTATCTTTTGAAGTACCGGAATATACCGCAGATGTAGATGCCATGGGAACACTACGTATTTTAAATGCAATTAAAAGTGCGGGTCTTGAATCAAAAACCCGATTTTATCAAGCTTCGACAAGTGAATTATATGGAAAAGTACAAGAAGTTCCTCAAAAAGAAACTACGCCTTTTTATCCTCGATCACCTTATGGTGTTGCTAAATTATATGGATACTGGATTACTAAAAATTACCGTGAATCTTACGATATGTTTGCTTGCTCGGGGATTTTATTCAACCACGAATCAAAAAGGCGTGGCCCAACCTTTGTCACTAGAAAAATAACAATAGCTCTTGGTAATATATTAAAAGGTAATCAGGATAAATTAGTACTCGGTAATTTAGATGCTAAAAGAGATTGGGGTCATGCTAAAGATTATGTAGAAGGTATGTGGAGAATACTTCAACATGATCATCCAGAAGATTTTGTATTATCAACAAATGAATACCATAGTGTTCGTGAATTTGTAGAAAAAGCCTTTGCTTTAAAAGGATTTCAAATAGCTTGGAAAGGTGAAGGTACCAATGAAATTGGTTATGACACACAAACCGGACGTGAATTAATATTTGTTTCTGAGAAATATTATCGTCCAGCTGAAGTAGAAGAATTATTAGGTGATTCATCAAAAGCACGAAGTCAATTAGGATGGATACCTAAATATACATTTGATGAATTAGTAAAAGAAATGGTAGATGAAGATTGTAAATAATTAATTTTGTTAATTTATTGAATACTATCGATATAGATATAATAATATTTATCACTAGGTTCATTTACTAAGCTACACTTTAATAATTTACCTTTTTGAATTGGTATTTTATTTTCTCTACTTTGATCATAATTTAATTTCTTTATTAAAAAAGTATCTTTTAAACATCTTAAATTTAAATTATTTTTTCTAAAATTATTTTTAACAATATAGTAATAGTGTGTTTTTTCCTTATTTTTATTTTCTTTATTATTTACTGCTTTATTACTTATTGCTTTATTACTAACATTTGATGGTAATCTTAATACTCTACCATTTGTATGATTAATCATTGTTGGATGATTTACAGGACCAAATAAGTAATTACCATATTTTTGATGAGCTTGTTCATCTTTATTTCTTCCGTATAATTGATTTTCCATAAATCTCCCATCTTTACATTCTTTTAAAATTAAATCATTATAATAAGAAGTTAAACAAATATGATTTTGATCTGACCAAGCAGGTGTTCTTGTATAAGAATAATGATTTGCTTTAATTTCTTTTCCAAAGAGGTTATTTATACCATCATAATGAGCTTTTATATTTTTTCTTTTATTAAACCGAATATGTTTCATTATAGGATGATTATCCATGTCATCCATTACTTTATTAATATTAACACTTCTTATAAAGGGTAAATCATGTTGTAAAATTAAAACATATTTTGTATTTACGAATTGCATAGCATGTCTAATATTTCCCGTTAAATGTCCCTTGGAATCTCTTTTCACAATTTTTATATTAGAATTATGTTGAATATAATCTTTTAAATATTCTAAATATTCTAAATATTTAGGATGATCGTTATAATCATGAGCTAATAATATTGGTGTATTTTCATTTAAATTTAAAAAACGCAATGATTCAATGACATCTTTAATTAAAAAAATACTTGGATGTGATGGGCAGTGACTTGCTGTAATAATTACTGTTAAATTCATTTATATTACAATTAAATATAAAAATAATAATTAAATAATTAAATATTTTTAATTATAATTAAATATTTTTAAGTATAAATTCGTTTAGCTCTTATTTATAATTCATATTTATTATTATGTATAATCAAAAACCAATACTCATATTTAGTATAAAATATGGTTATTATATTTCAAAAACAATTCAATATTTATTAAAAATAAACCAGATTGAATCTGAAATAGTACATTATGTCGATCCAACAAAAGATAATCTTTATATTATTTTATTTTCTCATAAAGTTCCACAATTTCCTAAAAGTTATATTATCTATCAATTAGAACAAAAAGATATTTGTAATCGCATTGATCAAAAATATATACTTTCCATTGTTCATTCTAAAAAAACATGGGATTATACACCAGCTAATATTATACGATTTGAAGAATATGTTCGAAAAAAAATGGTCTATTTTCCAATTCCTCTGATAGATTATCAAAAATTAGTTTCTTATCCCCTTCAATATTCTAATCAATATGATGTATTATTTTACGGAACAATGAATGGTGATCGTATAACTATTCTAGAATATATAAAAAAACAATTACCTTATATTCGATTACGAGTAATAGATAATATGTTTGAAGATCAATTATTTCGAGAAATTTGTAAATCAAAAATTATACTTAATATTCATTTTTACCAAAATGCAAATTTAGAAACTGCACGATTAAATGAAATTTTAAGTTGCAAGAAATTGCCTATTAGTTTTTATCCTTCTGTTTATGAATTATATCATTATCAGTTATATAAAGATCAGGTTATTTTTGTAAAAAATATTAACGAAATGATACAAAAAATTCAATATTATTTATCACATCCTATTGAATATCAAAAAATAATAGATAATATTAAATTTACAAATGAAGATGATAAGATAATATCTTTTTTGGAAAAATAATTTTATTTAAAAAAAAATTTAAAAATGATTTATTTTATCAACAATAGTCAAACTTTTTTAATAATTAAGAACTTAAAGAAAATAAATACTTCTTGAAAATCTTAGAGAAGTTAAAAATTACTTATATAATTCATCTTATTCTTATCATAATTTATATTTAATAAAAATTATGATAATTGATTGTTCATTCTTTAAATCTGATTGTTTAATTTTTACTGAATGTTGTCAACAATATTATTGTTGTTATAAATGCCATGATGAACAAAATGATCATACTCTTAATATACAAGATGATTTATCTCGTATTAAATGTCGTCAATGTAATACTGTAAATGAACTTTCAAATAGATGTTCACATTGTCAAATTCAATTTAATAAATATTATTGTCAAGAATGTAAATTTTGGACAAAAGAACCTAAATCATTCCATTGTGATGATTGTAATATGTGTTATGTAGGAAAAAGAGAAAAATATATACATTGTTATTCGTGTAATATATGTATTCCAAGATCAAAATTGCATATACATAATTGTGAAATAAGTAATAATAAAGATAATGATTGTCCTTTATGCTTGGAAAATTTATATAAATTTAAAAGAGATAATGTTTTATTACCTTGTGGGCATACAATACATAAAAAATGTTTTTATCTTTATAAAGAGACTATTACTGATAAGAAAAAATTAAAATGTTTATTTTGTTTCCGCTTCATTGAAGAATTAAAAGAGGAAGCTAGGCTAAAAGAAAACTATCCACCTATACCTTCAGCACCACCTTTGCCTTTATAAATATAATCTTTATAATAATTAATTATTTCTTTTTTATTTTATCAATAATTTTTATCAATAATTTTTATCAATAATTTTTATCAATAATTTTTATCAATAATTTTTATCAATAATTATTTTTATTAATAAATTTTTTAAAAAATGATTTTTTTGAACTTAAATAAATATATGCATCTAAGTATCTTATTAAAAGAAATAAAAAACTTTTTAAAAATAATGTCTCTCACCTGTGAAAAATTTAAATCTAAATGCCTTATTTATGCTTCATGTTGTAATGAATATGTTTGCTGCAAAATATGTCATGATCAAAAAAAAGATCATTCTCTTAAAAATAAAAATAAACAAAAACTATTATGTTTGAACTGTGATAAAGAAAATCAATTATCGAATCAATGTACAAAATGCCATACAAAATTTAATAATAATTATTGTTCAGTATGTAAAATTTGGACAAATTTAGATATATATCATTGTGATAAATGTGAAGTTTGTCGCATTGGAAAAAAAGAATCATTTATTCATTGTGATAAATGTAATATTTGTTATTTAAAAGATACTATTCATCCTTGTGAAAATGTAATAAATAAAGATTTAACATGTCAGATTTGCTTTGATACAATTAACAAAACAGATGAGTGTAAATTTTTAAGATGTGGGCACACTATGCATTATAAATGCTTTGATATTTATAAATCAAAATTTAAAGGAATATTTCGTTGTGGATTATGTCAAAGATCAATATTTGATCCTTTATTATATGAAAAAGCATATGATAAATTAAAAGAGAAATATCCATACAATATTGAAAAAAAAGTGAACTATCACTGTAATGATTGTAATCATAATGGGGAACTTATGTATCATCCAGATTTTAATAAATGTATAGAATGTCGAAGCTACAATACGTTCATAATGAAGTAATTCAATAAGAATGTTTGGTAGATGATTAATGGCTATAATTTACATTTTATACATTATAAATTATATAAATCATGATTACATAAAATTTGTTGGAAAATATTTTTCTTTTTTTGACATAAAAAAACTTCTATTTTTTTATCCACACATTTATTTTCTACATCTTTTATGTAAATTTTATACCAGTTTAATAAACATACTTTCAATAAAGAATGAAATAATTTTTTATCTGAATCTTCATCAGTAATTTTATGACTGCATAAAAATTTGTTTATTTTTTTATAAAAAGAATATAATTCTTGAAAATAATAATAAATAATTCGAAATTTAAAATATTTTTTCGAATAAAGATCGATTTCTTTCTCATTATTTTGAATTAATATATATAAATAAAAATATAATTCATCACATTGATTCTGATTATCAAATAAAAATTCAATGACTATTAAATAAAAACGTATATATTTAATATTAAATAATATGATTTCAATTTCATTACGTAATAATTGATGGTCGCATGTTTTATTTAATAATAATTGAAGTTTTCTTTTTTGTTCTTTAGAAATAATAAAATATTGTTGTATAATAAATAAAAAATCCTCATTACTTAATTTTTTTTTGATAATATAATTGGTAATTTTTTCTATTAATTCATAATCATTATCTAAGGAACATATTTTTAATAAATTTTCATCAATATAAGGAAATTTTAAAAAATTATTTTTGGGTAAATTAGAAATATGGAATCGATCTAATGTGGGTATATAGTCGTCTATTAATTTTTTTTCATTCTTTTTAATTTCCATGATGCTATTTATATAAAAATTAAATCATCCAATCTAATTATATATTTTATTTTTATTTGATATTGATTCAATGTTTTTATTTTATTGGATATTTTCATTTATTTTTTTGTTTAATGTATTTATTGAATGTAATATTAAATCTTTTTTAATTATTTTTTATATAAAATATAATTATATAAATTTATATAATATAGAACTATGTCAGAAAATTACACTGCTTCTACTTCTAAAACTTATGATGAAAATGAATTACTATTACAAAAAAATAAAAATAGGTTTGTATTATTTCCAATAAAATATCAAGATATTTATGATGAATATAAAAAAGCCGAAAGTGCATTTTGGACAACCAATGAAATTGATTTATCTAAAGATAATAATGACTGGGAAACGTTAAATGAACATGAACAATCTTTTATTAAAAATATTATTGGATTTTTTGCCGGTAGTGATGGAATTGTTATGGAAAATTTAGCAGTACGATTCATGAATGAAATCGAAATACCTGAAGTAAGAGCATTTTATTCTTATCAAATATTTAATGAATCTATTCATAGTGAAACATATAGTTTATTAATAGATACTTACATTAAGGATAATGAAGAAAAAATAAAGATATTTAATTCTATTGAAAACATCCCATGTGTTTATAAAAAAGCATCTTGGGCATACAAATGGATTGAAAATAAAGAAGTTAATTTTGGCACTCGGTTACTTGCTTTTGCTATTGTAGAAGGCATATTTTTTTCAGGAAGTTTTTGTGCTATTTATTGGTTAAAAAAAAGAGGACTAATGCCTGGATTAACTTTTAGTAATGAATTAATTAGTAAAGATGAAGGAATGCATTGTCATTTTGCATGTTTATTGTATAGCTATATTCAAAATAAACTGCAGCCTCAAATTGTGTATGAAATTTTTGAAGAAGCTGTATCGATCGAAAAAGAATTTATTACAGAATCTATTTCGTGCAATATGATTGGTATGAATGCTGAATTAATGAAACAATATATTGAATTTGTAGCTGATCGTTTATTAGTACAATTAGGATACGAAAAAATATGGAAAAGTGAAAATCCTTTTGATTTTATGGAACTAATTTCATTACGACCTAAGTCTAATTTTTTTGAATTACGCGTTGGTGAATATGCTAAATCAACAATAGCAGAGAATAATGATCAATTTGAAATAGAAAATGATTTCTAAATTAAAAATATAATAAAAAAATTTAAAAAAATTTAAAAAATTTAAAAAATAAAAGAATTAAAATATATTTATTCTTATTTGTATAATAATTTTAAAATTTATGTTTTAAAATTATATCTAATGAGTCAAAAATTAGGAATATTCTTAAATAATACTAATGATGAAAGTAACTTTTTAATTAATTACCGTAATTATAAAAATATTAGAAATAATTTTGATTTTATTTTTATAATTGATATTGAAAATAAATTTGCTATAAAATTAAAAAATAAGATTAATTTACTTTTAGATAAAGAAAATGAAATACTAATGAAACAAAATAAAAAAAATATAGAGAATCCAATAGAAATTATTGCCAAAGAAAATAAAATTAAATTTTTTACTTTTGAATCTAATGATTTTATTGAAAAAATTATACATTTACAAGAAGAAATAATAGATCAAAATTTTGAAAGTATCACTTTTATACAAGATCGCTATATTTATCTTACAAATTTAGAAAATTATTTTCAACATGTTCATAATTCTAATTATGATTTTTATTGTTATACTGATTCATCCGAATTATTTTATCATCTTCAACTCTATATTTTTAGCATAAAACAAAATATATTTGAAAAATTTATTAATTGTTGTTTAAATTATTTTAAAAATAAAAAAAATTACGATCCTCATTCTTATATTTTAAATTTTTTGAAATATGTGACAGAAATGTTTATAAATCGATCAGTATTTGTAAAAGTAGCATATATAGATATTATTTATGATAAAAATATATTACTCATTGATCATAATTTTTACTATGAATTATTAGAAAATGATATTTTACCAATTATTGATGTTAATTTATTAAACAAATATATTAAACAATACGATAATCAAAAATTAACAGTAAAAAAAATACCACCCGATTTTAATATTTCTATTTATAAAGAATATGATGATTTAAAAGAAATGTCCGATGAAGAATTAAAAAAACATTTTTTAAATCATGGTCAATTTGAATGTCGTAAATATAAATTAAATAACTTTATACAACCCTTTATTATACATAAATTATTAGAAAAAAATAATTTATTAAAATATTATGATTTTCCAACTAATTTTGATTTATATGCGTATAAAAAATATAATAATGACATTAAAATATTCAATAAAATTCAATTGAAAAAACATTGGTTTGAATTTGGTTTTAATGAAGATCGCGTTATCAATGAAGAAATATATCGAAAACATCTTCAAAATAAAGAAAAATGAATATGAAAAAATATCCTAATTCAAAATTAAATTTTTATAATTTGATAATTTTGATATTTAGCTAAATAACCAAAAAATCTTTCAAGAGCATGTTCTAACATAAAATCTCTCATACCAGAGCAATTTGTTTTACACTGCATAGATAAATTATTTCCATAATTATTAGGATGATGATAGAAATGTTCTTTTATTTCATTTTGATTTAATTTTGGAAGATTATAAAAAATTCTATACCAATTAATATCTAATGAATCATTATTATTTAATTTATCATAAATAAAACGTATATTAATTTCATCTAATTTATCAAACACTTTAAATTTTGAATAAAAAAATGTTCCAGGAGCAAATTCTAAAAAACTATAATTTAAATCTTTCTGATAAGTATAACTAACTAAATAAGTTAAATAATAAAAATGATTATTAAAAAAATCTTTTTTATTTGTAAAATTAAATACATTATTACCCGTAATCATTCCAATATCTTTCTTTTGAATTATAGATAAACACTTTTCTATTTGTTGTTTATTTTTACATAAATTCGTTAGGATATTATTACGAAAACGATCATCTGTTTTTGTATGTAATTTCAAAATATGTTTATATTCTAATTTTTTATGTCGAATATATAATAAATTAATAAGAAATAATCCTACATCCATTCCTTTATTTAATGCTTTAATAATTGTACATGAAGGAAATAAATCTTTCATAATAGTAATATTTTTTTCATTCACTTCTTCTTTTACAATAACAATAAAAATATTTATATCCATTTGAATAAAATTAGCTAAATAATCTTCCATTTTTCGAAATGTTTGAAAATTACCAATTTGGAGAAATAAAGCGAAATCCTGTTTTTCACCCATATTTTCATATAATACTTCATAATATTCAGCTACTGTTAAATTTGATTCTTCGTAATTATAAAAAAATTCTGAATAATTAGATACTTGATTCTTGTTTTCATTCTTATTTATAGTATTATTTTTAGTAATTATTTCAAATTTATGATTATTATGTTTAATAATTTCAATATTATTCATATCATAATAGAAACTTAGAGATTTTAGTATATTTGAGTGAATATGTTGAAAATTAGTAGTATTATAATGTATACGTTTTTTATTTTCACTATAATCTTTGTTAGATAGTTTTTGAAAGGATTGATTATAGTCTGAATCAATAATCATTTCATTTGATAATTCATTTTCTTGATTATCTTCTATAGGTAAATCATAAATTTTATCTTCAAGAGATTCTGGAAAATAAATAAATTCTTTTTTATTTTCTAAGGATAACATTTTGTTATTTTTTATAATTATATTTTCATTTTTTAAAATATTTAATGTATAATACTTAGATAATAAATTTTTTATTTCACTATGCAGTTGATCAAAATGAATACTCATAATATATTCTTTTATTTTTTTAGAAAAAAATAAATTAATTATTAGTTATTTCTTATAAAATAATTTCATTTTTAAGTATTATGAGTAATAATATAATTGCCATATTTGCTTGCCATACAACATGTATAAAAAAATATGTCACTACTTTAAGTAATTTGTATAATATATATCCTTTTATAGATAATTTTATACTTGTTGATAGTAAACAAGAAAAATTAGCAAATAATTTAATAGAAGATTTAAAACACGATCCTAAATTCTATAAATCATTTTTGATCAGTAATGATATCTATTATGATTTTGGTAAATGGATTCATGTTTTATCCAATGAAAATTTAACTCAATTCAAACATGTATTATTCATTAATGATTCTATATTATTAACAAGTCAAGTCTCAAAATATTTCATCTACTTTAAAGACTTAAAACAAGATATTAATTTATTTGCATATAATGATTCATCTCAATTAGAAGTGTATCATTATCAATCTTATTTATTCATTATTAAACAAATAATTTCGAATAAATTTATTGATTTTTTTAATAGTAAAAAAGAATTTATAAAAAATGAGAAAACATTAATTGAACAATTGGAATTAAATTTATTAAAAATAGATCCTAAACATGATGCATATTTGAAAATTGCAGATAACTATAATAAATACAAAAATATTTTTTGGGAAAATGAAGAATTATACGAAAAATTAGTAAAAGAAAATACATTTCACTTATTTAAATTAAAAAAAATAAATGATCATTTTAAGCATTACCAATATGAAATTCGCCATTATTTACCTTTATTTGATAGAAATTATTATAGTGGTAAATACCCTGATTTATCTAAAGTTCCAAATTTAAAGAAACATTATTTAGAATATGGTTATAATGAAGGACGTTCATGTAATCCTCATGGTTTTAAAATAATTCCTGATTATTGTTCGAAGCATTTAAATGAACTTTTAGTGAACTCTTTCTTTAATATTCCTAAAGATTTTGATATTTATTATTATAAAAAAAATAAAAATTTAGTGTCATTATCAAATAAAGAGTGTATCCATCATTTTTTTGATTATGGAAATGATGATAATACTATATTTTCAATTAATAAGGATGATATTTTTCATTGGAACAAACAAAAAAATGACTTTTATTGTAAACAAATACAAAACTTATATCATCATGTAATTTCTCTGCCTGACGATTTTGTTTTATTTGAATATATGCAGCTAAATAAGAATAATTCTACACTATTGAATAAAGGATTATTAGAAATCATTCATAATTTTTACCGAAATAAAGAAAAATACTACACTTTTCAAAAAATTAGTGAACAATTTTCTATAGATCATTTTCGAAAATTATTTCCTTCTTTATCTTCTTCTTCAGAATATGATATTATAATCTTTTTTTATGAACAATTTAAAGAAAAAGAAATCATGAAACATTTACCACTTAATTTTAATACAATTATTTATCAAAATCTTCATCATGATTTAACTTATTTAGAAAATGAAGAGTTATTAAAAGATCACTACCGATTTATTGGTTTCTTTGAAAAACGAGAATATATAATGGCTGATTTTGATCCAGAAGCTTATCGTAATCATTATACAAACTTAAATCATTTATCGGATTCCGAATGTTTACATCATTATGTCACTAATGGATTTAAAGAAGGTAAAATTTATAAATTACCTGAAGGTTTTGATGTTATATCTTATCGTTGTTATTATTTAGATGAATTAAAAGATAGCACCGATAAACAATGTATAGAACATTATTTTTCAATTGGACATAAAGAGCAACGTAAATATAAAATACCAGATTCTTTTCATCTTGAAAACTACAAAAAATTATATAAAGATGTGTCTAATTTTAGTGATGAAGAATGTTTAAAACATTATATATTAATCGGAATAAATGAAAATAGAATATGCAATATACCTAAGGATTTTCATCCTGATGAATATAAAATTATTTTTCCTCATTTAGGTAATAAGACAAATGATGAAATTACTATTTTCTTTTTTGAAGAAGGATTTAGATTAAATCCAGAATATAAAATTGAAAGCGATTTTGATTCTGATTTTTATAAAAATTTATATGATGATTTATCTAAGTTAAGTAAATATGAATTAATAAATCACTATTATAATCATGGTAAAAAAGAAGGACGTATATATAAAGTTCCTGAAAATATAAGACTAGATTTATTTCGTGAATTTAATGAATCTTATAAAACATATACAGATGTTGAATTAATAAAATTATTAATAAATAATAATATTCTTAAAAAAAAAATAAACGAATTGCCAAAAAATTTTAATATTGATATTTATAGGTCGTTAAATCAAGATTTAAAGAATTTATCAAATGATGCTTTAGAAGAACATTATAAATTGTTTGGTTATTGTGAAAAAAGAAACTATGAAAAACCAACTGATTTTAATTATCTAGAATATCAACAAATGTACAAAGATGTTCAAAATTTAAATGAAAATGAAGCAATGATTCATTATTTAACTATTGGAAAAGAACAGAAAAGAATAGGTGAATTTCCTAAGGATTTTGATTATGATTTTTATCGAAAAATCTATCATCCAAAAAAAGAAATTGATAATGAAACAATTAATAATGAAGCAATTAAAAATGAATTTATGAAAGAATATCATAGAGAAAAAAGAATATACAAAATGCCCGATGATTTTATTCCTCAAATTTATATCAAATTAAATAAAGATTTAAGTAATCTTAGTCTACAAGATGCAGTGAATCATTTTATTGAGTTTGGATTTCATGAAAATCGTAGGTATAATATTGAATTTTTAGATGAAAACGAAATAAATAAAGAAGATTTACCTTTTGATTTTAATCCAGACAATTATCGTAAATATAATCCAGATTTACATTATTATAATGATAATAATTATTTAATAAATCATTATTTGACAAGTGGAAGAAAAGAAAATCGTATTTACAAATTACCTGAAAATTTTTCTATCGCAAACTATAAAAAATTTAATAAAGATTTACAGTCACTAAGTGATGAAAAAGCAATGGAACATTTTATAAGTTATGGCTTAGCTGAAAAACGACTTTATTCTATTCCTCCTCATTTTGATCATCAATTTTACAGGACGATTTATTTTTCAGAAAGTAATATGACAAATGAAGAATTAGAACAACATTTTCAAAATGAGGGATATTCTAACGGATATTTATGCAATATTCCTGAAAATTTTAATGTATATTTTTATAGAAGATTAAATGAAGACTTGAATGATTTAACAGATGAAGAATTATTATATCATTTTATACATTTAGGAATCAAAGAAAAAAGACCTTATTGTTAAATTTATTATATTTAATTAGAATATGTTTATACAATATTAATTCTTAATCAACAAATAATGCAGTCAATCAAGTTTATTAATGCATCATTTTTATACAAACTATAATTATGGAATCTATAATTATTCTTAATAATAATAATAAAAAAGATAATGACCGTGATAATTTACAAAAAACTCATTATTTAAATTATTTTGAAACAAATTTATACGATATACATGATAAAAAAATAGGCTCTTTTACAATTTGTGACGAACAGTTAGAAGTTATTGATAATAATCACAAAAATAAAATGAACCAAATAAATAATACAAATAAAATAAATAATACAAATAATACAAATAAAATAAATAATACAAATAAAAAAATTATTTATCAATATCAAGGAACAAATCATGAAAATATAAAAATATATGCAGAATTAAATAAAAATAATTTATTAAATAATTTACATAGTAGCACAGATTTAATTTATACTACAAAAAATAAGCAGAAAAATAAGAAACTAGTTGTTTTATATATTTATAAACATCGAAAAATTAATAAAAAATTAGTCTTTATTGATTATGCTTGTTCATTTATATATAATTATAATAATCAAAATTTATTATATTCTTTTTCTAAAAAAAAATATCAATATGATAATCAAATACAAACTTTTTTTATATGTACAGGAGGTTCTTCTTTTTCTAAAACTATCTTTTTATCTTTTGAAAAACATTGGTTTGATTATTATTTAATCCGTTATATTTTTCAGAAAATTTATATTCAACAAAAAGTATTTTATTTATATAAACATCAAATATTATCCATAAATAATAATTCACAAGAACATTCTATTATTCCGCAAGTAGAATATTATCCTTACCATGAAATTAATAATATGACTAATCTTACAATTATTAATAATCTACATTCATCTATTTATAAATTTAATTATGATGATAAAATTTATTATTTTGATAGATACACATTACATAACATATCTCACCTATTTCAAAAAAAACAAACGTTTATTATAAATAATGAATCATTTGAATTTATGATGGATACTTTTTCTGAAATAATTTTTGAATGTGAAACATCATTATCATCTTTATCTATCAAAAAAAAGGGAAATTTTTTACATATCTTTCCGTCAAATGAACTATCAAAAGAGCATAAGCTATCATCACTTATTAACCAAAATAAAGAAACTATTTATTTTTATAAAGATAATATTTATAGATTAAATGAAACATTAACTAAAGGATATTTTTTAGTTCATGAAGATTGGAAAAGTGTATGTACTCTAGATGAAGAAATTATTTATAAAAATAAAGAAAAAGGAACATATCAAAAAATAAATGAACATACATTGATTATTAAATGGGAAAAATGGGGAGAAAATATATTTCATCAATACCAAGGTATATATTATTCAGATAAACTTTTTTACCCCATTTACATAAATTATCATTTTTTATTATTTTTAGAATCTCAAAATTGTATAGTTAATCATCAATATCAATTACAATTTCAAAGTTATTACCCTTCTAATAAAAAAGAAATATCCAATAAAATTATTCTTCGTAATCAAAATAAAGAAGAAATAGAATACTTTATACAAAAGGAAACGCAAAAAAATAAAGATATCTATATTGTATATAATTCATCACTGCACTATTATCCATTTACATTTCTCATTAATAATCAATTGTATTTATTTTATTATTATGAAAATCAATTATTTCAAAATATGCACTTATGTAATTATAATAAAGAAACAGCTTATCCTTTCGATATTCATAAGCCTTTAGGTACTTTAGATTTTTTGTTTATTGATCATGATAAAAATAAAATAAACAGTGAAACATTTATTAACTATCAAATTAAACTTAACTTTTATGACGAACAACCTTTATCTTGTCTATTATTTCCAAATAATATAAATTACAATTATTGTTTATCCTTTCAGAATGTATTTATTCCTGTTTATGATCAAATATCTATTCATATTATTCATAATTCACTTTTATGTAATAAAAAGGAACTAATGATTGATAATGATAAAAAAAATAATATTGATAATAATCAAATTCCCTATTTTATTTCAAAATTTAGTAAAAATAATTTATCTTCTACACTTATTAATGAAGAATCATCGATCAATTATCTAGAAATTCATCATTCAAAAACTTTATTATTATATGCTAATAAATTAATAGAATGTATTCAATATCAAGATTTGCCAATTTATCTTGAAAAAAATATATATACATCCTTAGTTTCTGATAATTTTAATATTAAGTATTGTTTACTTGAACAAAAATGGAATAGTCATTTATTAATACAATTATCTAAATGGTATGAAATTTTTAAAGTAGAAATCAATGATAACTCTGCGAATAATTTAAATATTAGCATTACAAAAAATATACCAAAAAATATAGAATATTTAGGCACTATATATTTATATCTAACAAAGAAAATTCAAGTTTATTCAAAAGAAACATTTCAAAAACATTATTTAGCTCCCAAGCTTGAATATTACGCAAATTCATGCTTAATGAATTTATCTTCATCATTATCTAGTCAAATTTCAACAATATCATATTATCAAATTTTACAATATCCGTCTATAATTAATTTTAATTATCAAAATATATTTTTATTCATATTTGATTTTGATTATTTAGATGATATTATTCAAGATCAATCCACTATTTTTTATGAATATTTACAGAAAATTTCATTATTTCTTGAAAAACAAGAATTTAATGAGAAACATGAACAGGTGCATAAACAAGAAAAAAAAGAAAAAACACCAGAACAAAAACAACAACAATTTCTACTATTATTTATTTGTATAAATTATCAATCTTCCTCAAATTATTCAAAGCAAATTGATTTATTTATAAAAAATTTATCTATGTATTATCCTCAATTATTTTATTTAACTACAACAAAATCAATCAATACAACATGTCTATTATATGATATAAATCATTTATTACAAAATTTTAATATATATTCCTATAAATCTTTATATATTATACAATCCTTTCTTGAGGAAGTAGAAGATAAACAAGATATGAAATTTAATAATAAAATAGAAGAAGATTTTGATATACAAAAAAATTATCAACCTTATCAAATTTCTTCTCTCGAAGAAAATACTTTTTTTATACTAAAACAAGAATTATTGTTTTCATTATTAAATTATCAAATAGTATTGTATATTAAAAACAAATATGACTTTGTATATTTAATTCTAATATGGTTTTTGAAACATCAAAGTATATGGGATAAACTAGAAAATGAAAATATAATTATGAATATTAATTTAAACAAATTTTTAAAAATATTTTCTAATGAAAAGAAAGAATGAATCTTGTATTTCTTTCCTTCCAAAATATTTATTGTTTAACTTATTTATATTTTGAAGAAAATAATAATCATCTTTATATTAATGGTGCTTTATATTCTTTTGAAATAATAAATAAATATCAAATAAAACTATTTTCTTCTAGATCACAGTTATCTTTTTTTCTTACTACTTATGATAATATATTATATTTTGAGCATATACATGACCAACGATTTATCTATTTAGTAAATTTTATTTATCAAAAAAAAATAAAAAATATGATTTTAAATTTCAGAAATAATCAAACATATTCAATAACTGATTTTAAAAATGGCACTTTTGAACAACAAAATAATCAAATTTTAATTTATTGGAATGATAATTCTTTTAAAAATAATACAAATAATACAAATAATACAAATAATACAAATAATATAAATAATATAAATAATATAAATAATACAAATAATACAAATAATACAAATAAAGAATTATTACTATATTTTGATGAACAATCTTATATTTCTGATACTGTAGATAAAAATAAGTATTTTTTTTCCCATTCATTGTCAAAAAACAACCTTAACCCATTAAGTTCAATAAAAAATAGAAAAGTGACTATATTTATACACGCATGTTGGGCAAATAATGGACCAGACATTTTAAAAGATCAAATATTAATATTACAGCAATCGCCAATATATTCCTATATTGATATTATTTATATTGGTATAGTTGGATTAAAGCACGAAGATTCATCATTTTTATTAGATATAGATGCAGAAAATAAAATAAAAATTTTATACCAAATAGAAGAAATATATTATTATGAATTAAAGACAATTCAAGAAATAAAATTATATTGTGATCAACAATTTCATAAAAATGAAGAATCCTACATTCTTTATATACATACTAAAGGAGTTCGACAAGCTGGTAATCACGAAGTAATAGAATCTTGGAGAAAAATGATGGAATATTTTCTAATTGAACAAGGAATTTATTGCCTAAATAATTTAGAATATGTAGATGCGATTGGAAATAATATTATTAATGATTGTGGTGATCAAAAAGAAATTTGTTCAGTGCATCCTGAACATTGTTATCATTTTTCAGGAAATTTTTGGTGGTCGAAGAGTTCTTACATTCACAAATTACCATTATTACATATAAATGAAAAATTATTACAACAATATTATTCTGAAAATAATTTAAATTATCGTTTTCAGGCTGAAAATTGGATATTAAGTTGTAATGAATTACCAAAAGTTGGTATTTTATATCAAGATGATAGTAATTTACACCCTTATCATCGTTATATACATCCTATTTATAAAAACTATCCATTATTCTTAAAAAAATATGAATTAACTTTTTAAGATTTTTTTTGAAACCAATTTTATAAAAATTAATTTAGATTTTTATAAAAAAATAAACTATCTATGCATGGAAAATATATATATACTTACCCCAGAATGGTTTGATACTATTTATTTAAATTATGAAAATAAAGAAGCAATTAGAAAATTAAATCAAGATAAGGGAACATTTACAAAAGAAAAAAATAAATTAATCATAATATGGAATCAATGGGGTAAAGAAACTTTATTTTATTTTGATAATATTTATTATAATCTTGATAAAAATGATGAAATTAAAATTTTTCTAGAAAATGATTATTTTTATGATTATGCTATTTTAAATCCTAAAACGCAATCTATTTTTCTAAAAAATTATGAACATCAAAATGGAACATATAAATTTGAAGAAAAAAAATTAATAGTTCAATGGAATAATCAAAAAGAAGAAGATATTTATAATTCAATTAATTACGGTCGTTATTTTTCGAATGTTTCATCTGTATTAAATAATAACAATCAAGACTTAAAAGATATAAAAAATATTGCTATATTTTTTCCCCAATATCATGAATTTGAGGAAAATAATCATTTTTGGGGTAAAGGTTTTACAGAATGGACATTATTAAAAAAAATGCCATCCTATGTAAATAATCAACCTATTAAACAACCTTATGAAGAAATGGGTTATTATAATTTAAAAAATATTGAACATCGTAAATATATTGAAGCACTTGCAAACCATTATCAAATTCATGGTTTTTGTTTTTATCATTACTGGTTCAAAAATAAAAAAGTAATGTACGAACCTTTGGAATTAATGTTAAAAGATAATAAACCTGATGTTAAATTTATGTTTTGTTGGGCAAATGAACAATGGACAAAGCGTTGGGATGGTGGCAATAACGAAATTTTAATTAAACAAGATTATACTGATAATCAGGGAAATGAAGAACACTTTTATTATTTACTTGATTTTTTTAAACATAAAAATTATATTAAAATTGAAAATAAACCAGTATTTATATTTTATCGTATTGAAGAAAAAGACGCTAAGCATATACAATCAATCATCTATTTATGGAATAAATTAGCGAAAAATGCCGGCTTTCAAGGCATTTATTTCATGCGATTTTTAGGACCTTTTAATAATACAATTCACTTGGATGGATTAAATGGATATGTTAATTTTGAACCTGGTAATGTTTGTCAAAAATATTATGATACTATTTCTACTTATGATGAAGATAACATAATTTTTAAAAATAAAGATCATTATGAAGAAGAAGCCTATTTAAATAAAAATCAGGATATTCAAAAATTAGTAGATAAAAAAATTTATTCTTCAGGTCGTGATCATTATCAAAAAATAAAAGATTATGATGAAGGTAAAAAAAGAATTAGTAAATTTTTTGTATTTGATGGGCAAGAAGCTTATAATAAAATAATTGAAGAACCTAAAAAATATGAAGAACAACATAGAGGAATTTTTTGTGGTTGGAATAATTCTCCACGAAGAAATTTTAATTCAGATAAATTTCATAGCTATCCTCATTATTATAAAAATATAGATGTTGAAAATTTTGGGGATGCTTATTTATCTTTATTAAAAAAAATTAATAAGGAACCAAATAAAAAAATAGACTTTTTATTTATTAGTGCTTGGAATGAATGGAATGAACAAGCAATGCTAGAACCGAATCATATTGATGGATATAATTTTTTACATAAATTAAGTGAAAAATATAATTATTTTTATGAAAAAAAATATCATAAAACAATACTAAATTTTTCGCATAAAGGAGGTGGTACAGAAAAATATATGAAAGATTTAAAATATTTATTTCCTCTTTACAATATTATTGATGTTGATATAAAAGATATAAATATAAAAGAAACTTCAAAGCATTTTCAAGACTTAGAAAAAAAATATAGTTCACAATCTTTATCATTTATACACATTAATAGCTTTTATCAAAGTTCTCTAGCGACAACTTATGATTCTTTTTTTAAAAATCAATTTAAAACAATACGAAAAATAATTACTATTCACGATTATCAATGGTTATATCCAGATGATCCAAATATATTAACTTATTTATTTTCAAAAGATTCCATAAATCCTGAAAATATAAAAAAGCTTGACTATCTATTTTCATTATGTAATTATATTATTTTTCCCTCCTATAATATTTTAAAAAATTATAATTGTGTCATGGATATTGGAAAATATAACAATAAATTACAAGTTATTCTGCACAATGATTTAATTAATTACCATCAAAATCTACATATTCCTGTGATTCAAAAAAAATTACATATTGCATACATTGGTCATTTTATTCATTTTAAAGGATCAGAGATTTTTCAAGGACTTTTTAAGAAATATACTTATTACCAAGATTATGAAATTCATTATCATGTGTTTGGTTATTTATCTTATAAAGAAGAGAAAAATAAAACAAAGCATAAGCAATTTCATTATCATTATTCTTATGAAGAAAATGAACTTATTTCGATACTTAACGAAAATAATATTCATGGAGTGACACATTTATCTTTATTTGAAGAAAGCTATTGTTATTCATTAACTCACTCTATTAATAGTGGAAGACCTATATTATTTTTAAATCATGGTGCTTTTACCGAAAGATTAAAAAATCAAGAAAGATACTTTCCAACAACACTAAATAATATTCAAGAAAAATATGAATTATTTTTAGATTTTATTATTAAAAATCAGAATATTAAAAATTGTAATCAAATAAATCAGCAAATACAACCTAAAAAATGGTATCTCATGAATTATAAATAAAATCTATAGTATATGACTTTAAACGCGAATTAAATTTTTATTTTAATTTCATTTTAAATTTTTTTATTTCATATATTTACGGATATAATAAAATAAATTATTATTTTCTTATTATAGATGAAAATAATATCATTTTCAGCAAATAAAGCGGGATTTGCTTGTGCTGTTGCTACATCTATAAAAAAATATAGTGAAAAAATAGAATGTCCCACACAATTTTTTGATTATTTAGTATGTGACTTATCCGATATTAATACAATTTTAGATAAAAATACATCAATAAATATGTTGGATACCGTAGATATTCAACCATATACAAAAAAATCAATTGTTTCTTTTAAAAATTTTAATAATATGATAAGCTATCATGATTTAAATAATTCTTTTTCAAAAGAAGAATTTGATGAATTTCAAAATAAATATAAACGTAGATATGATCGTCTATTAAAATTAATTCAAAAAGAAGATATATTATTTTTTATTCGATATGGTAAAGAAAAAAAAGAAGAATTACAAAAAATAATAACAAATGTACAATTATTGAACACTGATGCTATTATTCGTGTAATTAATGTTTTTTATGATGAAACCAAATGCTATCCTAATGATGAAAATGAAAATATTATTTATATTAATTTTTACATGTTGGAAGATAAAAATATGATTTATGATTCTGATGATTATTATAAAACATTACAATTTAAATGGAATGTGGTATTTCAAGTTATTGAAGAATATACGAAAAAAATTGTATTTTATAAAGAAAAAAATAAAAATAAAGTATAAAATAAAAATAAAGTATAAAATAAAAATAAAGTATAAAATAAAAATAAAGTATAAAATAAAAATAAAGTATAAAATAAAAATAAAGTATAAAAATAAAGTAAACTATAAAAATAAAGTAAATTATAAAAATAAAGTAAATTATAAGAATAAAGTAAATTATAAAAATAAAGTAAATTATAAAAATAAAGTAAAAAAATTTAATTCAAATATGTTATAAATAATTTTAATTAATTTAATTTACAATAAAAATATCCTTGTTTTTTTATGAATCAAATGAAATATAAAATAATTCATCATGAATGGTCTGATTTTATTATAATTAATTCTAAAGAAAATACACTCTATCGTGAAAAAATACCAGAAGAGTCAGGCACATTTCAATTAATTAAAAATATTTTATTTATTAATTGGCACAAATGGGATTCTGAATATTTTATTTACGATCATGAAAAAGACTCTTCTATATTTTATAAAGTAGATAAGATAAATTTTCACGATAATTATTGGAATGATATTTGTTACATTGATAAATTTAATCAAAAAATTTATAAAAATTCTAGCTTAGAAGTCGGATTATTTGATTATTTAGAAGATAATGAACTATTTATTCATTCTTGGAATAAGTATAATTTACATCAATCTTCCAATTATTTAAATATCATTTATAATCAAAATTCAGCTATTGAACATAAAAAAATAGAACCTATAAATAATGTAGACAGTCCTTCAAATATACCAAATATTATTCATTTTGTATTTGGTTTTAAAAAACAAGATAAAGAATTTGAACTATATCGTTATTTAGCAATTAAATCCGCATTAGATGTAAATAATCCAGAAAAAGTATATTTTCATTATAAATATGAACCATTCGGACCTTGGTGGGATAAAATCAAACCCTATTTATTATTAGAATATACAGAACCTCCAGCAGAAATATATGGTAATAATTTATATCATTATGCTCATCAAGCTGATATAATTCGATTACAAAAATTAATTAAATATGGAGGAATTTATTTAGATATTGATACAATTTGTTTAAAATCATTCCAAAATTTATTAGATTACCAATGTGTAATGGGAATACAAAACAATAAAAATAAATCGGAAATGTATGGTCTTTGTAACGCTATTATTTTAAGTGAACCAAATTCCGAATTTTTAATTAAATGGGTTGATTTATATACTACTTTTCGATCTAAAGGTAGAGATATTTATTGGGACGAACATAGTGTAATTATGCCTTTAAAATTAGCACATCAAAATCCTGAGCTAATTACTATTTTAGAACCAGATGCTTTTTACAATCCTTTATGGTATAATATTAATGAATTTTTATTTAATCAAGATTACTTAATCGATAATTACAAATCATTAATTAATCATAATTATTGCATTCATTTATGGGATACATATAGTCACGATTGTTTATCTAAGCTTACACCAGAATTAATAGTTGAAAAAAATACATTATACAATATTATTGCTCGAAAATTTTTAAGAAACCAAATAAGCTTAGTATTTTTAACATATAATCGTTATGATATGACAAAAAAATGTCTTGAATCTTATTTACAAGTATTAGATTATGATTATATTGAAGAATTATTAATTTTAGATAATCACAGTGATTCATTTTTGGTGGACTATTTAAAACAATTTGAAAAAAATCACCAAAAAATACGTATTATTTTTTCTAAAGAAAATTTAGGTGTTTGCTTAGGAAGAATTCAATTATTTAAAGAAGTTAAAGGAGATATTATTGCTAGCTTAGATTCAGATGCTTATTTAGAATCACCTTTATTTTTTGAAAAAGTACGAAACTTATTATATGATGAAAAATATGGCATAATAGGAATTTCTGGAGCTTACTTAAAATCATGGACATTTGGAAATCAAAAAGACATAGATGAATTGGATGAAAATGAATATTATTGCCATCATATTGCTGGATGTTGTCAAGTATTTCGCAAAGATATGCATCTTTTTGGTTTTGAATTAGATCCTAATTATGGAAAATTTTGGGTAGAAGATACAGATTTATCCATGCAATCCTTATATTTAAATAAAATAAATTACCGTCTTTCGTCCAAGGGATTCATTAATCATAGATGGGGTGGAAGTGGTAAATTTTTTTACGATTTATTTGAAAAAAATTGGAATTATTTTGTAGGTAAATGGAAGCATAAAGTGCTTTTATCATTACCAAATTAATTTAGACGAAAATAACTTGAGTAAAAATAAAATATATTTTTTCAATAACTATGTTATGGATAGAATTATTTATATCTATCATAAAGATTGGAATGGCGAATGTGTTATCCAAAATGAAATTATCTATCGAAAAAATGATCCACAAGAGAAAGGTCAGTGCGAATTAAAAAAAAATAAACTTATTATTTACTGGGAAAAATGGGAAAGTGATAATTTTTTTTCATTTGATAACTATCATTTTTTAGATTATAATATAAATAATGAATATTTAACACAACAATATAATTGTTCACGTCTTCTTTTAGTATATAAGGAAATTATTCATGAAATAGTCGTTCAGTTAGACACAGATAATTATATTCATTTAGAAAAAAATACATCTGGAAAATATAAAATTCATAAATCCATTTTGTATTTATATCTAAAAAATACTATCATAAAATATAAACAATTAGATGATTTTATTTTTATGATACAGGAAAATCAACAAGAAAACATCTATTTTTATTTACAATTAGAATATAATAATCAAAATCATCAATATATTTTTAATAAACAAGAAAAATCTTTTTTTAATATAAATAATATTCACGATAATGGAAAATTTATCATGGATAATAATAATTTAACCATGAAATGGCCTAATAATGAAACTAAATATTTTTACTCAAAACATTATATTATCGAAGAGAAAAATAAAGAAGAAGAAACCAATAAGCAAAAAATAATTCGTATAATCAAGCCAACGCAAATTACCTTAGATGGTAAAGCACTTTTTAGTAATATTACATTACATAAAAATAAAATTATTTTAACATCTTGTTATTATATTTATACACCATGGAATTTAGATTTATTAAAAATTAAGATTCCAAATAATAAAATTCTTAAAAAATATAATTATATTTATGATAATTATGAAGCTTCCTTATCTATTATTATTGAATTAGAATATGTTAATTCAAACGAAAATATTCAAATAGAATATGAAGAAAATTGCTTTGAATTTAATTTAGAACAAATTGATTTAGAAGAAGCACCTTTTTATGCGATGACATTATTCAAAGATGATTATCCATTGTTAAAACAATATTTTAAATATTATCGTAATTTGGGAATAGATCATTATTTACTTTATTATAATGGTAAATTCACGGATGAATTAATTCAATTTATAAATGAAATAAATCAAGAACAAAATAATACAATTTATTTAGTAGAATGGGAATATGCATATTGGTGGCAACATACAAATAATCCAAAGCATCATCATGCTCAAACTATGGCAATTAATGATTCACTGCAGATCTTAAAAAATACATGTAAATATATTTTATATAATGATTTAGATGAATATATGAAAATAAATTATAATTCTTTTCAAGAATTAATTGATGAAAATAAACATATTGATGTATTTGTATTTAAATGTATTTTCTGTAAGATGACAGAAAATAAAATAAAATATAATGATTTTGCTGATTTTTATGATGAAAATAAAATTATTTTTGGAAATTATTGGGATAAATTTAGAGAAAAAAATTTAATTAAATCATCTAAAATAAATGTCATGGGTGTACATGATCATGTTGAAAAATTTCAAGATAAAAATGAATCCTTAGTAAAATGGAGCGAAGGTGTTTTTTATCATTATATTAATTTTGAAGAAAAATATAGACCTGAACTTATGCATCAGTATATATCTTAATTATTTCCATTTATATTGGAACATACAACATATTTTTCAAAATCAATACAATAATTATCTATCATATTTTTTAAATAATTATAAAATTTTATTAAAATATTTTTGTTAAAATATTTATTATTTGATTTTATAAAATCATATTTAAGTAATATATTTTTTATAGTAATATTAGTTGAATATACATGAACTTTATTTAATTCATTTCTAATTATAGTTAAATCATCATCAATAATTTTATATAAATTCGCAATTTCATGTTTATATTGAACAGATAAAATATTTTTTGCTGAATTATTATTTTGTATTCTTTCTAAGAATGATAATTTTTGAATTGGATTTAATTTTTTATATAATTCTTTTATTTTATTATTATTTAATCCTTGAGATATATTATTAATTCTTGCTATTTCATTTAATAAAATTGTATAATTATTTTTTTTTATTTTTTTTATTAGTATTCTTTATTAAATTAGTTTCTTCATTATTGGAAGCATTATTATTCTTCACTAATAAATTTTCTGAATGTTTGGTACCTTGTTTTTTTATTATTTTATTTTGCTTGATTTTTTGAGTATTGATAGAATTTAATTGTGTAACACTAAAAATAGTATAGTCTCTTTTATTATTTTTAAAATTAATTAAATTATTTTTATTAATTGTACTTGATTTTAAACCTTGGACTATACTTCTTGGTGAATATTTTGGAACATAAATATTTTCTTTGGTAAATATAAAAATATAGGACTTCTTATATTCTTCAGTTTCATCTAAATGAAAATTAGAACTTAAATTTAATTGATTATTTAATGAATTTAATGTTTGATTTGTAAAATTAGCAATATTATAATTAAATAAACTTTGCTTTAAGGGTTCATTTTTTATTTGAAAAACTAATTCGTATCCAATTTTTCCACCACCATATGTTCCTTCATTATTTTCATTTGTAAAACGTTTACGTTTACATGTTAAAATACTAATATCTTTTGTATTATTCTTATTTTTACTAAATTGATTATTCTTTCCATGTGAATTTAACATATGTTTTATAGTGTTAGTATTTACTTCATTAATATTTACTTTATTCATATTTATATAAATTCGAGTACGAACATTATATGCTTTTTTTATAATGGTTTTTATAGCTCTTAGATCAATACTTGTATATTTTTGTTTTGTTGCATCTGTTTTTGATAATAACATATAATGTATATTTTCTGATTCATCTATATAGTTTCGAATAAAATGTTGTAAATGTTTTTCACTACCTGAAATAGAATCTTGTGAGTTAATAATAATAATTGGAATTTCTTCTATAAAAGTATTAATTATAGGCTTAGCTATACTTCTAATAGAATTATTTAAATTATTTTCTGTATTTTTATATTTAAAATTATTATTATTGTATAAATATTGATTTTCATTTATGTTAAATAAAGCTATATATTTATCTTTTTTAGTAGTAAAATATTGAGTCATTATGATAAATTATATATATTATATAATTATATAAAAATTTATATTAAAGTATATTTGTTGTCTAAAAATATATATATAATTACTATGGTATTAGTGACATTTATTATACCTACAATTGGTAGAAAAACATTAGAGCAATCTTTAGAATCATTACTTCAATTAAAATGTAATAATTGGAAAGCAGTTGTATTATTTGATGGTGTCAAAAATAATATAACACATCATAAAAATTTTAATTCTCCTCAATTTATATTTTTAGAAATTAAAAAACAAGGAAATAAAGATATTAAAAATAATGCTGGAAAAGTTAGAAATATTGGATTTCAATTAATTAATGATCAACAAATAGATACCGAATTTATCGGTTTTCTTGATGATGATGATACAATTCATCCAAATTTTATAACATATTTAGAAGAAGAAAAAAATAAAAATAAGTTAATGGATGCATGTATATTTCGCATGATGTATCCAAATGGTTATTTTTTACCTAATAAATACCATACTAAAATTAAAGTAAAACAATTTGGAATTAGCTTTGTTATTCGAAAACAATATTTAGAAAAAAATGCAGTTCAATTTCAAAATCATCCTTATGAAGATTTTCTTTTTTTAAAATTATTAGAACAACAAAAATGTAAAATAGTTATTTCTCCTTACATAGTATATTTTATTCGAACAAATTATGTAAGTTGTCAATCCTATTTATCATCTATACAACCAATAATACAACCTATAATACATGATAAAAGTAAAGAATTACTACCTAGAATATTAATTAATTATTAAAAATAAAAACAAGTTTTAAATTATAAAAAAATATCCCTTCTTTTTCTATGGATAATAATTATTTAAATTATTATAATTATCAAAAATTATATGAACAGAATCCTTCTTTCCATATAATAGAATATTTTTCATTATTATTTGAGAATAATGAACAAAAAAATTCGAAAAAAAATAAATATTACATGTTATTACTTCAATATTCAAAAAAAATAATAGACGCATCATATTTACAAGAAAATAAACATATGTTCACATTTTTACATTTTAAAAAAAATATAGACATTTCGTTTATTGAACATTATTATCAACATTCAATAATAAATCAAAAAAGTTTATTACTAAACTTTCATCAGCATATGTATAGTATTTTTAAACTAACTGATTATTCAAAATTATATCAATTATCTGATAAAATAATTTTAACATCAAATTCTCTTACTTTAAAGCAAGAAATTCAATATTATAATTATAATTATGAAAATAATATTATTCAATTAAATAAAGATATTCAATATTTTACCAAAAAAAATAATATAAATATCGAATTATTTAATGATTATCAAAATTGTTCAACAATTTCTGCTGTAATTAATTTCTATCAAGATAATTTTTTACCCTTATTTCAAATTGAACACCTTGCTTTATTGAATAGTTTTTTTCGCTTTATTTATAGTAAAGATTATATTAAAAATCATTTATTTTCATGTGATTTATTTGATATTACAAAATTAAAGAATGATAATGATTATGTACAAGAATGCTTAGAAAATATAGAGGACTCATCTTTTTATAACATGTATATATTTCAAAAAATAATGAATCAAAAATATTTTATTTCTACAATCTTTCAATTTGATGATTTTCAATTTGAGTTAATAAAACAAAAATTACCGAGACATTTATATCAAAATAATCATAATTTAATGGTTTATTATTTGCAGAATTTTCAAAAAATTAATGTTATTATTAGTGAACAATTTTTTTATTATTTATATCCATCATTTGATATTACTTTTTTTACATTTTTTTACTTAACAAAAGATACTAAAATTGATCGTAATAACAACTTATCTATTTTTAATTATTATCATTATCATCGACATGAATTTATCGAAAATGAAAAACAATTTTATGATATATTTCCTTTTTTTGATATATCTTTTTTTCAAGATTTTTATTTTTACCTACAATTTACATCACCTAATGAATACTTAAAATATTATTATCAAAACCACGATCGATTATTTAGTAATAAAGAAGAGTTCTTATTAAAAAATCCAAATTTTGAAGTAAATTTATTTTTATTTTTTCAGCATAATTTTATACAAACTCATCCAGAATTTTCTATTATGAAATCTATTTCTTATCATTTATATCATCATATTTCATATATAAGCACATTAGAAGAATATCAATCTAAGTATCCTGATTTTGATATAGAATTTTATAAAAATTATTATGAATTGGACTTTTATACTGAGATTGAATTAGTTATGCATTGGGAAACTATTGGAAAATATAAATATTATGTAAAAAATATTGCCGAATTTATTCATACTATGGAACAAAATAATATTCAAAAAACATTAAATTTATATATTTATAAACATTTAAATTTAGATTTATTTCATTATACTGATAATCAATTGATATATTATTGGTTGAAAAATCATAAGAAGGAAAATCGTATATATAATATTGAGTTATTTAAAGAAAGATATCAAAAAGATTATCATTATCGTAAATACGACGAAGAAACAATAGTTAAATGGATGTATCGAGAAGAATTTCGTAAAAATAAAGTTTATTACATCGAAGAAGTATTAATTGACTTATCTTTTCCAAAGCCGCAACTTAATTATGGAATATCATTAATTATTCGTGCTAAAAATGAAGAAAAGAATGTTCGTTTATGTATAGAAAGTGTAATTAATTACGTAGATGAGATTATTTTTGTCGATAATGGAAGTCAAGATCAGACATATACTATCGCTATGGCATTATCTTCTAAATATACTAAATTAAAAGTATATCAATATAATATTCAGGTTAATAAAGTAGGTGCTGAACATTTACAAGCTTTAAAAAATAAGGATAAAAATACATTAGCAACATTTTATAATTGGTGTTTATCGAAAGCAACAAAGAAGATTGTATTTAAATGGGATGCTGATTTTATATGTATCCAACAAAATTTTCAAAAATTAATTAATCAATATGATTTACGAAAAAAAAATGAACATATGGCAATTTGGTTCACTGGATATACTTTATTTATCAATGAAAATAATTATTATATTAATACAAAATCATTTTACGATGAGTATCGTATTTTTTCTTATGAACATAATTTTAAATGGGAAGATGCTAATTTATGTGAATATACTGATCCCTATTTACATTCATGTAAACAAAAATATATTTTTAATGAACCCTTATTTTTTGAGGTTAAAAGAACCGAAATTGATGAATTCCAAGAAAGATCTATGTTAATAGATTCTCGTGATATTAATGATTATCAATTTTTAGAATCTTTACGAAATAATCAACAAGAATTAAATTTAGTGAATATTAATTCAAAAATAATCAATAAGAAAAAAATTATTGCTATTTTTACTCCTTCTTTAACATTGGGTGGAGGAAATCAATTTATTGTAAATATATATAAAAAAATGAGTATGTTTGGTTTTCATGTAGATATAATTGCTAATTTTTTACAAGATCAATCAATTGGTAATGAAAAATATAAAGAAATTAATAAAAATAATATCTTTACAACAAATCAACTTTCTTCACAATTTTATAAAAAATATGATTATTTATTATTTAATTCTTTTATTCCAAATGAATTCTTAAATCCATCATTTATGCGCAATTTTAAAATTATTTTTGTATCACATAGTGATGTTGCATATAGCAATTTTTTAATTGAACAATACCATCCCTACTTTTATAAAATTGTGACTGTAAATCAATACACAAAAATAAAATTAAAGAAAAAACTAAATATACCTGATTGTAAATTTCAGTTTTTAATAAATTATTTAGATAATACAACATCAGAAATGCTAATGAAAATGAAAGATAAACAAGAAGAAATAGAATATCAATCAATTCATTATTCTAATGCTCAAATAAGTGAACATTCTGATTTAGATAATGCTAATCAAATTCTATATTCTTCTAATTTATCAAATTCATCCAATTTAAATATAAAAAGAAAAAACTTTGGAGTTATTACACGTTTTAGTCACGATAAAAATATTGTAATGTTACTTTATTCATTACGCGATTTTTTTAAAGAACATGTATATTATAAATGCTACTTAGTTGGCTACGAATCGAAAGAAATACAAACTTATTTACAGCAAGTTGTTTCTTTCTTACAACTAGAACCTTTTGTACAATTTGAAGGATACCAAGAAAATACAAAAAAATATTATGATTTATTTGATTTTATAATTCTTCCATCTGTGTCAGAAGGTTGTCCTTATAATTTAATTGAAGCAATGATATATGGTGTACCTATTATTACAAGTAATGTAGGAGGTAATCATGAACTATTAGATGAAGATTCTTGTTTATTTATTGAATATAATGGAATAAAAAAATATGAACAACAACATCACTATATTCATAATTATAATGATCATTTAGAATTAATAGGATATATTAAGAAAGAAGAGAGTGATGAATTTAGTAGTCATATATCTTTTAATATTAATGAATTAGCTGTTATTCCTCCTTTTTTAATTAAACAACATATGACCTATAATGGTAAAAAATTAAATCACTTTCAAGATTATTTTAAAGAACAATTAAATATTTGGAACGAAAATGCCTATCAAATTGTATCAAATATACAAAAAATGGTTTATATTAAATCTAAAAAAAAAGAGGCTATGATTCAAAAAAATTATGAATTTATAATAAATGAATTTAATGAACAAAAATATATAAATGGTTTATTTACGCTATTTGATATATAATTTTTATTATTTTTAATTATGCCCTTCTCTATTTAAATAAATTATTTATATTATAATATATATTTACTATTTAATATATTATTATGGAAAAAAATTTTATTTATATTTTTTTGAATGAAGAAGAAAGAGACTTATATTTTTATGAATATTTATCCATATGCTCTTTATTTCATACACAAAATGTTCTTCAGTTATTTATTTACAGTTATAATCCATTAAATGGTCATTATATTCAATTATTAGAACAATATCATCAAATTCAATATAAATCGATATTATTACATGATGAAATAAAATTAGAGTCTAAATTATTGAAGCAATTGAAATACTCTATTTTAAAAGTTCATCATGGAATATATGTAGATAGTCACATTTTATTTTTAAAACCTATTGATTTTTTTTATCAAGAAGATCATTTTTTCTATGAACAATATATTATTGGGTCATTAAAAATAGAACAATCATTTGATTTACATAATATTGATAATTTTCAAGATTTTTTAAATAATCAATCAAAATTTAATAAAGAAGATATATATATCATAGATAATAATCATCAATATTTATTGGAAGAAAAAATAAGTGATTGGAATTTTGGACTTTATTTTCAAATTATTCGAAAAAAAAATTTAATACATTTTCAACTAGATGAAGAATATTTTAAAAAATATAAAATAATTGATCTATGTGATAAATATACAACCAATATTTTCCATTTTTTACTTATTTATTTATTTACTTTCGGTTCAAGAAACAAAAATATTAATAATAATATTAATAATAATATTAATAATAATATTAATAATAATATTAATAATAACTATTTTTCCCTTAAAAATTCTAAGTTAATCTATTTAAATTCGTTAAATCATGTTTATTGGATCAATTTAAATACATCCAAAGAAAGAAGAAAAAGAATGGAAGAATTATTGGTATATTTTCCTTGTTCAAATACAAGAATTGAAGCAGTAAATGGAAATGAAACGCTTCAATTACGTGATCAATATTTTAAAACAAAGTCAAATCAACATTCCTTATCTAATTCAAATAAAGAATATGCTATTATACTATCTCATTTACAAGCATTACAAACAGTAAAAAAAAATATAGATGATCGTTTAATACCGAGAAAATCAAATTACTCTTTAATTTGCGAAGATGATTTATCTTTAGAATTTATTGATTATTGGAATAATTCTTTGGAAAAAATTGTTCAAAATGCGCCCAATGATTGGGAAATTTTAATGTTAGGACATTTTACATTAAATCTTAAGTTCAATGATGATTACAGGCCATGGAATAATGACTGGAGTGCATTAAGTTATTTAATTAATCATCAAGCTCTCCATAAATTAGAGAAAATTCAATGTGCTCAAGAAAATAAATATGATAGCTTTGAAGATGTAATGGTTGCTGATAATTATTTATTTCGTACATTTACTACCTACGTCTATAAATATCCCTTCTTTACTTTTCCAGAAAATAATGATAGCACTTTACATCATGATCATGTTGCTTATCATGAAATTTATAAAAATAATAACTATTTTATTTTAGAAAATAAAAATAAATATTTTCAATAATTCATAAAACGAATCTGTGGTTCTACATCTAAATGATCAGGTTTAATTAAACAATAATTACCATGTATTCTTTCAGTATCTTGATAAGTACGTTCTTCAGTTCGATGCATATGTGTAGTAATAATATCATAAGCAGGATTATATAATTGATAACCATGGTTATATAAAACATTAGCAAAAATATTATCACAGCCTAATGTCCCGAATGAAAAATGAACATCTTCTAAATTTATGTCTAATGGTGCTTTAAATATCCATGAATCTTGCGAATCTGAACGTGGTTCATCAAAATGTCGAAAAATATCTTTTTTTCCATTATCTAATATTTCATATCGTAATAAACAATATACTTTTTTTTCCATAAATTTATTGACCAATAGTTCCAATGAATTATCAAAATAAATATCACTGTTTGATAATATTACATTTTCACCACATAAATAATGATTAATATATTCAATCGCTTTACTAAAATATAATTTTCCCTCTGAATATAAGGATACTTGTTTTATCTTCTTCTTGTTTCGTTTTATAAAATCTAAATTATAAATTTGATCATTTAATAATATAATCTGTTTTATATATTTATTATTAGCATTATAAATTAAAGTATCATTTAATTCTTTTTGTCTTTCAATATTATCAGATAAATAATAACAAGAAATAAGAATCATTTATTATAATGAAGGAATTAAAAATAATTTCTAAACGAAATAAGTAAAATATACAACATAAATAAAATAATAAAAATAAGTATTTATTATTACTTCAAAATATCAATATGTTTATTTTGAAAATTTTTTTCACTATACGTTAATAGAGGAATTATGAATTCTTTAATGAAGACTTATGTTTTATTTAATCCTAATTATCAATCATTTACTAATAAACAATTACTACTTCAATATAAAAAGGATAGTTCCAATCAAGATATTATAAAATCAATTGAAGATTTTGAAAAAAAATATATTCATTTTGATTGTGTATTTTATTTATTATTTAATAAAAAAGAAACCCAACATTTAATTTGTTTTAATACAATACAAAATACTCCAAAATATGAAAAAGAAAAAATATATGCTCATTGGTTACATTATGGTAAATTAAATGACTTAGTTTCTTCTAAAATAGACTTTTTACGTAAATTTCCAAGATTTAATATATCTTTTTATCAATATTTTTATCAATTAGAACAAAAAGAAGCAAAGATTTATTTACATTATCAAGAAATAGGTAAATATAAACAATATTTTATATCCAAAGAAGATATAATTCAAAATTATGATTATATGAATCACATTGAAATTAAACAAGAAAGTTCATTTAGATTAGATCCTAAATCATTTAATAAAACAAAATTTATAGAATTATATTTCCCCAATTTTTATTCTCAAATAATCTCCGAAATATTATTACCACCTAATTTTCATCCTATTACAGTAAAATCTAATTTAAATAGGATTAAAATCGCTCATGTTTTTGTACATTTTTTTCAAGTTGGTGGAGGAGAACATTTTGTATCTCAATTTATAAATATGACGCGAAATAAATTTCAACATTCTATTTTCGTTTCTGATGATTTAAATAATGAAACAAAAATAAAATTCAATGTTCCCATTACTATTTATCATTCAAAAGAAGAATTAAAAGAACTATTAGAATCATTTCATTTCATTATTGATCATCAATTATATTATTTTCCTCAATTTAATGATGTATTCGATGATCCAATATTTCAGTTTAAAATACTTCGTTTTATACATGGAGTAGATATTTATAAGAAAAATATAAAAGATATTACTGGATTTCAATATAGCATAAACTTATATGAAGAAAATGAAAAACATGAAAGTTGGAATAGTGTATTATCTTATAAAAATTATTTAGGAATTCAAAATTTAAGCCCATATAATCCAAAAAAAAATCCTTTTCAAGAAAAAATATATGAAGATCATACATTACCATTACCATCAACACCATTGATTAAAGTCTGCATTGTGGGCCGCATTGATCAACATAAAGTACCTAAATCATTTTTAGATCTATTAATTCAATTTGTGGAATATGATATGCATAAAAAAGGAACATATCTTTATTCTTTTTCATTTTATGGCAATATAGAAGACAATTATAAAAATTATTTTTTACATAAAATAAAACATAATCCTTATTTAAATTACCAAAATTATGTAAATCATGATAATATTTCTTCTATTTATGAAGAAAATGATATTTTAATGCATCCATCTTTAAGTGAAGCAGGTGCTACTGTTATTTTAGAAGCAATGAATTATGGATTACCAATTATTTGCCGAAAAAGTGGAGGAAATTCAGAAACTTTACAAGGTACTTTAAATTTTACTTGTAAAAATGATCAGGAATATTTTGATACATTGATTCATATGCAATCTATATTTAGTCCAACTTTTTCTAATAATAATAAAAATAATAATAAAAATATTAATAATAGTAAAAATAATAATAATAACAAAGATATTAATTTTAATTTACATCAATTTCAAAATATCAAGAAAACCTTACTTAATCACAATATAAAACAACAATTTTATCATTTAGAAAAAATTATATACCATTTAGAAAATAACCAAAAAAATAATGAGATCAGCTCTTATAATACAATACAAAATAAAGTTCATTACATATATGGCTTAATAAAACAAACAACCGAGTTTACTTTTCTACAATATATTTCTATTTATTCCAATATTCTAATAAATCAACCAACCCAGATTTTTATGCATTATATTTATGAACCTTATGGATATTGGTGGAATCGTATAAAACATTATTTACACCTTCAGAAAATTAATCAATCATGGTTTCCTTCACAATTAAAACATTATGCTCATAAATCTGATTATTTACGTCTTTATTTACTTTATCATTTTGGGGGAATATATTATGATTTAGATACATTATGTATAAGAAATCATTGTCATTTGTTAAATAATGAATGTGTATGGGGAATTCAGGAAAATTATCAAGATAAGTATGATCTATTATGTAATGCGATTATATTTGCTAAGCCGGGACATTTTTTTATAAAAAAATGCTTAGATTTATATTTACCAAATTTTAATGAAAAAGAATGGTGTTTTGCTTCCATGCACATTCCATCATTGTTGTATCAACATATTAAAGAAGAACATCAACAGAAAATAACGATATTACCATATTCTTCTTTTTATAGTCCTAATTATAACATGATGAATAAATTATTTCATGAAAAAAATCAAACTTTTCCTGAAGAATTAATTACCTATCATTACTGGAGTTCTAATTCATGTTCTTATACGGAAAATATAACATCAATTGAATACATTTATCATCATCCTTGTTTATTTAGTTCATACTTAAATCATATTAATCAACAGCTACATAAAATTTATTTTAAAAAATATTATACTCATTTTACATCATTAACGAATGATTTAGAATTGTCTTATTTTATTCATTCAGAATCATCATTAATCAAAAATAAATCAAATATTTATAAAATAGGAATTATTATGTATAATATTGATTATGAACCATTATTAATTGATATTTTAAATCAACAGTGTTTGCTAGTATTAGATTTTGAAATTTGGATCATTGATAATAAGTTAGATATGTTTATAAAAAAATATGATCAATTATTACAATTATTATATTATAAAAATATAAAAGTTTCTTTTTTGGAATTAAAAAAGAAATATCAAGAAGTTAAAAAAGAAGAATATGCTTATTTATTATTAAATACTAACCGAGAACATATATTCGTATTTAATCAGGAAAATATTCATATAAATACCAATAAAAATAATAACAATAATATAAATAATAACAATAATATAAATAATAACAATAATATAAATAATAACAATAATATAAATAATAACAATATAAACAATAATTCAACTAATAACAATATAATCAATAATTCAACTAATAATAAAAATATAAATAATAACAACAATATAATATTTTCTTTATTTAGTTTTATTTCCATGATGAAGAATATAAATAAAAAAGAAATATCATCCATTTTATCTTCCTATTTTTATAAATCTCATCAAAAAATTGAAAAAGAAAAAAAATATCATCTTATTTATGAGATTGAACAAGTATTTCATTTTTATTCACAAAATTCAAATTTTTCATGATAATTTCCATAACCATTTGCTACATAAGAAATATCACTTTTCATATTATTCTGATATGCTATCATCGGACAAATACAATATTTAATTAAGTCACTTTCACTATATACTTTATCAATTTCTTCTTTACTATTATATAATGTATTTACTATTTTATCTATATTATTAAGTTTTACAATATATGCCGTAGTCGTAAATCCGTGTAAAATACGTAATAAAAATGGATGCACAAGTTCCGCATCTTCTTTTTTTTCTAAATTAACACTTAAGTATAATAAATCAAAATGATTATCAAATTGATGAATAAGTGCTTTTAATCCTAATTCTAAATAAATTTGGAAATGTAAATCAAAGCAAACATCATCTTCTAATATTAAAGCATATTCATGATAATTTTTTAGTTCAGGAATAGTTTCATACTTTGGATCATAATTTGTATTATTTAACTGCTCTTGTTTCAATTGATATTTTCTTTGGATAGATTCTAAAAGTGAAATATGGCTCATTTTACAACCTACTGAACCTATTATGTATTTTTCATTCATTGGAGATAATAATAAATCACGCTGAATAAAAGAACAATGTTGAATATCTAAATTTGACGGTATAATTGCTTTAAAAAATTGAAAATTATCTATATTATGTTTGAGCATTTCTTGAATAATATTTTTTAATTTATCTTTTCGATGTGAAATATGAATAATGTTAATATTCATTAAATCTAATATTTGCTTGGAACATTTATGTTTTTTATCATTATAATAATTTAATTTCAAAGAATAATTTTTGTCTAATTGATTTTTATAATATAGTAAAGATTCATTAATATAATCTAAAATATTATCTTTTACATTATAATTATTTTTACTTTCGTGTAAAAATACTAAATATTTTAAAATTGTATTATGATTTAATTGTTTTAAATTATATAGATAGTTATGATATAAAAAATAATCAATTGAAAACGGTAATTGTACTTTATCTTTGATTAATAAACTTTTGGTAATTATATTTTTATTTATATCTTCATCATTATACTTACCATAATCTTTGTTATTACTTTTACTGTTCATAATAATATTATTTTCATCATGATTTATATTAAATGAAAAAATATCTTTCATAAGAACTATATTATAGTCATCAGAATTAATTTTAAAGCAATAATAAAATAAAAAAATACTGGGGATATACAATGAAAGTTTATTAATATGAATTTTTATAAGTAATGTTTCACATGAAAGTTTAACACAAAATTGAGAATAAATAAGTATAGATTCCAAAGAAGGATTAATTTCTGATGGTAAAATACATATATCAATAAATGGTGATAAATGATCAAAATCTAAATTACATAAAATATCTTGTTTTTTTTGTTGATAATACTTACTATTGTTTATATTTCCTAAGTTATTAATATCAGAATGATTATCATTACTATCATGATAAATATCTTCTAAATAAATTAGAAAATGGTATTTATCATTCATGTGAAACTGAATGATTTGTTTTATTGTATATTCAAAAAAATAAGAAGAAGTTGTAATTATAAAACAAAATGGATAGGTAAACAAAGGTTGATAATACATTAAATTTGAAGAATCATTATGAATAGAAGATTTATAGATTTTATTTTTATTAAAAAACATAGATATTAAATAACAAAAATCTTCTTCTTCTTCACTTAATTGCATTATCTTTTGAAAATAAGATAGGAATAATTGTTTATTTTTTTCAAAAATAAAAATAGAATGAGAAAAATTATTATTTTCATTAATTTGTATGTCGTTTTTATTTTGACTTTGTTTATATAATGTTAAAAAATCATATATTTGATAAGATAGTGTTAAAGAATACTTAATTTTTAGCATATTTAACATATAAAGATTTAAATAAATAATGGGCATATTCTTTTTTACGTAAGTAAATGGATCTTTCCATAAAATAAATTGATTATCATAATGCACATAATAATTTTGAAATATATAATACAAACAAATTTTTTTATTTAAAAAATGATCATTAACATTTACCAATTGAACTTTATAATAATTATAATTCTGGATTAAAAATGAAATATCATTATCCATTTTAGTTTTATTATTTTTATTTTTAGTACTATTATTTTCAAAATTAAAATCTTCTATTTGGGGTAAAAAAATATTGGTTGTAATAGATAAATAACTAAAAATTAAAGCAATAAAATTATGATTGATTATTAAATAGTCGCAAATTAAAAAATATTGAAGTAAAATATAATTTTTTTCAAAAATATCATGTTCTAATTGTTTTATATCTAAAAAAGAGAAGCTTTGAAGAAATTCATTATTTTCTAAAAAAGTTGTATCTTCACAAAAAATAAGTAAATATGCGTCTTCAAATGGTAAGGAAGATAAAGTATTGAATATATATTGTTCTTGATAATTATTGGAATCAATATATAAACCGATAATTTTTTTTTGAAAATTAATGAAATAGATCTTTTGGAGTATATATTCAATATCTGAAAAATGTAAATATTTATTGAAGAAAGAATTATATTGTATGAAATGATCATAAAATGGATAGATAATTTTTAAATTTTGACAAATTTGGTTCGATTCAAAAGATTCATTGTTATTTAAAATTTGCTGAAATTGATTAAAGTTTTCACAATTATTTACATTATTAAGCATATCTAATTCATGAAATTTATCAAAAAAAGAAGATTGTCCATTTTTTAAAAATAAATTCCATTGATTTTCTTCACAAAATTGGAGTAAATAAAAAAAAGATAAATATCCTTCCCAGGATGTAATTTTATAATCGATTAAAATATTTCTATTATGTCTATTAACTTTTTTTTCTTCATTTCTTTGAAATAAATTAATAAATTTATGGTGTATTCTTGAAATTATATTGGAAGATGAAAATTGATTGGAAAATACATAATTATATTGATTTACTGTAGAAATATAGGAAAATAATGACTCTGATATAAATAAACTTGGAAAAGTTAAATAATTCTTAATTATGTGAATATTTTCTCCTAAATAAATATAAGAAACATCTTTAATTTGTAAATAAGAGTCTAACGTTTGATAAAATTGATGAATTAATGGTATTTTACTTAAAAATATTAATATATTCTGAGAAGAACAAATTTTTTGTAAATAATAATTTACATATTGATTATGAATAAAAGGGACATAAATAACAACAATATTTTTGTACAATTCTTTATAAATATCAATATTTTCAATTGATAATATATAAATAACAAGGGGATGTTTTATTTGATAATAAGAATTTAAAAAGTTCAGTGTTTTTGATAAATGAATATTTTGATTTATGATAAATATGGTATCAATATGATTATCTAATATTTGAAAGTTATTGTTCGGAGTTTTATTATTATTATTAAAAATATGTCCGACAATAGATGAAAAAATAGAATCTTTACTATTAGATTTTTCAGAATGTTCTCTTGTAAATATTAAGGAATTTTTTTTATTAGAATTATTATTAGTATCGATTGATGAAGAATTAAAATTAGAATTTAAGCATAAGTCATTCTTAATTGAATTATGAGATATTACTGAATTATTTTCCTGTTTTTCTTCTTGTATATTTGCTTGTTGATTAATATGATAAATCATCATAATAGATACATTATCTTTATGTTGTAAATCAATAGAAGAAGTTTTTTTGTATTTTTCTAAATCAAAAGTAGGATATTTTGCATAAAAAGAATCATAATTATAAATGCGTTGTTCTTTTATTCCCTTTACCTTCCAATGAGCGTGTAATTGTTGATTATTTAAATTTCTTAAATCGGGATTAAATAATTTATAAATAGAAACTTGAAACATAAAAAATATATATTAAAAAAGGTAAATATATTAAATTATATATAAAATATTGTATTTAAATTCTTGAAAATTTAAAATGGTATAAATATGATAAAAATAAAACTATTTAAAGACATACCAATATTATATATTGTAAAAAGATTTTAGAATGGTCTAGTTTACTGGAAGTAGTACATATGGTATGAGAGTAAATCTTCCTACTCAATGATGCCATATACATTCTTCGTGTTATATTTCTGATTAGGGCTTAAGATGTATAAAACATTACTAGGTGTTAATTATTAAGGAATTATAACTATTAGCAAACGAAGCTGTACAACAGCTGTTTCTTCGAAATAGCACCTTTGGTGCTGTCAGGGGCGTACCTTATGGATGACGACGGGGTGTTGCTAACCCATTTATTCTAATTAAGAGAATAAATCCTCAAAACCAAAATTTACACGGCCTGAAACGGTCAAACCTTGTTAATTTTTATAGGATTTTGTCCCGTTTTAAATTTCCAAGGGTGTAAATAATAATTAATTATAAATTAATTTATTAATTTATAAATTAATTCATTAATTAATTCATTAATTTATAAATTAATTTATTAAATATATTTTTTATCTTTTTTAAAAAATATAAGAAATGGTACAAAATTTATTAGTGACAGGTGGCTGTGGTTTTATTGGGTCTAATTTTATTAATTATTATCATAAAAAACATCCCAATGTTCATATATATAATTTAGATGCAATGTATTACTGCGCAAATAAAGAAAATATTGAAAAATCTATAAGAAATTCAGATCATTATAAATTAATTGAAGGAAATTTATGTTCTTTTGATCTATTAAATCATATTTTAGATATTTATCAAATTGATACGGTTATTCATTTTGCGGCTCAATCTCATGTTCAAGATTCATTTGATGACTCCTTTAAATACACGCATGATAATATTCAAGGAACCCATACATTATTAGAAGCTTGTCGTCGTCATGGAAAAATCCAAAAATTTATTCATATTTCTACCGATGAAGTTTATGGAGAATCATTACTTTCCGATAATGAAGAAAAAAAAAATGAACAATCTATTTTATGTCCAACCAACCCTTATGCAGCTACTAAAGCAGCAGCTGAATTAATCGCCAGTTCTTATCGTCATTCTTTTAAGATGCCTATTATTATTACACGTGGGAATAATGTTTATGGTCCTAATCAGTATCCTGAAAAATTAATTCCTCGTTTTATTGAACAACTTAAAGAAAATAAAAAAGTGACAATTCAAGGGGATGGAAGCAATGTTCGAGCCTTTTTACATGCTAGCGATGTAGCTTCGGCTTTGGAATGTATATTGGAAAAAGGACAAGTAGGGGAAATTTATAATATTGGAAGTGATGATGATAAAGAATATACGGTACTGGAAATTGCTCATATGCTTATTCAAAAAATTAAAAATACGACAAATTACGATGAACATATCACTTATATTGAAGATCGTCCATTTAATGATAAACGTTATTATATTAGCAATGAAAAAGTAAAATCTTTAGGATGGACTATCGAAAAAGATTTTGTAGAAGGTATTGACGAATTAATTTAATTTATAATATATTTTTTTGTTAATTATTTAATTAAAATATAAAATTTAAGCTACATAATCTTTATATTTTTCAGAGTCATCATCCTCCTCTTCTTCATAATCATCATAATCAGGAAAAATATCAGGAAATTCTTCATTCGTTTTTACAAAAGCATTACGTGTTGGAGCATATATGTCTTCAGAATTTAGAGCATTTTTTTCGCGATACAATGTTGGATCAATCCATTCTTGATGAAAATCAATTAATCCAAGATGTCTTCCACAATAATATTCTTGTGGAACATAATCTGGGTTCATTATTTCAGTATCATCGAATTCAACATCTTCATCTTGAATACACGTAGCGTTATTCCAAAAATGAAAAATTAGACGTTTTAATACATCCTTATTTTCAACATATTCTTTAATACATGTTAAAGATTTTGCTTTAGTAATAGAACGTTTAATTTCTTGGAATACATTATGGTATTTTTTTGTTAAGTCCTTTTCAGAATGAATAAATGAAATAGTTTTTTCAGGATCTTCATAACCTAATACTTTCATTAATGAATCATTTTTCGAATTTTTTAAAGTTAAAGTAATTTTTACATGATTGTAATAATGAAAAAATTCAATTTTAAAATTTAAATCATATGAAAACATCATTTCATAAACAAAATCGTACACTTCAAACGATAAATCAATACTACTGTTTGATTCACCAAAAGCAGCACATGCTATCTCATTTTTTTCTAGTGAAAAAAAACCAGAACCATACTTAGCTTCAAAATCAACCAATAGTTTAAAAATTTCGTCATATACAAAATTACGTTCGGGATATTTATCTTCCAGTTCCTTTTTTTCACGTTCTTTTCTTTCTTTTTCCAAAGCTTCAGCTTTTTCTTTTTCCAGAGCAGCTTTTTCTTCTGCTTCTCTTTTTATTTTGTAATTCGCCATTTCCCAAGCATAATCTTGGAGTTCTTGCTCTTCTAGAGCTTCATAATATGCATTTTCTTCTGATGTATCATGAAAATATGACATGTTATTAGTAATAGGAATGAATTATTAGAGATAATTTAAAAAAATTATTTGTGCTTAGTTTATGCTTCTAGAAATATATTTCATTTTTATTTAGAGAAAAGATATATAAAGAATATTTTATAGAATTTTAAATATAAAAATGTTAAAAAATACACTTCATTTGAATAAATATAAAAATAGAGATATTTCTCAAGAATATCATGAAGAGTATCAATATTTAAATCTTTTGAAGGATTTGTTGGAAGAGGGAAAATTAGAAGAAGGACGTAATGGAAAAACTATTAGAGGCGTAGGAGCGGCTATGCACTTCTCATTAGAGAATGGTAAAATACCCGTATTAACTACCAAAAAAACTGCTTGGAAGACTGGAACGCGTGAGCTTTTATGGTTTATTAAAGGTCAAACTGATAATAAAATTCTTACCGAACAGGGAGTTGGAATATGGAAAGGGAATACTACAGTAGAATTTTTGGAAAAATGTGGATTAGACTATGAACCTGGTCGTGGAATTGGACCTATGTACGGTCATCAAGCTCGCTTCTGGAATGCTGCATATACTGGATGTGAAACGGATTACAGTGGACAAGGAATTGACCAATTACAAAAGGTGATTGACGACCTTAAAAATCCTGAAACAAGAAACTCCAGACGTCATGTAGTGTCAGTTTGGAATCCAGAACAATTAGACCAAGGTGTATTGAATCCTTGTCATATTTTATATCAATTTGTTGTGACCGATGGTAATAAACTTAGTTGTTTGCTTTATCAACGCAGCTCGGATGTCCTGCTCGGTAAACCGATCAATTACATATCGTATAGCATATTAACCTGTATAATAGCTAAGATATGTGACCTTGAACCATATGAGTTTATTCATTACGGTGGAGACGTTCATTTGTATGACGATCACGTGGAACAAGCAAGAGAGCAAATAACACGTGATCCTTATCCATTCCCTACATTAGAAATTCTAAATAAGAGGGATAATATTAACGATTATGTGATTGAAGATTTCAAACTTCATAATTATCAGTATCACCCAGCAATAAAAGGGGTAATGAGGGCATAACTTCGTCTGTTTTTTTTTCGGTAAATTTGTAATTATCAAATAGTATTTATAGGGTAATAGAATAAAAACACATTTTATAAAATAATAAATAATTTTCGTTAAATTTTAAATATTTATATATATCTTATTTTATATATAAATAATGTCACTAAAATTTTTAGTATATGGAACACAAGGTTGGATAGGAAATAAAGTCTATCAACATTTAAAAGAAAATAATCATGATGTAGTTTCGGGAAACGTACGTGTTAATGATGTTAAAGCATTAGAGCAAGAAATTTTAGAAGTAAAACCAACACATGTTATCTCTCTAATTGGACGTACTCATGGAATCTACGAAGGAAACTATATAGGAACAATTGATTATCTTGAAAAACCTGGAAAAATCTATGAAAATGTGAGAGATAATTTATTTTCACCCATGGTCTTAAGTTTCATGGCACAAAAACATAATTTTCATTTTACTTACCTTGGTACAGGTTGTATTTTTCAATTTGATGAAGATCATCCTTTTGGAGAAGAAATAAATGGCTTTACTGAAGAATCTTTACCTAATTTTTATGGATCCTCTTATTCCATTGTAAAAGGAATGACGGATCAATTGATGCATTTAGTAGAAGATAAAGTGTTAAATGTGCGTATTCGTATGCCCATTACAGATGAATTTAATAAACGTAACTTTATCACCAAAATCACGACCTATGAAAAAGTATGTAGCGTTCCTAATTCCATGACGGTTCTCAATGATTTAATTCCAGTCATGATTCATATGGCAATGGATAAAAAAACGGGAACAGTAAATTTGACAAATCCAGGATTGATTACTCATAATGAAATTCTAGAAATGTATCGTGAAATTGTAGATTCTGAATTTACCTGGAAAAATTTCACGATTGAAGAACAAAATGAAATTTTAGCATCGGGACGTTCCAATAACTTTTTAGATACAAGCAAATTAGAATCTTACGACACTACTATAAAACCTATTAAAGAATCTGTACGAGATATTTTAATACAAATGAAAAAAAATAAAGATGAAAATACTGAATCGCAATCACAACCATCTTCGGATCATGTTTTTGAAGCTTGTAATTAATTATAATAATCAAATGATACATTTAGAATATATATATTCTTTTTGTATTGAATGAATCATTGCTCTAAATTCTGCTACGTCATTAGGATCAACAATAAAAGCATCATCTAAGTTTTGGTTAGAGATGAACGTATCTTGAGGAGACAACACCTTGGATAAATATTTATTGATTATAAGAAGATCAATAACATCACGAGTCTCTTCCCAATAATTAACTGCTTGTTGAACGATACATTGTGTCTCCCAAATCTTTAATTTCAAATCTTCCCAATCTACTTCAAGAAATGCAGGAAGCAAATCTCGAGGGGGACATTTAAGATCTCCTCGATGAGCATCTATCTTTTTCTGAAGACTAGGAGCAAGGTTAGTTTTATACCTACTCATTTTCTGAACAGTACGGAAATGAGACATATTTTATCGGTTTTATTAGAAATAAAAATAAAAAGTTATTATTAATTAATTATAATTTTAATTAAATCTAAAATAAAAAACGTGTCAATTTTTATGATGGTTTCTGTAATAAAGATGCTTCTTGAACTGGAACATTTTCATGTTCTCCAAGTTGAAATAATTTGCGTAACGCTTTTTTTGTTTTTTGATCAAATGATATTTTATCATGTTTAATATGGTAATATACTAATAAATCACCAAATGTATCTTTTTTATTCTTAAACGGTAACCCTTTCTTTTTAATAACTAAATAAGATCCATCTACAATAATGGAATCTTGAAAATAACGTATATTTTCTCCATTTACATGGTTTAATTCCACATTTTTACCCACCAAAGATTCCTCTAAAGATATTATTTGATGATATACTAAATTTTTCTGAAAAACTTCAAAATACGGGTGTTTATCTAATACAAATTGAAAAATTAAATTCCCGCGATTTCCATATTCATCTTCATGACCACTTTGTGGAAATATTTTCTTTTCATTTAAGTCACATCCTTCTTCAATCGTTATCATAAAAGAACGTTCTTTACCAACTACTTTTTTCCCTTTACATGATTCACATTGTTTTTTAATTATTTGTTTATGTCCTTGACATTGAGGACATACAGACTGCATACGCTGCATCATATTGGGACCGACCATTTTTGTTTGCTGAATCATTCCCATTCCGTGACAATGATTACAATTTCCAATATCTCCACCTTGACCATGACAATCACTACAACGTATGTTTAACATTATGGAGACTTTCTTTTTTGCACCAAAATATAATTCTTGTAGAGATATATTAATTTTTAATAAAGAATCACTTATTTTCGGTGTTGGACGTGATGAACGCCGACCATTATTGATAGAAAAAAATCCATCATTAAAAAAAGATTCTGCTGATCCAAATTGATTACCGTTAAAGAATGCTTCAAATAAATCATGTGGATTCATTCCAGCACTAGACGAAGAAAAAGAAGATCCATGAGGATTTCCTTCTTCATTTCCAAATTGATCATAATTTCGTTTTTTTTCATTGTCACTTAACACTTGATACGCTTCCGATATTTCTTTAAATTTTTTTTCTGCTTCATCCTTCGTTTCTTCTTTATGTTTATCTGGATGCCATTTAATAGCTAATTTTTTGTATGCTTTTTTAATTTCATCTTGAGAAGCATTTCTAGATACTCCGAGTATTTGATAATAATCAGAAGACATTTAAATGTATCTTTACTATTTATATACTATTTATTTTTTAAACCTTTTTACTTTTATTAAACAAAATATAATAAGAATAAAATTTATTTTTATCATTTGAGTATTTTTATTGAAATTATATATTTTTTACAATTTTTTGTACAAATAAATAATATGTGTGAAAAATACATTTATTATTGGAAAAGAATTTATTTTTTTCGATACGAATATTTTTATTAACCATTAATCCATATAAAAAAAACGAAACTCTAGTTTTTTTAACGGTATAATGTAAGATATGAAATATAATTTATCAGTCTTAGCAATTTTCAAAAATGAAAAATTAATTTTACGACAGTGGATCGAACATTATTTACGAGAAGGAGTAGATCATTTTTATTTAATTGATAATGGATCAACAGATAATTACCAACCAATAATTCAAGATTATTCATCTAAAATTTCTTTAGTTAAAGATAGTCGTCGTTTTCCTCAAGGAACACAGCAATATTTATATTGCAATACTTTTATGTTAACTGCTACGCATGAAACAAAATGGCTGATTGTTTGTGATATAGATGAATATATTTATGCTCGTAATGGGTTTCAAACAATTCCTGCTGTTTTAAATCAATTACCACCAAAAGTAGATAAATTATGGATTTTCTGCAAATATTTTGGAAGTAATGGGCATAAAGCGCAACCTAAAAATATCATAGAATCATTTACTAAGCGTTCAAAAATTTTAATTAATAATATAGGCATGGGAAAAGTAATCGTGAAAGCTAAGAATCTAGCAGAAATACAAACAGCAGGACATATGGCTTTATTACGTGAGAATGATAATTATTACAATTGTAATGGTAATTTATTAGAAGGATATGATTTTAATGATAAAAATTGTGCTTCTTTGAATTTACATATGAATCATTATATGCACATGTCTGAAGAATATTATCGAACAGTTAAATGTGTTCGAGGAGGAGGGGAAAGTGGAAAAGTTCATAAATATACTATGGATTATTTCCATAAAAATGATAAAAACTTAAATCAAATAGTCGATGATGAATTAAAAAATAAAGTTTATCATCATTCTATAAAAAAAAATAATAAATAAAGTAAAATGGTATTGTTATAAGAAACATTTCCGAAAAATAACTAATCAACAAATACAAAATATTGTTCCTACAATTCTGAAAATAAATACAAATTATTCGGATAATTTAGTACCTAATCAAAAAGAAAAAATTTCAAATGTACAAATATTTAATTTACAAAGTGAAATAAATGATTATTATATCATTGAAAAATAAGTCTAATTAAATATGATTTAATATTATTATATAAATTATATATAGTAATTTAAGAAGCATGTTTCAACTATCTATTTTATCAATGTTTAAAAATGAAGATATGATTATTGAAAATTGGTTTCAACATTATTTAGAAGAAGGTGTTGAACATTTCTATCTAATTGATAATGGTTCAACTGATAATTATGAAGAAAAAATTAAAAAATATCAAAAATATTATACATTAGTAAAAGATCCTACAAGATTACCATCTGGAACGCAAACATTTTTATATAATAAACATTATTTACATAAAGTTAAACAAGAAACAATATGGTTAATCATATGTGATATAGATGAATATATATATGGACGTAATGGTTGTATTAAAATTACTGATGCTTTGAATAAATTACCATCAAATGTTGAAAAAATTTGGCTACCGTGGAAATGCTTTGGTTCTAATGAACGCAAAATTCAACCTAAAAATATAATTTTTTCTTTTAATAAATGTAATGATATATATAGCCACAAAAAAGATCTAGGTTTTGGTAAAACAGTACTTAAAACAAAGCATTTAGAAGAAATTCAAACATGTGGACATATAGTCAAATTAAAAAAGAATAATGTTTTATATAATGCTAATGGACATTTGTATGATGATTTTCTTTTTTCATTTTCTAATAATAAAATATTGAATTTACATTTGAATCATTATATGCTTATGTCTGAAGAATACTATCAAAAAATAAAATGTACTCGTGGAGGTGGTGAAAGTGGAAATGTTTATAAATATAGTATGAAGTGTTTCCATGATTTTAATAAAACATTAAATAAATTGACTGATAATGAGTTAATTAATAAAAAAAAAATAGTATTGAAATTAAAAAATAATCATCCTCATAAATCAAATGAATTAATAAATAATCAAATAAAAAATAAATTAAATTTAGTAAATAATAAAGGTCAACATAAAGATAATAAACAAGTTAAACAAATAAAGCATTTTACACTTAATACAAAAGTTGAGCAAAATCAGCAGATTCAAGAAGATAAACAACAAACGACACGAAAACAAAACTGGTATGCTTTTAGAAAATTTTTTAAAAAAAATAATGATAACAAAAGTATAATTTGTATAGAAAATACGTTTATTAAAATAAATGAAGAACACTCTTCTAATTTAGATGATACTCAAAAAATAAGAGTGTTTCAAAAAATGATCTTTCCATTAATTTATGAAAATAAAAGTTATTTTATCATTGATAAAAATCCGATTGTAAATAAATTAACAAATGTAATACTATAATTAGGAATATTCTTAGTATAAATATTTAATAATAATAATTATCATTATTAAATAAATGTGAAAATTAAATTAATTAAAAAATAAAATATAAATCCTAAAATTATTTTAAGATAATTGTTCCCAAAGTTCATCTATTAATTTATATTTTTTACACTTATCAACGTTCAACCAGAGATCATGTTTCAAAAGTTCATTTAATTCTTTCCTAGGAATAGATGTGTGATTACGATAAATATTTGTAATATTGTCCATAAATTCTTTTAAATTTTCAAATTCATCTTCAATCTCACACATCTTACCCCAACAACCACTACTTAATTGATGAATTAACATGTAAGCATTAGGACGCATAAAGCGCTTAGTAGCGCAAACAGACATAATTGTCCCAGCAGAAGCAGCGCATCCTTCAATAATAGAATATATAGGAACACTACATGCTTTAATCATATCTACCGCATTAAAAGCCGAAAAAATACAACCACCATAAGAATTAATGTGAAGATAAATAGGAATGGGTTCAATATTCATCTTAAAAGCAAGACTCTTATTTTCTTCTTCAGCTTCTTTCAGTAATTCTCCTAATTCGTAAATACTGTCACGATTAACTTCACTGTAAAAATAAATATGATTATTAACTCGGTCAATCTTGGTATCCTTAGCTTTTTTTCCACCTAATAACCCCTTCAACCCATCCAAGCCCAGTTCCAAAGGCATTCCTCCTTCTTCATTGTCCTCAACCTCATTATTTTCATCACATCTAGTTCTATTTCGACTAGGCTTGTGAATAAATTCGGTATATTTGCGTTTTCTGGTTACTAGATTGTAATTCATGTTTATATTTTATAGTATTACCTATTCTTTAAGTAAGAAAATATTTTTCTAATAAAGGAAACAAAAATAAAACAAAATTGATCATAAAAACAAAATTAATCATAAAAACTAAATTGAAAAATATATTTATTAAAAAATGTTTGAAATGATTTAAAAACGTATTTATTAATAATAATAGTTATTGTCATTATTTTATAGAAAAATAATAAATTATTGAAAAAGAATCATGAGTAATCGAAGATTTAAACGTATATTAAATGAAATTAAAGAACTACAAAATTCATCTGCGTTGTTTGATGAAAATGGAATCCATTTTCATTATGAAGATGACAAAATGGATAAGCTTTATCTTATGATTATGGGTCCGAAAGATAGTCCTTATGAGTTAGGCTTTTATTTTTTTGAATTAGAATACCCCGAAAATTATCCAATGACGCCACCTAAAGTGACTTATCAAACACAAGGTCTATTACCATTATATAGTAAAAAAAAATCAGCTCTAACATATTTTCAAGTTCGTTTTAATCCAAATTTATATACGAATGGTAAAGTCTGTTTATCTATGCTAAATACATGGGCAGGACCCGGATGGGTTCCTACAAATACCGTGACTAATATTTTAGTGGCTATTCAAGCCCTTGTTTTAAATGATGAACCCATGCGAAATGAACCAGGATTTGAACATTCATCTGAACATGATATACGTGCTTATAATTTAATTATTCAATATGCAAATTTAAAAGTGGCTATTTTAGATCAAATTAAATTAAAAAATTTAGGAAAATTTGAATGTTTTCGTGAAAAAATAATTTCATTGTTTCTTGATAATTATTCTAAAATTTCTAACTTAATTGATCAATTCCAACCTATTGATAAAGATATTATTCAATCCCCTGCTTATGGTATGACTTTACAACTAGATTATGAAAATTTAAAAAACTATTCTAAAATTATGTATTATAAATTATTGTTAGAAAATCAAATAAAATCTAGTGAAAAAACGAATGATGATGTAGAAATAAATAATTTAATAGAAAATAGAAGTAAAAAATAGCAGATCAATAAAAATCATTCTTTATTAAATCGAAATTTCGTTTTTATTTTTATTATTTTATTAAAAATTATATTCTTTATTAGTATATAATTATGAAATATCAATACAATTATATTTCTTTAATAATTATTTTAATTTTAATTATTTTCCTTTTTTTTATGGTAAATAGAATGACAATTATTACTGAAAATTATACTGGGTTAAAAACAAACTATTTTTTTGATAATTTAAAAAAATATAATTTTACTTATGATGATCAAAAAAATATAACCTACTGTCCAAATAATAATAACTCGAATCAATGTCTTACCAAAAATTATAAATTACATTTTAATTCCCCCGAATCCGTAAAATTAGTGAAGAATAAAGTAAAAACCTCATCATTACTACAAAAATATGGTATTCCTGTCCCCACATTTGTAGTGGTGAATGTTCAAGAACCTTATCCATTAGTAATGAGACAACTGCAAGAAAATAAAATTCGTATTCCTTTTGTAATTAAACCAATTAATGGGACTTTTGGCATTGATGTCCAGAAAATTGAATCACAAAATGAATTTTATCAAATACTTACTAAATTTAAAAAAAAATATGAAGATATGATGGTTGAAAATTTTTTTGAAGGAAGTGTATATCGAATATTTGTATTTCATGGAAAAATAATTGATATTATTAAAAGAGATAAACCCTATATAGTAGGAAATGGTTATGATAGTGTAGAATATTTAATTAAACAAAGAAATCAAAATATGGTTGATAATGGATTTTTTGAAACCAAAAATTTGAGTCTTGATTATATGGAAAAACAAGGATATACTTTACAAAGTATTTTACCAGATCATCTAAAATTATATATCACCAATGTAATTAACATGCATAATGGAGCATTATTAGAAAGAATAAATATTTCTAGTGTTCCAGTGAAAAATTTAGATTTATTTATTAAAGTTGGTCAAATATTAAAAATTAATTGCTATGGCCTTGATTATATATCAAAAGATGTCACAAAGCCTTTTGAATTTGGACAAGATGTAATATTAGAAGTAAATGGAACACCAGACACGGAGATACATACTAAAATTGATGAATATGGGCCTTTATTTTTTGAAAAAATTGTAAAAAATATATTTTAACTTTCTAGTAGATTATAATGAAATTATTATTCATTAAATTATAATTTACAAAATTATGTAATTTTATTTATTTAATTTATTTAATTTATTTTATTTATTCATCAAAAAAATAAAAAATGATTTAAAAATGAATCTATACATATAATATAATCATTAAAATAAATATGCTTTTCTGTAGTGAGTGCGATAATAAACTTTATCCAAGTGAAGAAGATAATAATTTATGGAATAAATGCCTAGACTGCGGTTTTCGAGAAAAATATGAACATGCTGTTGTTGAAAAAAAATTATTTAAATCAAATAATCAACAATTAAGCGATAATAATATGTATTTAATTTATGATAATACATTACCTAGAACAAAAGAAAAAGAATGTCCAAATAAATCATGCAAGTCCCACAACAATCCTAAAATACAAGAAGTTATATTTATTCAAGATCCTGTTTCAGTGAAATTAACATATATTTGTGTAAATTGTAATGTGGAATGGAAGTATTCTTAAATTTTATTTAGTATTCTCTCTTATAATAAATATTAAAAAATATTAAAAAAATGAATTTTTATTTAATTTAAATAAATATTCATAGAACTATTTATAATATATATTATAGAACAAAATGGCAGAAGAATATGATGATGATATTGATAATTACTCAGATAATAATTTAGAATTTGAAGATGATATAGAAGATCAAGAACAACAAAATGAAGAATCTAACTTTAAAGTAATTTCATACCAAGATGTTATTGAAAATAGTTCTAAAAAAGAAAAAAAGACAATTCCTTATTTATCTAAGTTTGAAAAAGCACGTATTATCGGAAATCGTGCACAACAATTAGCCTATGGCGCACAACCTAAAATAAATACTGAAAATTTATTAGATATATATGAGATAGCAACAGAAGAATTAAAACAAAGAAAAATACCATTTATTATTCGAAGAACTTTACCAAATGGAGTACATGAAGATTGGCGTATTGAAGAATTTGAATTTGTTTAATAATAAATGATTAAAAAACTATATTTTTTATTTCTAAAAATTTTTTTAATTTTTAAATTTATTTAATTTTTAATTTTTATCAAAAAAAAAATATTTTTTAATTTTATTTTTATTTTTTATTCATTTAATGTGCAAAAATGTTAAAAAAATAAAATATCAGTGACGTTTCAGATTTTTAAGAAAATATTTTTAATTTCTATTTTATTTTTATCATTAAAATATTAATTAAAATAAAAAAATTGAAATTTTTTACCAAAAGAACTTAAAGACTTTGTTATTATAATAACTATAAACAATGGAAACTCAAACGAAAACAACTACCCCCAAAACCAGCAAAGCTGGAGCAAAGAAAATCGCTACTAAGAAAGTAGCTGCTGCTGAAGAACCTGCCACAGCTGAGCCTGTTCAAGAACAAGCTGCTGTAAATACTGAAAATGATACCCAAGAAAATAACGACGCAAATGAACAACTTGATATGTTTATGCAGAAGTGCAAAGACTTTATTAAGCTTTCCAGTGAAATTGAAGAAATGACCAAGACTACTTCTATTCCTTCTAGCGCTAAAGATTTTACTTCTTTGGTGACTAAGCTTCCCAAGGTATATGCCTCCATGCAATCTGCTGTTCTTGGTATGTACTCTCAAACTGTTCTTTCCCAAACTAAGGAATTGAACAAGAAGCAAAAGAACAAGAAGTCTTCTGAAAATAAGGATACTAGCAACTCTCATCTTTATAAGGCTATTCCTTGTGAAGATTTCATGAGAAACTTTATTGTTGAGACTGACAAGTACTCTGATAAGGAGGCTCCTAACAGAGATGAAATCTCCAGAATTGATGCCCAACGTGCCGTTTATGCTTGGATTGACAAGCACTATCCTCGTGATAAGGATGGCAAACGTCCTACCATTGAGATTACTGGTGAATTGAAGACTTTGTTTTCTCACTTTGAGAAGGTGATGAATGCTCGCTTGAAGTCTATGAACGAAGAAATCAAGAAGATGGAGAAGGCTAAGCAAACCGTTCCAAAGAAGCTTCTTGATGCTCGTGATAAGGTCCAGAAGCACATTGACCAAAAGAAGGCCAGCAACACTTTTGTTCACACCAACGTGATGGAGTACAATAGCTATGGCTTCCCCAAGGATAAGCTTTGGTAAATAAAAATCAAATAAAAAAATAGAAATTTCTAAAATCAAATAAAAAATAGAAAAATTAAAATCAAATAAAAAATAAAAAATTTACAAAAACGAAATAAAAATTATCGATATATTTATATATATCAATAACCATTTTTATATTTAAAAATATTTTTATATTTAAAAATATTTTTTAATTTTAAAACTACTTGTTTTAAGTAACAATGTATCTTCGTGATATTCTAAATAATGCTTTATTGGCACATATAAAAATTCCTTTAAAGAAGAAGAGCTCCATTCTATTTCTATATTATCATATTTATTATTAATAAATAAGGTATGTAAAATATTTTTAACAGATACATCATATTTCATTGATAAATCAATAATATTTGTACATTTTTCTTTTATTTTTTTTATAATATATATTTTTAATTCTTTTTCAATATAATCACGAAAAATTCCAAATAGTTCTCCTTCATGATTTTGAAATTGGGAAACATTTAATTTTAGATGAAATATATTATCTGTTTCTTCTTCTAAAATAAATAACCCATAGATATAAATATGAATATCTATATATCGATCAAAGCCAAAATGAGAAGTTTCATGAAAAGATATCATCTAACTATCCTATAAAAAGATAACTTTATTACTAAGATAAACTTAATTAGTAATAATCTCAAAAAATATGAATATACAATTAGAATAAATAGTTAAAAATTATTTTTATATTACAATTCATTAAATGTAAAATAGCATTCAATTTTATTTTCAGAAGGTTTTTTACTTATATCTTTTCTTTTTTCTTTCTTTTCTTCTACTTCTCTTTTATTGGTACAAATATTAAATGTTTTCCGATGATATTGCGTAATACCATGCTTTTTAATAGCATCTATGTGATTTTGAGTTCCATATCCACTGTTATTTACTAAATCATATTTTGATAGATCGGTAAATGATTGAACTAAATTTTCAATATAATTATCTTTATATGTTTTTGCTAATATAGAAGCACATGCAATACTTAAATAAGTATCATCTCCTTTTATAACACATTCATGTTCAATAATTTCATCATTTTCATCAATAAATTTTCGAAAACGATTACCATCTACTAATATTTTATCAATTTTTGTATGCGAATTAATTTTTTTAACCACATCATGCATACCTTCAAGAGTAGCATTCAGAATATTTATTTCATCAATTACATTATTTGATTTTTGAATTACTTCATAGAATAAAGCATGTTTTTCAATAAAATCTTTTGCTAACATTCTCTTTTTTTTAGATAATTTTTTAGAATCTTTAATTACAATGGTGTCATTTCTTTTTTTACCTTCATTTTCTTTATCAATTAATTCCTGTATATTAATGGGCAAAATAACCCCAGCAATAAATACCGGTCCAAATAAACAACCACGTCCCGCTTCATCAATGCCTAGTTCTATTTTTGATTCATCTTGATATGGTAATAAATTCATTTTTTATTAATAATTGTCTTATTTAAATTGTATATAATTAATCCAATTTATTTAAATAGAAAAGAAATCATTTTCTACTTTTTTATTATTATAATATTTTTGTATATTTACTTTTAGCACAACATCCATCTTTCATACAACTTTCCATGGGAGAACAATCACTATCTTTGCTACATGGCGCTTTCAAACCACATTTTATACAACGCTGACTTAAACATAAATCTTGATTTTGACAAAATTGATTTCCGTAACAATATTTATTACCAAATGATTCAAGATAGTTTTTTTGTTGATTCATATATAGATAGTAAAAAATAATTATAACTACTATTAAAATTATAATAAATGCAATAAATTCTTCTTGAGACATTTAATTATATTATATATTACATAAAAATATAAATTATGTTATAAAATTTGTAAGAAATAAAAATAAAAGTATTATTCTTAATTTTTTTGTCAAATGAAAAAAGATTTAAAAAAAAATATTTATTATTATTTAACAATATTTATAAATATTTTTATTTTTTTTTAACATAATATATCAAATGATTTTAATTTTGAATCAAATAAAAAATATTATTCAAGAAGAAGAAAAAATAAAGCAAAATTATATAAATTTATCCACCAAATTACGCACATCTCCATTATTTTTATATAAAAATTTACATTTTTTAGAAAATCGATTATCACATATATATACTCTTCATTTTCACTTTCATTCTCATCACATTGCTATTTTTATACAAAATATTCATTTACAAATAATGAATTCTAATTTTATAGATAATAAATTTACTAAAACATTATGTGATCATCTATATTATATTACTCAAAATTGTAAAAAATATTTTGAAGAAATGAAAGATCACTCATTAGAAAACATAGTTAATTTTATTCATTATTATTTGTATGTTTTACGAATAGCGTATTTTACATCCTTTGATTTATCTTATCTAAAAGAATTAGAATTTTTATATGATAAACTAACATTTATGTTAATACTTGATTGCTTTGATTAATACTTTATTTTATTTATACCTTTGGGCATATCTAAGTTAAATTGGTTATAAATAGTAATAATATATAATATATATATTAAATATATATGAATTTACAAGGTAAAGTAATATTAAAAAAAGATTTAATTTTATATCATACCAGTGATGAATTATTTAGTGAAAATAAAAATAAGTTTTTTTTATTTTGTGTATTTCATCCATCTGAATGGGATTGTACAAATGAGTATATTCATCATATAAAATTAAAAAAAGATACTATATTATTTTTTATGATTGATAATTTTTATAAAACACGTATATATTCATCATTAAATAAACTTGTCAATCATACTAATAAAAATTTATCAAAAATAAATAATAATCAATTAAAATGTTATGCAAATATTTTAAATAATAATAATTTCGATGGTTGGTTCTCATCTATTGAAAATAAATCAACTATTGAAGTAGCTTTATTGAATAATAAAGATTTATTTGAAATCATTAAGAGTGAAAAAATGACACGAAATTGGAGAAATGCGAATAATCTAAATAATATTATTACACAAAAAAATTGGGGAAAAAAATATTTAATTTATACTAAACAAATACCTGTAATATTTAAATTACCTTCTAAATATAAAAAAATAATAAATGACTACATGAATTATGGAATAGAATCTAAATTTCCATTTGAATTTATATTACAAATTATTTTTAATAATGCAGATTTTTATTATTATGATATAAATAATGATAATATAAAATGGAATTGTTAAAAAAAAATTTTATAAAAATGTAAAAAAATGATAAATAATTATTTTGTTAATACTACATACACAAATATTTATTTAAAATAGAATTTATATATTTAATTGATAGTGAATAAATGAATCATTCTATGAAGACTATTTTCTTAAATTATGTATATCAAGATATAGAATATACTTATAAAAATCCAGAAGATAAAATAAAAATTATACAAGAATTGAATGAATCTTTATCAGAAATTTACATATTATTACATCATAATATCATTTTTGAAAAATATTCTGTTCAATCAATTATTCAAATTATTTTCACAAAGATAAAAAGAAGCTATCATTTTCATATGGAATTATTGAAAAAACCTATTTCTAAGAATATAAATATGGAAAAAACAATGTTTAATATATATGAATTATTTATGTTTTATTTCTTATTACTTCCAAAAACTAAAAATGAAATATATGATCAAAGCATTCATTTTTATAGTTTTTTTTTAAGATTTGCTTTCTTAACAACAAATAGTAAATTTTATCAAGATCAATTAACAAATATTTATCAATAAATATTTACTTAGATGATTCCGTTTCTCCTTTCCACCCTCGAATTCCATTTTCAAATTCTACAATATTATAATAACCTAATTTATTTAATTTTTTAATTAATTTTTCAGAAGCATCACAATCTTTGTTATAACAATAAACAATTATGGGTACTTGTTTATTACTTTCTTTCATTTTTTTAGCCCTGACTATTTTTTTTATTGTGGTATCCGTTACCATTTTATTATAAGGCAAGTTAAACGCACCTTTAATATGTTTTTTATCATAATATTCTTTGGGTAATGCATCAATAACTATACATTTAGTACGATGTTTTTCTACAAAATCATTATCTACATGACAGATTAATGGTTGTGTAAATAAATCTTTTTTCCATTCTTTTTTTTTATCGTTCCAATAAACAAAATGAATATGTCGATTATATACTTTTCCACTTAAACTAATGTAAATTTGTGGGCATTGTAAAAAAATTCGAGCATTTCCTTTACTATCTACTTTTGTCACACCAGAATTAGGTAAATTTCCGTATGCATCTTCAAATTTTTTCAGCGGACTTGTTAATAATCGTTTTTGAGCACCAAAATAGAAAATTGTACTATTCGGTTTTAAACCATGGATTTCTTTGGAAGGAGATCCTTTTTTATGGTAATGTTTATCAGTTTTAGGTAAACGTTCATCAATAAATTTTTGAATATGTGCTCTATAAATACCATTTTTCACTGGTTTTTCTTTGCAGGAAAAACAAGCTTTCATTCTATATAATAAATGAAAATATTTTTTTCTTAATTAGAATAAAAAGAAATAAAAAGAAAAAGAATAAGCGTAAGCGTAAAAAATATACACATACTAATTTTGTAAAATTATCTACGATATAAATTACATTCTTTACATACTTTATCCGGACCATCATGAGGCCCACAACCTGAATAATCATATTCCCAATTATGATCACATATTTCATATATAATATCCTCTATATGTTCAATATCGTGTCTGCTTTTTTCAACCATTTTTAAATAATTAGACATTTCCGTATATTTTTGAATACGTTTTTGTTTATATTTTTCTAATTCAAGAGAACGATTAATTTTTTCTTCTAATTTATTATTATTTAATGTATCTTCCTTGTTAATACTTTTTTGTTCATTCATTTGAAAAACACCAGTATCTTGATCTATACTTAATGAATTTATATATTGGTTCATATAATTAGGGTATAGATTATTATTTTTAGTTTCATGAGAATAATTTTCAGAAGATAAAGAATTTATATCTAAAAATAAAGAATTATGATTCATATTATCTTTGAAATTTATTTTATTAATTATAGAATTTATGTGTAAAATTTAAATTTACTATATTTTATTATTATATTTTATTACTATATTTTCTATTTATATTCTTTTATTTTAGAATAATTTAACTTTGAGCACATTGTACTTGTTCGCCGTGGGGTATTTGTCCTTCATCATTATCGTCATTCATATGTTCCTGTAATTCTTCTATTGTTAATGCTTCATATGATTCTATATTTTCATTATTTAGACGTGTGTCATGATCAAAATCAAATAATTCACGTAACAATTTTTGTTCAGATTCATTAAATTCTCTACATTTTTCAACTTCAAATTTAATAATTAAATCTCCTAATTCTTGATTTTGAAGATGTGGTAATCCAAGTCCAGAAATAACACGAATTTCTTCATTACATATTTGTCCTCTTGTAGTAATATTTATTATTTCACCATTAATGTGAGCAATTGAAAAATGAACTCCCAATAAAGACGTGCCAAATTTTATTTTCTTTTCTAAAATTAAATTATTCTGTTGTACTTTAAATAAATCATGATCTTTTACTTGAATAATAATCATTAAATCACCTTGGTCCATATTTTTTTTAATATTGCCAACACCTTTTTTTATCATTTTAATGGACTGACCGCATCCTTTCGGTACTTCAATAGTTATTGTTTTTTCTTCTTCCTTATCGTCGTTCATGATCTTATATGTAATTTCTTTTTCTAACCCTTGATATCCTTCTTCTAATGTTATTTCAATCATATGCTGAATGGGAGGTGCTTTATTCCCTTGACGGTTCATGTGTGGAAAAGGACCTCCTCCAAATCCAGGTGGTATTTCACCATTCATTTCAAAGAATGTACCTCCCATGGGTGCACCACCACCATGTCCAAAGAATTGATTAAAAATATCAAAGGGATTCACACCATGACCAGATGAATGACCTTGATCATTATCTAACGCGGCTTCTTTTCCAAAGCGATCATATATATTACGTTTTTCACTATCCGATAAAATGCCATAAGCTTCAGATATTTTTTTGAATTGTTCACTATATTCTTCCTTCTTATCAATAGGAGCCTTATCAGGATGATATTTAATAGCTAATTTACGATACGCTTTTTTAATTTCTTCTTCGGAAGCATTTTTAGAAATGTTTAATATATCATAAAAAGATTCACTCATATTTATTAATTGGTATTTATTATAATATAGGTAAGTTTTTATATTCAAAATGAAAATAAAAATAAATAAGGTATATAAATAGGATAATAATAAAGAATTTGAAAATAAAAGAATATGAAAATAGAATAAATAAAAATACAAAAATATATCATATATCTACATCCTACCTATTTCGTGCTTCTTGAGCGATTCCTTCAACATTATCTATTTGTGATTCTAAGTCATCAATTTTCGATTCTAACTGTTGTATTTTTTTATCCATTTTTTGAACTAAAGCAGCTAAAGATAAAATCTTATTATTTAATTTATGTATAATATCCGTTTCGGATTCTTTATTCTCTGTTACGTCCATATTATAGTTTTATAGTATTCATTAAATTACATGAATAGGTTCTATTAAAAAATAATTTCATTTTTTAAATATTATTATATAACATTATATTAGTATAACGATGCATAAAATTGCATTTTTATTTTTGACAATTGATAATCCCCATTTTCCAAAATTATGGGACTCTTATTTCAGAGGAAATAAAGAAAAATATACATTATACATTCATCCAAAAAATAGGGAAAAAGTAACATGGAAAAATAAAAATATTATTAAAAATTTACAAGAAACTGAATGGGGCTTTATAGTACATGCATACATAGAACTATTTCGTGCTGCGTATCAAGATCCCGAAAATCAGAAATTTGTGACCATTTCTGAATCAGACGTTCCTATTCAACGTTTTTCGAAGTTTTACGATGACTGTATGAGTGATAGTCGATCTTGGATTAAATTTAAAAAAATTAAGAATTATAATTTGAAAGAACGTATTAATAAACAACCTAAAAAAGATCGACCAAAGCATTTTATTAAACATTTAGCACGTTTTTGTTTAAATCGGGAACATGTGAAACAACTTTTACAAAAAAATAAAGAACAACAATTGGAATTTTTCTACCATATGCACGTTGGTGACGAATTCTTTTTAAGTGTTTTATATCCAATACACAATGTAAAAAACTTTGCGGTAACATATGATGATTGGAATTATGTAAATTTAGAATTACAAAAAATAAAAGAAAAAAAGAAACAACTCTATGAGCTTCAAGAAAAAAATGGTAAAAATTATAGTCAATCCTTAAAAAAATTACAAAATAACTACAATCAAATTGCCAAAAATCCAAAATCAATTACAAATGTTCGTGATGACTTGCATTTTATTAAACAATGTCCTTCTTATTTTTATCGTAAATTTACAAAAAAAAGTAATATAGCAGATTACTGGAAAGAAATTATTCAAGCACATTCATAAATTTTTAATTTAATTTAATTTAATTAAAGCTTTTATAGTTTAAATCATGAAACATTTTCATGATTTATTACTAATGAACCAAGATAATTTAGAAACTAAAGAAGAAGGAAATACACCTTGTAGTCCTACATCTATATACATTCATTATCCAAATAATGAATTAAAAGAAATATATATACAACGTTTTCAAGAAAAAAAAATAGTACAAATAGAGTCATTTTTAGCTCCCTATTTTGCGGAAGATTTATTTAAAACAGCATTATTGGAAAAAAAATGGAATTTAGCTTCTGGTTTTGGTAAAATGAAATTTGAAAAACCATTAGAACCCAAATTTGAAAATGCCAATCAATTACAAGTAAAAAATATTAATTTACATTTTAAAGAAGATGAATTTACGTATATGTTTCATCGATCCATGAATAATAAAATTCCTTCACGTATGGAATTTTTAATAAGACAACAACTTAGTTCTCCTGAATTTCTATCTTATATATACCAAATTACCAATATAAAAGTCACGCAATTATCAACATTATTTTTATCCAAATATAAATCGAGTCACTTTCTTGGCCCACATTCTGATAAAGGGAATGGGAAATTAGCTTTTGTATTGAATTTAACTAAATTTTGGAAACCACAACATGGAGGTATATTACATTTTTTGAGTGAAGATCGCAAAGATATTATTGATTCTTATGTTCCAGGATTTAATAATTTAATATTATTTGAAGTACCCGAAGAAGAAGAACGACCCCATTTTGTTTCGCATGTTAATCCATATGTAAAATATAGTCGATTTGCGATTACTGGATGGTTTTGTTAATTATCGATAACTACTCATTAAACTGGAAAATAAATTTAAAATATCCAAGAAAAAATTCAAACTACTTTTCGGATAATTGGGATAATTTACACATGATTTTGCTTCTCTAAATACTGTAATTGTGTCATAGGAAACAAACAAAGCAAATAAGACAATTATAAAATAGGTTATATATTTTCTCCAGCCATCATTATTTGCAGAGTTTGCATTTTTATTTTGACTTAAGAAAAAGATAGATACTAATTCAATGATAATTACCGCGATTAAACCAATAAATAATCCAATCATCATAAAGTTATATGTTTTTTCAAAAAAAGCGGGGTACATATAAACCACTATAGACATACAAATAAAAATAATGGAAGCACTTAAAAAAGCTTTATCTACATACATATATGATTTTTGATCTTTAAACAATGGATATATCATAATCGAAATACATATTAGAAAACAGATCCATAATAGGTGATTTAAAAAATGTCCATTTAAACTATATAAATTACGATACGATAAGATGATGATAAATATAAATCCCACAATAACCGAACCTAAATAGTACATCCCCAGCCTTTGATAAATATCACTAATTGTCATGGGTGTAATACGATCTTTTGTATTTGACCATAATAATATGTTTATTATATAAGCAAATAGACCGATTAAACAAATACTCATACCTAGATATAAATAAACATTAACTACATAGTTATCACATGTGGGATACCCATTTTTAAATGCATATTGTGTTATAAAATATAATAAAATAATGAAACAAATAAGTATAAAATATAAATAAGAATATTGAAATATTTGACTCATATATAATATATATAATATAATATAATATATATAATATATATAATATAATATATATATAGTGTAAAATATACAATATATATTCTATTTAATATATAATGTAAAATAGCGTTAATAATATAAAAAATGATATTATTTTAGTACATGTTTTTCATTTAATATATAATAATATATTTCATAAATTATTACTTAAATATTTAAAACTAAGATTAATTATTTAATATTATGGATGAAGAAGTAAGAGCACCAGACGCAATTAAAAGAGAACAACTGTTATCTAATGATGAAAGTTATTTTCCAAATAATAATGAACATGTATTTATGAACCAAATACAGGATAAACATTTACAAAAAGCACTAGCTTTATCAATGAAAGAATTTGAAAAAGAAGAACAATTAAAACAACAAAAAATTATAGAAAAACAAAAAGAAGAAAAAAGATTACAAGAAGAAATAGAACGACGTGAAAAATTAACCAATGAATTTTTAAAAAGAGCATGTGTACTACGATTATCGAAAGATCAGAATTCTTGCGACGCAATTAATTATTTTCAAGAAGAATTAGAAAAATATAAAGAATGCAGACTTTCAAAAATTATTTTATTTTCTAAGTATAAGGATGTAATTGATCATTTTTTGGAAGATATGTATAGTAATCCTTTAAAAAATAATAAAGCGCCAAGATTTTCTGAAGAAGTTTATGAATATATTTCATCTTCTTATGGATTGTTCTAATACAATCATACTTACATTATCGTTGTAATTTATATTCTTTTCATTTTTCAATTTTATAAAAAATTATATTTTTATATATTATATTTATATAATTAAGATGCCTCCTAAAAAAAATTACTGCAATCAAACAAACCTTTCATGTTATCAAAATGCACAACATTGGTATTATATTCGTGCGTTAAAAAATTATAAAGCTGCCAAAACGAATGCCGAAAAAAGATATTACTTATCTATTGTTAATTATTATACCAATAATAAAATGAAACTATAAAATAGTTAATAAAAATGAAAAAAATGATTCAAAAATTTAGTGTTCCAAAATCAATGCTTAGATATATAAAAAGATAGTTCTAACTTCTTACTATTATAGTCACCATTAACATCATCATGAATTTAGATAAATATAAAGAACAGCCCGATTTATATTTTATTAAACATAATGTTGAACACCATGAATTTTTGATGCACCATTATGTTTATCATTTACATATACTGAATGTACCTAAAATTTATGAATATGATAGTATTCAAAAAATTTTAGTGATGGAAAGTTTAAATGGGAAAAACTTATCCCATAATTGGGGGGAAAAAGCTTCAGACGTACCTCCTGAATTATTTCAAAAAGTAATTGAAATGGTTCGAACTTTAGTAAAGCATCAAATTCTTTATCCAGATCTTACAGGATATAATTTTGTTCAAGATAGTGAAACTTATGGTAAAGTATGGCTCATTGATTTTGAACATAGTTTCCTTATGAAATCAAAAGAAATAGAAAATATTCACATAATGAATATATATAATGGTAATCAAGTATGGAATCCTAATTTTGCCTAATTTTTTTCTCAATTATTTTTATTTTTATTATTTAATTTTTATTTAATAGTAATATTTTTATTACAATTTATAAGTTTTATGTTTTCTTGAGAACCATAATGTGAGCGTATATTTTTAATTTTTTTATTTTTAATAGAAATATTTTCACTTCCTACAATCGCTATTCCAATAGCTTGTGAGCTATTTTTTTTGTGTGTTTTTCCTAAATTATAAACCCCATCTATGATACAATTTTCAATCGTCACATTTAATCCTTGCGATATAAATAAACCAATATTTCCTTTCATTACATGACTCATGGAATCACGTCCATGTACCCAATAATATTCATCCCCTTCTTCACACATTTTTCGTAAATCTATATGAGTATTTGGTAACCATTCATTTAAAATAAATTCAGGAATATTCGTCGTTCCACGTTCCTTATCAGTTTCAGCAAATTTACAAATTGCCATCTGCATATCACCAATTATATTTGAAATATAACAACCATTTTCATCAATGCACTCTCCAAAATTACAGACATCGCCAACTGGACCTACAAATTCATCATTTCCGTAAGAATTAGTATCTTGATCAGTTTCATCTTTTTTCTTAAAAATACCTATTATTTCAGTAGAATTAGATAAAGTATTTTCAATGATAATATTTTTTAAATAAATATGATTGTTCCCAATACTTTCTTTATTGCGAAAAGGTTTAAAATCATTTACCAAAACGCCTAATGTGTTGAAAGAAATTCCGTATACATTATCATCCATCATCTTTGTTTTATTTTTAAAAATTCCTTCATATTCTGTTCCAAGTAAAATATGATTTTCAAAAGTTTTAATTTCATTTACTACATTGTCGTAAATTTCTTGTACTGATTTACTTTGATTGTTGCACATTTCTAAAATTGCTTCTGGATTTTTTTTAACAATAGTTTCTAAAAAGGATAAATCAAATTTCGCATGACTATAAGTTGATAACATGGGTACATCGGTTGATGTTCCACTTAATTTACAGTTTTCAATAAAAATATATTCTCCACCATTTAAGGATATTCCAGCAACCTCATAATTACGAAAGCATAAATTATTCATGTAAATATTTTTCATTCCATTTCCATGAATTCCATGATGGGATGTTAATCCTAAAATTCCATTAAAAATACCACAATTTTTTACAAAAATTACATGAGGACCAAAATTAGCAGGTCCTTGCTTAGGAATAAAGGGGGTACTTGCCAATTCAATTAACGCAAAAAAACGCTGCTTTAATGCAAACTCTTTGGAACATTCAATTGTATGTCCATTTAAATCAAAAATAACATCGTCACTTTCAAATACAAAAGCGGCAAAAAATCCTAAAACATATCCTTTTTGTCGTGGATATTTTTCAGCTTGATCTTCTTTTGGCTGAAATTGATTATCGGGATTGGGATGAAAGACAATATTTTCTTGGAGTTGGTAATGACCAGGTTGATTAAATATATAGCTTCCTTCATATAAATCTTTATTATAAATAGGAATCATCTTATAATAATAAATAAGATAAATAAGATAAAATGATAAAAAAAAATACCCTCTAAATTATTTTGAAAATATATAATATTCTAAATATTTTTCAATGAATGCCACTATATTTTTCTTAAAAGTATTTGGAAGTATGATAACAACGAAAATGCATATAAAATATAATATAATAAATTTATTCAATAATTGATTTATATATTTTGTAACATCGTTTAATTGATCATAATTATTTGGAGGATTATAAGAACATGCCAATAATATATAAGATATTAGTAAATACCATGGTAATCCATAAATAAAAGAATCTTCTTTATAATTTGCCATAAAAGTTAAAAATAGCCAAATAAAATGAATGACTCCAATAGATATTAACGCATATAGTTTTAGATATAATTTATCATTTATGAAAGAAGATATACTAGGATCAATTTCTTTAAGATCATTCTTTAATAAAAGGATTACTATGAACGCTATTAAAAATGCGTAAAGATAAAATAAATCTTTCATTACTTTATATTTATAAAAAAAATATAATTATTTTATTTAATTAATTATTTTATTATTATATTGAATAAAATAATTATTTACTTTATCCTTTAATTCTATTCCTTCAAATTCATTTATTAACCATTGACAGATACCTGGATAATGTTTCTTACACCTTTTCTCATTTTCAAGGGTGTAAAAATAAATAAATTAGTTCTAAATTTTCAAGAATGTAATTGCATTATACTTAATAATATATATAAATATATTATTGAAAAAAAATAAAAACTTGAATAAACAATAATTAACAAAAAGGCAATACAGCTTTAATGAAAAATTTGTTGAATAATATCTTCTTTAATCTTTAATTTTTTAAAAATTAAGAGCATCATTTGTACATCATTTTGAGCTCGATGAGCAACAGGTACATATCCATATAAATGTTCAAAGATTACACTTAAAGATTTTTGCGCAATTTCCTTATCTAAAAATAAACGTAAAATAATACGACTATCTAATAAACGACATTTATTTGGCTTTAGTATTTGCTTTTGTAATAGTAATTTATGATCAAAGCTATTACCATTATGAGCTACAAAAATAGGATTCTCACAATAAGTAAAAATAGAATCCATTTCTTCATAAAAATCATAAATAGAAGAACCAAAGCGATTTAAATTTTCATCTGTTATTCCAGTTAATGAAGTAATTTCAAAACTTAAACATTTATTTTTAGGTGTTTTCACTAAGCCGGTAGAAGGTACACAATTAGTGGTAAATTCCTGAAAATGTCGGTCAATTATATCTACTTCTTCTCCGCTGTTAAGCAAACCAGTTGTTTCTAAATCATAAAAAAAGATCATATTCTCTAATTTTTGTTTTAATACAATACTTAATAATTTTAACAATTCATAATTTAAAAAGGTTTCTTTCTGAAGCTTTATTTTTGTTTTAGTAAAATTATGAAAATTCCAGAGTTCTAATTCATATTGATTTTCAGTATTTGGACTACATAAATGATAATATAAAATTAGCTGCATAATATGTTTATTTGAACATTGCTTTGTCATCTTAATATCCACAATTTTTTGATGAGAAATTAAATCTAATTCGCCAACTAAGGGTAATTTCTGATGTTTGACAATAGGGTGAAATAAATATTCATCTTCAATACTTTCAACATATTCTTTCACATAATGTACATAAAACTGCAGATCTTCTAACTCTTCTTCAAAAGATTCTTTCCATAAATAGGCAGTTTCATTTGATTTTTGATAATAAAATAATGTACATTGAAAAATATGATAGTGTAAAGATTCTTCCTTTGGATTATTATAAATATCTATTTTTTTCTGAAAAATATTAATAGCCTGTTTTTCTACTAATTGAATAGATTGAAGTAAATTTTCTTTTGAATAATGAGAAACATCATTATAACAATCCAGGAAAAATTCCTTTTCATAATCATTTTCTAAAACATCCACTAGATATTGATACAGTTCTTCTTCTCGTTTTTTAAATGTTTTTTTAATTTTACTAAAACTACTTAATGTGACTAAGTCTTTGGCAATAAAAGGACATTTTAATTTTAATATTTTATAACCACCCAAGCAATTTTTCGGTACAAGAATAGTATTTAATAAAATTTTCTTTAATTTCACTAAAAAATCAACATCTTTATTGCGTTTGATTTGATAATAGAAATTGAAAATATTTTCCATATACATACCATATAAAGCACTGTACATGCTATAATTTTTAATTTCTGGACGATCAAAGGAATCTATTTCATTTTTTCCAGGGAAAAGAGATTCTTCTTCTATTCCGTAAGGAATGATATTTTCAAAATGAAATAAATGAATATCATCGAAAAACTTTTTTGATCCCAATATTTCAGTGACTGTATAGTACATGGGTTTTATTTCTTCTTTGAATATGAGCTTTGGAAGTACTTTAAAAGGAATATTTTCCAACACATAATAATTCGTTGGGCAATCTTTTAACGGATACCAACAATTTTTTCGATGATCAATGTATATATTCATATCATAAGCTGCGCGACTAACTCCTACATACCATAAATATTTAAACTCATTATATTTTTCTTCATTGGGTGTCATTCCAAAAGTATTAAAATGAAAATTTAATAAAAATACTTGGTCAAATTCCAGTCCTTTTGAACCATGAATTGTAAGTAAGTTTATGCTACCTTCTTGTTTCTTAAATTTATCTAATAGTACTTCTTCTTGATTTGTATCTTCGTAGTGTTTAATATAAGATATATCAAAATCTTGTAATCTATTGGTCATTAAACTTAATCCAATATTTGTATATGTATCATTGATAGGCTTTGATTTTTTAACCGGGCCAATAATTGCTATATTTTCGTAAGAATAAGAAGAATCTTTTATTTTCTGTACAATATTTTCAATAATTTCTTCAATTGATCCCGTAAATATTTTAGGATAGTTTTTCTTTCGTTTTTTGGTCGAAATCATTTTAGAGGTTAATAAATCCCATGGTCGAAATTGATTAATAAAGTCCACAATTTCAGGTGTTGAACGATAATTTTTATTAAGTGTATAAATCTTTTTCGAATGTTCAATCAAATATTTATCACTTCCATTTTGAAATTGATAAATATTTTGATTCGGGTCACCAATCATAATCACGGGAATATCAAAACATTTCTGTAATTTCATAATAAAATCATATTGAATTTGTGATATATCTTGTGCTTCATCGACAAATATAACTTTTAATTGCTTGAATTCTTTCATGTCAAGTAAAGATGATTGATTTTTGGCGACTAAATCGGATGCACAGATGATAACTGTATCTTGAGAAGAGGATGTTTTTGCCAATACCTTATATACAATTTTTCCTGCTAAAGAATGAAGCGTTAATACATTCCGATTATTAAAATATTTTTTATGTTGCTTCGTTCCTTTTTCAATAAAATCATGACATGCTCGACGACTAAAAGTAAGAAGTAAGTAATCATTCGTTTTCTGAAATTCTTTTCTTTTAAAATGATGTATAATTTTACCAATGATACATTGTGTTTTACCACCTCCCGGAATACCAAGTAGTATACTCGACTCTAAAGGGCTATTTATAAAAGCCAGTTGTTCTTCATTATATTGAATTGAAGATTCCGGTGCTTGAAATTGAGATATAAAATCTTCCATATTCATTAAACATTATATAGTATTGTTTTTTCCACTTTAAGTTAATAAATTATAAATTTTAAAGAATTTTTGGTAAAACAATTACATTATTTTAGAAAATCATTAATCATAGACTCGTATAATAATTTTGATTTTTTACCATTTAATTTACGATATGTTTGACGAATGAATGTTTTCCCAAGAAAAGGTTCTTCTACTTTTTCAGTTAGAAAAGGATCTACATAAGACCATAAATCCATTGGATCCACATGATAATATCCACCACGATAATCTTCCCACATGATACATACTTGTTGTGCACCCATTTTTTTCAAATAAGGTGCTTTTTTAGTATCTATATGTAATCGATAATTCTTTACTTTTGAAAATAATGCTTTATTTTCCATTAAAGTTTTAAATCGTGGATCATCTTTCATTAACTTATAGATACTATTAGATATTGCGATACCATCTTTCGAATCACATTCATAAACTTGATCAGAATTAGATATTTCAACACGTCCATAACCATCACAATATCCTACTTCAGAAACCGAGGAATCAGGTAAAATAACAATAACTTCATTTAAGTGGCTGTATTTTACATCATTGTTATTATTGATTGTTTCTTTTGTTTGACCATAATTTGGATGTTTTTTATTTTCAAGATCATCATCACTAATATAAGTGTTAATTTCAAGTGGAAGTCCAGAAATAGCACAGTAAATGGTAAAACAGCCCATGTTATAGAAAATGGAGTAATATACTAGGTAAATATGTATTATATAATAGTAAAAAAGGAATGATTTTTTCTAATAAATAAAAATAATCATTTTTTTTTTACAAAAAAAAATGATTATTTTTATTTATTAGGAAAAATCAATTATCCATTCATTCATATAAATAAAAATAAAAATAATTTTACATCAAAAACACGAAACACATGACGACTACTTATTATTCAACGGAATTCAGCAATTTTCATAAAGAAAATAAAACATACAGCTTAAGTATCCATCATAAAAGTCAATTAAATAATGAATCTTTGAAATTACCTGATGATGCAGAGCCTATTCAAAAGGAAATATATGACATGATTTCCTTGAACAAAGACGAAATGACTTTTGAATCATTATCACAACTAAATGATCAAATTGTTTTAGTACAGTCTCCTGATTCAAGTTCTTGGAGCAAACATCATCATTTACAACCTATGAAAATAGTTAATGTATTAGAAGAAGGCTTAGAACTAAATACACTGAATCCAGATATTCCTAATTATTTTGATAGAAAGTCTGAAGGTTTTCAATCCTGGTATATAACATTTCAGGATATGTATAATTTTCCAAATAAATGGAATATTTGGCTTCCAAAAAAGCTTTATTTTGAAAAAATAAAAAACTTTTATTTACAAGATAGAATACTTAAAGATCAATTTTTTCAAGAATATAAATATAATCCAGATAATATCATAAATAATCAGACAGCATCTGAATTATTTGCAAACGTTTCTATGTATAATAAAAATATAGATTTTCAATGTAAAGTATAGAATTAAATTATTATATAGATAAAATCTTATTGTATATAATATTTTTGTATTTTTATAACAACACTTAAAATTTATTATAATTTAAAAAATGATTTTTTTTAACTTTACATCATTCACTTATTTCATTATTTATATTTAGAAAAATAATATTAATTATATTTAAATGCCTTATTATGCAGTTCATAAAGGAAAAAGACCAGGTATTTACAAAACTTGGCCTGAGTGTAAAGAACAAGTAAATCAATTTGCATATCCAGTCTATAAAAAATTTGAAAATGAAAAAGATGCACAATACTTTTTAGAACATGGGTTTCAAAATAATAAAAACCCCGTTTCTAAAAAATTCGCCATCGATAAAAAGAATGAAAAATTATTAGAAGAAGAATTAACCTTAGATCCCGAACATAAAATTTTCGTTTACACGGATGGTTCCTGTATTAAGTTCCCAAACGGTTTAACGAAAGCAGGATATGGTATCTATATTCCTTCAAAACAAATTAAAGTTTCTGAACCGCTGCTTAATCAAAAGCAAACAAATAATCGCGCAGAATTAACTGCCATTATTAAAGCGTTTGATTATTTAACGATCGAAGAAAAAAGAAAGAAGATCATTATCATTACAGACTCCCAATATAGTATCTATATTTTTAAAGATACAGGTCTGAATTATGAAAAAAATAATTTTATGAAAGATGGAAAAGAAGTGTTAAATAAAGATTTAATTCAAAAAGCACTTCACATTAAACGGACCTATAATGTACAACTTCTAAAAATTAGAGCACATACTTCGAAAAATGATGTACATACAAAATATAATGAAATTGTAGATAAATTAGCGAAAGATGGTGCGTACCAAAATAAAAATCCGAATCAAACAGCGCATATTTTTCAAAAAAGGCTAGAACCACATCAAGATCCTCATTATTTTGATAATTTAGAACTGGATAAAGATTCTGATCATGAAAAGGAACATAGTAAAGCTCATTTTCGTACGATCGATCATATTGATAAAGATATTTCTATGGATCAAATGTTTGAACATGAACCATTTGTCGATAACGAGACAAGTGAACTGAAAGATGATAAATCAAACAAAGGAAAGAATATTAAAAAAAATACGAAATTAACCCAATGGTTTATTAAAAAGTAGTATTTTTATTTTTATCTTATTCATAATTATAATACAAAATGAGTGATGGAAAAAAAATACATTTATGTCAATGTAATCAATCATTTTTATGTTCAATGAAAAATAGAAATAAAACACAAGATAATCAATTTAATATTAATGAAAGTAATCTTGAATTAAAAAATAAGGATACTATTTCATATCCCAATAGTCAACAAGTAGGAAATTTCTGGAGTGATATTACTTATCCCAATAATGAATTCTTACGAAGTATTTTGTGGGGAGCAAAATGGTCAAATTTACCTAACAATGAACTGACATGGACAATTAATTATGCAGGTGCTCAATCAACTGTTTTGATTCCTGGAACTGGAACAAAAAATCTATATACTTCTTTACCAAACCAAGTTATTGATGCTGTTTCTCAATGTATGGCCGATTTAGCAAATGTAATTCAATTAAAAACAAAGCGCGTTTATAATGTAGGAGACGCATTTTTATCCTTTAATTTTCTCGATGCAGCTAGTACAAATTATGATTATCTAGGTATAGCCATACCTCCTGTAGTAAGTAATGATCCATATTATAATACCGACAAAACATTTATAAGTTTAACATCTAATTTTTATGCTTCTGGTAATATTTATTTAACTTATCAAACATCTCATAATTATCAAAAAGGAGGCTTTTATTATGATGTTATGGTTCATGAACTAGGACACGCATTAGGTTTGGCTCATCCTCATGATACTGGAGGAAATTCTATTATCATGGCCGGTGTATCATCTGCTTTCAAAGATTTTGGTACGTATAACTCAAATATACAACCAATAACCGTTATGTCTTACAATGATTTAGATAGTCCATTTTTACCAAATACTATTCAAAATACTAGATTTATGGGAACAATGGGTCCTTTAGATATTGAAGCTCTTCAATATATGTATGGTACTAACACTTCTTATAATGCAACAAATACTGTGTACACTTTCCCCAATAGTAATTCCAATAAATTTTGGCAAACAATTTATGATACTGGCGGTATTGATACAGTGGATGCTTCACAAGCAACAAGTAATACGATTATTAATTTAGAAAATAGTACATTAGCAAATAATATTGAATATGCTGGTGTAAAATTTTCATATAATCAATTTGGAGGTATGATCATTGCTAAAAGTAGTACAATTATTGAAAATGTAATTGGAAGTAGTTTAAATGATGTAATAATAGGCAATAATCAAAATAATGAAATTAATTTAGCATCTGGAGGAGATGATCAAGTAGATGGCAAAGGTGGATATGATACTGTACTTTTACAAAATATAAATTATGAAGATATTTCATTAACATTAAATGAAACTAATGGTGTAGTCAAAATAGTGAATAAAAGTGATGAAATAACTATTGTGAATTGTGAAAAAATTATTTTTAAAAATAAAACAGTTATCATCAGTGATATTAATAAAGAACCTACCATTATTGAAACCGGAATTACAACAGTAAATTATAAATGGAAAAAAATATTATTTAAAAATACATATCAAAATCCAGTAGTTATCGTAAGTGATCCAAGTTATAAAGATAAGCAGTCTTGTGTTGTACGAATTAAAGAAGTATCAACCTCTTATTTTATTATGGCTATTCAAAATTCCGATAAATATAATAAACCACATAATGATGAAGAAGTAAGTTATATAGTGGGTGAAAAAGGAAAATGGGAAGTACCAAATACAAATTATTTTATAGAATTTGGATCGTTTTTTACTAATATGACATCAAGAAGAGGATTTCAAACAATTAATTATAGTTCTCCATTTGCAAATACTCCTAATATACTTACACAAATTGGTTCTTATAAAGATAAACAATGGGTTATACCAAGAACTAAAAATATTCATCAAAAATCATTTCAATTTACAATGCAAGAAGAAGAATATAATGATAATTATCATGGTGATGAAATAATTTATTGGTGTGCTTTTAGTAAAGGATCATATAGTTTTCAGAATATACAATTTGAATGTAATTCTGTAAATAATATGAATCATAATTCAAAGCTAATTAAATACCAACAATCTTTTACATTCGTTCCAAATTTAATAACACGATGCTCCTCTTTTAAAGGAATAAATCCTGTTCATACACGAATTATACAAAATATAGAAAATTATTTTATTACATTTATGCAAGAAGAAACTACCAAAGATAAAGAAACATTTCATCCAAATGAAACGATCGATTACATTGCATTTTTATAAAAATATATAAAAATTAATAAAAAATAGATAAAAAATAGATAAAAAATAAATAAAAAAATAGATAAAATAGATAAAATAGATAAATAGATAAAATAGATAAAAATAGATAATATATACATAAAATAAAATTATCAATATCCATCAAGTAAATTTTTTTCTTCTTGTTCATTCATTAATTCTTTAAAGATTGTTAATGATTCTTCTTTTTTAGAATTATAAATTTTAGTTAAAAAATGCTGTACTTTTTCTTGGATCACATTATTATTTTTAAATTCATTAAATTTTTTCTCAATAATGTCTTTTTCTTCTTGTAAATACTCATTATTAATACTATATTCATTATTATTTTGAATTTCTCCATGAAAATCAGTTAGATGTTTATGGAGTTTATCCATAGATTTATCAATAATATCACTAATTGTCATTAATTTAAATTTTTCTATGTCATTTTTATAAACAATGCCTGTTTCCGCATTTTGATCATCAATAAATACATTTAAATTTGTATCATTATTTAATATTTGTTCTAAAGTTTTTGTATATTTCATGGAAGATAATACCAATATATTTTTTAATGTTTGATCAATATTACTTAAATCCCAATCATCATCAAATGGTTTTATAATTTTTAAATTGATATTAATTACATTATTCTGCTGATTTAATGTATTATTATTTGTAATATTGGTAGTATGTTTTTGACATACTTCGTGCACATGTTTTTGAAGCATTGTACTTGATTCAAACACTTGATTACAAGATTCACATTTATAAGAAGACGAATTTTGAGTTGTATTATCTTGTAAATGAACAAGTTCCGCGTTTTTTTTCAAACTTTCAAGAGTTTCTTCAGAAATTTTCTTAACTAATGATTGAATCAATAAATCTTCATCATTACCGACATATTTTTTCAAATTTTTACACTTAAATTTACGATTTAAATGTCGTTTCATTTCAATTTTTTGTTTCGTAATATGACCACATTTCATACATTCGTAATAAGACATACTAAATGAGTACTATATTAATTATTAATATATTTTTTACTTTAAGTAAAAAAGCAAAAAAATAAGTAAAAAATAATTACTTTTAAGTAAATAAGTAAGTAAAAATTTAAGTAAAAAGTAAAGAATAACATTAAAAAGCATTATTTCAAATTTTAAAGTAAAAAAGTAAATTTCTAAGTAAAAAGTTAATAAAATAGTAGTTTTAAAGTAAAAAAGTAAGTAAAAAAGTAAGTAAAAAGTATTTTTAAAGTAAAAAAAATAAAAGTAAGTAATATTTTAAGTAAAAAATAAGTAAAATATATTATAATAAAAATGAGTTGTGATGACTCGTGTTGTTTATTTACTACTTTCAAAATAAATATCCATCCATATATCTGTTTTTTTAATAAAATGATGAATTAAATCAAAATTTTTGTAAGTTTCATTTAATTCTTTTTGATTATCTTTGTTTTTATATAAATCATAGTTTAATCTTTCTAGACGTTCTTTTATATATCCATTAATAAATTTTTTATCATCTTTATCAAATTGTTCTACATAAATTTTGACTGCTTTATCCATATTTTCAATAGTTAAATCATGGTTAAAATAATCAATATATATATTATCAACAAGCCAAGACCGTTCATTTAAATTTAATCGTAAATTTTTCTTATTTAATTCATTTTCAATAGGAATAGCAGAAATACTGCAAAATAATAAAAAATTAAATACAAAACATAATAGAATAGAAGAAATCATATTTGATTAAGATTGTAATATACTGTATAATTTTAATTAGTTATTAAATTTTAAATCATTTTTTATTAATTAGATAAAAAAATAATAACAACTTTTTTCTTCTTTTTTCTTCTTTTTTTTTTACTTTACATATTAAGTAAAAAAGTAAAAAATCAAGTAATTTTTAAGTAAAAAATCAAATAAAAGATCCCAAATATAAAAATGAAAAAGATACATAGTCACTTACACTTACTAATTTCTATTATAAAAAATTTTCAGCCAAAACATGAAACGTAAAGACGTTTTTCAGATGAAACTTAAAATCCGATACGCTATTCACTTTTTTCAAAAAAAATCGCGCAAAAAAAACCATTTTGGAATGAAATGGAATGAAATTCTTGCGCGAAAAATTCAGCCAAAACATGAAACGTAAAGACGTTTTTCAGATGAAAGTCAAAATCTGATACATTATTCACTTTTTCTGAAAAAAAGCGCGCAAGATTTTTCATTCCAAAATTATTCCAAACCCAAAACCTTGCGCGAAAAATTCAGCCAAAACATGAAACGCAAAGACGTTTTTCAGATTTTTATTTTTTTATGATACATAATCTAGTTTGCACTTGCAAAAATTGCGTAAAAATTTATCCTGACATTTTCAGCCAAAACATGAAACATAAAGACGTTTTTCAGATTTTGACCCAAAATATGAAACATAATCCACTTTGCACCTGCAAAAATTGCATAAAAATTTATCCTGAGTAAAATATGATACGTTATCTATATTACATTTTTCTTAAAAAAGTGACTGAAAATAATTTGAAAAGTGCAAAAATGCCAAAAATGGGCTTGCGAGTCATTTTTGACATCATTTTTTGAGTTATTTTTAGAAGGTTTTAATGATAATTAATTCTTATTTTTTAAATTAAAACCATTATTAAATATTATTCTATATAAAGGTTAATGATATACCGTAGTTCCTTCTAAAAAGGTATTTTTTACTATATTTTAGTGACTTATTAGTAATAAATAAACAAGAAAAAATATTTTTAAGTAAAAAAGTAAAAAATGGTAAAATATATATAAAAAAAAAAATGCAAAAAAAAATTTTAAAAATGAAAAAGGCAAAACACATTTTTTTATTTTTTGCATTTTGCAAAACAAAAATATTTTTATGCATTTTTTTTTTTGAGGGTTTTGCACATTTTTTACTTTTTTACTTAACTTTTTCATTTATTGGTCAAATCCTTCTGATTTTCATTTCAAAACACCCCAATTTTTCATTTTATTGGTCCTTCCCGAAAAATATTTTTAACGTTAGTTGTACGTTTATTTTATAATTATTTTATACTTTTTCCAAAAAATAAACAATAAAATACGTTTATTTTATAGAGTTTTATATAAATATTTCTATAAAAGTGACAAAAAAATAGGTAAAAAATTTACATCCGTAAAAATAAGAATATTTCAAAAAATGATAAATATTCATAAAAATGAAAAGAAGTGAAAATGAAAAGAAAGTAAAAATGAAATGAAAATTAGAACTTCATCTTTTTCTAAAATATTCCAAGGAATTAATTTTTACTTATTACATATTCCTCTTTGTCTACCTGCAACTACATAACAACCTGCTCTAAAAACAAGAGTAATAAATTCGAAGGTATTGTTATTATATTTTTTAAGTACATATGTAATATTAGCAGCATTATTTCTACGTACAATTGTTTCTTTTACTTTTGCCATATTTATAATTAAAGAAGATATTTTTTTTTTTGTATAAAAAATAAAATAAGTACATATATGAGTCTTCAAATTAAAAATCAATATGTGACTTATGGAGATACTTCCTATATTACTATTAAAAATTTAAAAAATATTTATATTCAACCATCGGACAATACAAATACCATTGATAAATCATCTTATTTAGTAAATAGTTATGAATATGAAATTATGATTACTCCACAGAAAAGTACATCTTATACTATTTTTGGATTAAACGCGAAAAATGAAAAAGTATCTTTTCCTTTTATTTTATATGTCAAAATTATACTCAGTCCAAATGAAGTAACTATCAATAAAGGAGATTCTCTTATAATTACAGCCTTAGGTTCTGAAGATTATACATGGACACCTTCTACTTACATCACACAAAATAATAATAATACAATAAAAACTAGTCCATCTTCTTCTATCTTTTATACTGCATCGTCTACTGATTCTTTTGGATTTACTTCCCAAGCATCTGTTCAAATTAATGTATTAGATAATTTATTATTTACACCAAGTGAACCAGTTATTTATGAAGGTGATTTAGCATCTATCAAAGTAAGTCAGCAAGATACAAGCTACACAAATATTTCTTATAGTTGGAGATCTAAAAAATCTTTTGAATTACCATTACAATATGCAAATATAACGCACAGTGATGAATTAAATATTCATCCTTTTTTTAGTGTATCCTATTTAGTTGAAGGAAAACAAGATAATAATTTATTATTACGTGGTTCTTTATCAGTTGTTGTATTACCCAAACCTTCTAAAATTTTAGATAGAGAAATTCTTCCCTTGGTTTTTTATCAGGATGTTATCACAAGAAATAGAGATGGTCTTCGAGAAAAAATAAAAAAATATGTACGTATTGCTTTTCAAGTTGTCGCATTTTACCAAAATGTTTTAAGTTATGCATATAAACAAGAATTTACTGATAGAATGGGAGCTAACTTACGAGTACCATGGAGAGCCTATTATAATCAAAAAAATAAAACAAATAATTTTATTATCACATTTCGACAACAATGGAGTTTATATGCTTATATTAATCAAAATCAGCGAAAACAAAGCGTGACTATTTCTAATTATGCTTTTTTGTTAAATACTATAAATAATGTTTGTTTGCCTAAAAATGGAAATTATCTTCAACAATCTAAATAAGAAAAAAATAGATGAAAATAAAAAACAAAAATAAAACAGATAAAAATAAAATTATAAATTAAGCATACTTTTAATATATTAAATTTCAAAAGGTTTAAAATATAAAAAAAAAATCAAGCTTATTTTTAATTATCATTGTTAATTATGATAAAAATGAATAATTTAACAAAATGTCAATATTGTAAAAATATTTACCAAACTGACAGTATAAATCACCATTTACAATATTGTGATAAATATAAAATAAGTAAAATTCAAAAAAAAAAACATTATCATCATAATAGTCTTGTTAAATATTCTTCTAACCAATTAATGACAAATGAACAAGTTTATATTCATTTTTTTCAAAAATATGATGAATTATATGCTCATTTCTTAAAAGATAAAACAGTAGCACTTGTTGGTCCTTCAGAATCAATTTCAGGTACAAATAAAGGTCATATAATTGATAAATTTGACATTGTTGTTCGATTAAATAAATCATTACCTTTACCTTCTAAGTTAGCATCTGATATTGGAACAAAAACAGATATCTTATATAATAGTTTGAATACAAGTGATTATCCTGGACAAAATAAATTTTATCCGGAATTACTGCAAAAAAATAATTGTAAATTTCTTTGTTGCCCCTATCCCTTTAGTAATTCCATATTTAAACCCGATATTTTGTCTTATTTACAGAAATATCATTTTACTACTCCATTTCGAATCATGAATGAAAAATTATTCTATCAATTACAGAATATGTTACATACCAGACCTTATACAGGTACTTGTGCCATTACGGATTTATTAAATTATCCAATTAAATATTTGTATATTACCGGTGTCGATTTTTATTTAACAAAATATTATGAGGAATATCGAAAAATTAGAAAAAATAATTTGAAAAATATTCAAAATAATACCATTCATAAAAATGGTCCTCAAATTGAATATTTAAAAAATTTATCATTAACTGATTCTCGAATTATATTAGATAATTTCTTGGATGTTCATTTATATAAATATTATTATGAAGTAATTCAAAAATTTAAGAAATATAAACAACCTATTTTTCAATTTGATGACAATACTTTAGAAAAATTATTTCAAATTGGTATTTTTCAATTTACTTATACAACGATGAAAGAAATTCATTCAGCAAATTATCAAAATGAATATAATATTATTTTAACAAGTCATACAAAGTTTGAAAAAAAAGAGAATGAATATGTTATTTTATTATCGAATAAACAAGAACAAGTTCCCTTTTTAAATCGAGAATCCAATATTAAAAAATATATTGGAAATTTTTATTATCATAATAAAAATTGTCAAGCTTCTATATATATTCATCCAAGTTATTTACAATTTTTAAAAAATACATTGCGAAAAATAAATATTCATAATTGTAATGTGCATTTTGTCGTTTTATTATGTATTATATTTCATGCACCTAAAAATCATTATTTCAATTTTCAAGAAATACGAAGCTACTGGAAATTAAATAATGAAGAACTAAAGTTTTTATTATTTTTAAAGAAAAAAGACTTAATTCATTTTTATGATCAAACTTAAACCAATACCAAAAATATTCAAGTATTTTTGATAAGCATTTTCAACTTCGATTTTATAATAATTATTTCTTTTATAAATTGCTCCTATTTTTTTCTCAAAAAGATATAAGTTCCATAAGATATGTTGATAATTTTGATTTAATTTGGAATGAACACTTGTATTCATCATATCAGGATCATATTTTTTAATATGTAAAGTAAAATTTTGATTATTTGGATAAATTTTTAAATAATGATAATTTTTTTGAAATGAAAAATGATATAATAATTCTTTTTCTTTATGATATAATTTAGAAACATCAAATGTATAAATATGATATTTATGATTATGTAGTTGTGCTAATTTTTCATCATCAATATTCCAAAGAGTTATTTGTTTCCCAGAGTAGGTTTCTTTTAAATAAAGATGGTATTGATAATCATAAAAATAAAAAGTCCCTTTCTGAACACCTTCTTTATTCCAACGCAAAAATATACACTTTTTAAATAAGTGTTGTATAGTTTGTTGATCATTATTCTTTTCAATTAATTTATTATTCTCATCAATATTTTCATTTATATTATTCTCATTCATATTTTCATTTATATTATCATCATTTTGTTCTTTTTGATTATTTTTTAAATCTTTATTTTGATCAATAGAATGATGATCTGGTTCTAATAATCCATTAAAGACTTGTAATAATGAAATAAAATGCTCTTTTTTAGTAAATCTTTGATTAATAAAATAGGCAATTATAATCAAAGCAATGATTAATATGATTATAAATAAAGCATTCATACCTATATATTATATATTTTATTCAATTTATAAATTTTATAAATTGAATTAAGTAAATGTGATTATTCATTCATTTTGTATATTATATTTATTTTATTTGTTATTTTTATTTTGATACACACATTTACTTATAAAAAATATTTTCACGTTTAAAAATAGTTAATTTATTGATTATCTACAATATTTCCTTTATATAATAAGAAAAAAGAATTTTCACCATTTCCATTGGACACTTCTTCATTTTCTTGAAGTAAACCAACCTTTTTAAACATATCAATCTGCACTTTTGTTTTCATTTGTCTATCGATTGCATCTCTTGGTTTCATATCAGGCCCCTTATTTAATTCTAGTAAATAAGGATGTAAGTTTGTATCAAAAATAACATCTGCTCCAAATAATTGGAAGCATGTCGTATGTTTAATATTATCACTTTGGAAAATATTATTGGCTAAACATTCTGATATTTTTTTCATTAAATTATGTATATTTTCTGATAAAAGTGTAGAAGCTTCATGATTATTTGTATCCTTATTTAAAAAATCAAATAACTCTGTTAAAGTTCTAGGATTCTTTTTGTACACATTCATATCCAAATGATAACTTGTAATATTAGATTCAAAATCAAAATCATCATTGCTATATTCTTTATATGTATAAATACATTTACCAATATTACTCATGTAAAAATATATTTTATTTTCTTTAATAACAATTAATAAATAAATACGTAAATTTACCTTACGTTTATTTATTAAATATAAATTCGTTAAATATTTCTGAACCACACGATAACTATCTTTATGCGCACTTAATACATCACTTAACTTGGAAGTAAGTTTTAATCCTTCTTTACGCTGAACATTTTTTTTCAATATATAAATATCTTTGGGGTTATAAATACTACGGAAAGCATGCATTTCCTTAGGATCAGATAATACAAAGGATTCAGGCATAAGTAATCGAGCATTTCTACGACCATAACAAGAAACTAAAGATTCCCATATTTTATTTTTACTAACAATACTATCACAACCATTAATACCAAAAATAAATTTTCCCATGGAATCATTTTTATTTTTAATATTAATTTTTAATAATTCATTTTCGACATTGTTATATCCACATGGAATATACACGTCCCATTCTTTATTATTCTTAAATAAATTAAAATCATTAAAAATATCATTGGTAATTCCAGTTAATTTTTTATCATCACAACGGTAATAATTGAGTTGTTTTATGGAAGAAACAAAATGTTCTATATCAGAATGAAGATTCATCTTCGTTTGAAAATACATTTTGGAAAAATAGATAAAAAAACAAATAAAAAGAAGTGTGCATATAAAATATAATTTTACATTTATGTTAGATGTATTACGATTACCCTTCATTAATGTTACGCACGATTTTTTTTAATATAAAATAAAAAAAAATAAAAAGAAATAAATAGATAAAAAAGATAAAAATAATATATGTTCTATTTAACTTTCTTTTTCCTGAAAGCATAAAAAGGACCAAATTTTAGTAGCGATTTTCTTACCTATTTTTCGGTTATTTTTACCATATTTTTTATTTTCAATAAATGAAATTATTTTTTCAGAATCATTTTCTAATGTTTGATTTAAATGATTCATAAATTGTTGAATAGTTTTAAATTCATCTACAAATAAAGAAGATATTTTTACAGAAACCCCTGGAATACCACAAAGCATGTTATGAAAACATGTTTCATGATTACTATTTTTTTTTTTGATTTGCTGAATACCACATATTTCCATTTCCTGATTATAATCTGGATTTTGTATTTCTTCCACATATTCAGGTAAATTTTTCATTATTTTCTGTAAAAATACTAACGTATCTTCTACATTTTTCGTTTTATAAATATGAATATTATCACGTAAAATAGAATTTACCACTACACTATGATAAATTTTTTTATCTAAATGAAAATCTTGAAAATTAGTTCCTTCAAATATATAAATTTTTCGCACACTACTAGGGATACTATAAAGGAGCCGATTTTTTTGTTCCTTATAACGACCATCTTTGATAGATGTGCTTAGATCGGTTAATGTTTTACGTTCAATAACGATGAGTAGTTCTTGTTTTTCAGTATGTACAAATTGTATATCTCCTAAATCTAAATTTTCTTTGCGAATTGGAAATAAAGATTGTTGTTCAATTGATTCAATTAATTTTCGCTCTCGATTATCGATTTTTACTTGAAACATTTTAAGAATTATAAATAAAAATAAGGTGACACTAGTTTTATTTAATCAAATATCTTTATATAAAAAATGAAAATTTTTATTTAAAAAAATGTTAATGTATTATATTAACTACTAATTCTATTTTTAAATTAGATAACGTTATATAATTATGAATAACCCCTATGAAACCTATGAGATCAAAGAAGATAAACTCATATATCCTGTATTAAATAATAATAATGTTTTATTACAAAATAAAGATGTACAAGATATCTTTCAATCTGTCGGATTGAAACATATTGTATTACATAATTTACAAAACTATCAAAAAGCCTTTATTCATAAATCTTATATGAAACATACAGATTTTATTAAAAATGAGAAATATTTTGGAAATATAGAGGGATTATCTCCAGAAGATTTTCCGGAATTATTACCATTACAAGAAGAATCAAATGAAGTATTGGAATGGTTAGGAGACGCAATGCTTCAAAGTATTAGTGCGATCTATTTGTATCAGCGTTATGGAACCAGTCAAAATGAAGGATTTTTAACGAAATTACGTAGTAAAATTGTGAAAACCGAAACACTATCTAAATTATCATCATCCGTACAATTTCATAAATTTATGATTATTTCAAAGCATATTGAAAAAATATGTCAAGGAAGAAATAATGAACGTATATTAGAAGATTGCTTTGAAGCTTTTATAGGAGCAATAATGGTTGATCAAGGAAGAACAAACCCAGGAAATGCGATGAATATTATCTATAATTTTATATCAAACATTATCCAAGATAACTTGGATTTAACAGAATTAATCTTACATGATGATAATTTTAAAGATCAATTGATGCGCTATTTTCATAAAGAATTTTACGGAAAATTTCCTGTTTATGATTTAATAGACAGTGATATTTCTGTTAATAAAGAAGGAATTACAACACGTAATTTTACTATTGAAATTAAAGACATTTATGATAATGTTATTGGAACTGGAAATGGTAAATCAAAAAAAGAAGCGGAACAAAAAGCTGCCCAAAATGCACTACATTATTATGGAATATTTGATAATGTAATGTTAGGAAGTGTTCAACAATCATCTGATTCATCATCCAAATGTAAATCAAACAAATATCAAAAAAATAATGAAAATGATTCTTTATTGTTAGGTATTTTAAATGAAAATAATCACACTATCAGTCTTCAAGATGTACAAGATATTTTTAATCAAGTACATTTAAATCATGTACAACCTAAAAATCTAGAATATTATCAGCAAGCTTTTATACATAAATCTTATGTAGAAACAACTGATTTTGAAAAAAATAAAAAAATGTATGGGAATCCTGAAGTAGATAATATTTCGAATGTTTTTTCATCATCCTTCACAACATCATCTACCTATACAACTACATCTTCCTCTTCTATAATACCTCTGCAAAAAGACTCAAATGAAGTCATGGAGTGGATTGGAGATGCTGTTTTACAATCTGTAAGTGGTTTGTATTTGTTTAAACGATATGGCGATGATCAAAAAGAAGGATTTTTAACACGTATTCGAAGTAAAATCGTAAAAACGGAATCATTATCTAAATTAGCTACATCATTAGGAATGGATAAACATTTAATGTTATCAAAACATTTTGATCTAACTCTTCTAGGAAGAAATAATCATCGTGTTTTAGAAGATTGCTTTGAATCTTTTTTAGGAGCAATGTTACTTGATTTTAGTAATAATCTTCAGCAAATTGATGTAGCTTTTAATATTATTTATGAATTTTTCAGAAATGCTGTCGAAGAAAATATAAATCTTTCAGAAGTCATTTTAAATGATGATAACTATAAAGATCAGTTAATGCGTTATTTTCATAAAGAATTTGATGGACAATTGCCAATCTATGAAACTATCGATAGTGAAACGACAAATACCAATGATGGTAAAATATATCATAAATTCACGGTATGTGTAAAAGATTTAAATAATCAAATTATTGGGAAAGCTTATGCCAAATCTATAAAAGACGCCCAACAACGAGCAGCTCAATATGCTCTTCAATATTATGGTATATTTAATCGATATTAAATAATATTTATAAAAAATATATAAAAATTATAAAAAATAAAATAGTAATTAATTTCTCATATTATGACGGGTTAAATCCTATTGTAATTGTTCCACCAACAGTATGTACGCGTTGACTGAATTCTTTCTGAAATGGAATTAAATTATGCTCTATAGAACATGCAACAGAACCATTTGGTAACGATTGTGTTCCACTTACATGAGCACCATGATATAATGGAGATAATTGAAAAGTAAAATCACCAAAGGATATAAAATAGGTATCTTTATTTGCTGATAAAACAGCACCACTTGATTGATTACATTTATAAACACCTGTTTGTGTTTCTTGATTAAAATTAAAAAGAGCCCAATCATTTTTTTCGGTAAATAATAAATTTCCTTGAGGACTATATACAAAAAAAGATATCTTTATAAAATCACAAACAGTTTCATATTTATCGGTCATATTACACCAATTATTTATAATTTTTATTAAGTTTATTTTTTTAATTTCTAAAAAATAAATTATGTCTAAAAAATAAATTATTATTGAAATTTATAAAGGAATATAGTCATGAATAAAATGATGTACTTCTTATTTGCTATCTAAATAGACTAATATATCATTATTTATTTCTTCAATCTGTTCTCTAATTCTAATTTAATCTTAATTTTTATTTTTATTCAATAAAAATATTATTGAATAATTATATATTATATATAATGGTAATTAAATCTTATAAAGAAAAAATTTGGAAATATATACAATACTTTTTGATTGGAGGATTTTCCACCATACTTTTTTATTTCATTTTAGAAAATTTTGAGCAAGGATCTGCTTTAAGTGCTTATATATATTGTGCTCCTACCATCTATTTAATTGCGATGTATATTATTTATGTAAATGGAGGACTAGAAGGATTTTATAATTTTTTAATCCATAGTTTAATTAATTATGTACCAAATTTAATCATTATTATTTGTGTGACCTTAGCTGTAAAATATACAAATATACCTATGAATATAATTTTTGGAAGTGCTTTTGTATTATTTATCGTATATTCTATTATCTATTTTCAATATTTTTATAAAAAAAATTTCATTCGATAAAAGTCTCTCATTTATGAGCACATAAAATTAAGGTGTAATAGGAAAAGTTGCTGAATGATCATAATAGTTATTTTTTTCATTAAAAATAAGTAAATTATTTTCAGCATCATGTATACATTTCAATAATCCATCTTTCATTTCTAAAATTCGATACCAATAGGTAAGATTATTTAGCATATATAATTTTTGTTCTATAGAATTATAGTAAAATAAAAATATTTTTTCTTGAAATTTTAATGTTAAACAATTATCTATAATTTGCTCAAATGATGTTAGAACCTGTAAAAAATCATTCTTTTGATGACTACTAATATCTTCTGTAAATTTTTTTTTTAGAAACATCACTGGAATTTTATAATCATAATTTAATACCTGAGAATGATGAAAATCCAAATGATTGTCTACATTTATTTGTGAATAAATAATAAATTTATTTTTGTTAGCATATAAATCTAGTACTTTACATAATTGTTCAATATCGGATTTCCAAGCGGGATTTTCGTAATTTTCTATGCGTAAAAAAATAAGAATATTTTCTGGATCATTCATTATTTGATATAATCGCTGAAATCGTAATTCAAATTTCTGTTGTACTTTTTGGATTTTTTCTGCAGATATATGATCCATAGATGCGGGATAAGAAGTGGGTATTTTACATAGATCATCTACATTAAAAAAATGCAGAAAAAATACATCAGAAGTGTCTTGTACTGCTAATTCCTCTTTATGTGTTGTATTAAATTGATGAGTATATAAAATTTCCTTAAATTGAGGAACATATGTTTTTTGATAATATAATTTTTCTAAAATATGATAAATACTATAAGTACAAGGAGAAGAATGAAAATCAAATGGAAGCGATTCTAAAACAGGACGCTTTGTTTCTCTTAATAATATTTTGGGATGGCAAAAGCTTCCTAAAGATATATAATAAAATTTCATAATAAAAAATGATCTATTATAATTTGATAAAAAAAATAAATTATTTAACCTTTGATTCTAAATTTTTATTATTATTATTTTTATTATTATTATTATTATTATTATTTTTATTATTTTCATTATTTTTATTATTTTTATTATTTTTATGATTATGTTGGCTAGTATTATTTTTATTATTATGACTTGTATTATTTTTATTATGAGAACGATTATTTGTCTGATTCATGGATTGTACATTTTTTTTAATATAATCTACTATTTGTTGTCCACTAAAAGGTAACTTCATTTGATCTACATCTTTTTTTAAAGTATCATAAAACTCTTCATTTACTTTATTTTTAAAAAAGAACCAGTAGGAACGATCTTTTTTTGTTTCATATATATCTTCATAAATCATTTTCCTATCTTTCACAGGTACATGATATCCTTTTTCTAAAAATTTTACTAAGCGTAAAATTCTAGGTTGTAAATCTGAACTCCAATTTTTGAATGATTGGTCAGGGCTTAATCGCCATATTTTCTTTGTAGCATTTTTTATTCCATTTCCAGTTAAATCATAAACTTGTCTTTTCTTAAAATCATATAATAGACCATTACATGGGCTATTTAATACATTTTTAATAATATCAAAATTCATAAATTCTAGATCGAATTCATTTCCTACTTTAAAGTATTTTTTAAAATGACCTTGTCTAAATTTTAAATCATTAACTTCTATTAATAATTCCAAAATTTTCTGATAAGTTGATATATATAATAAATCTAAATCTTTTATTGCTTCATCATTGAATAATCCTCGTACAGTACCACCATAAGTAAATAAAGGGACATGATGATGTAAAAAATAATGTATAATTTGTTTATATGTGTATTTTTTAGTACTATCAATGTACATGCTTAATTTTTGATTTAATTTAGTTTGTTGTTGAGAATTTAATTTAATAATTTTAGTATTTGGAAATTTTTCAAAAATATAACGTTCATAATTGGATTCAATAACATCATATAAATGATTTAAATAAATACCTTTTTTTTTATAAAAATGATATAACTCAATATAATTCTGAAACCAAGGTTTATAAAAAGATTTTAAGCGGATAAATTCTTGATTTTTATGTATCTGATTATCTTTTATTTTTTTCAAAATAGTATCTGGGTACGGAATATAATTAAAATCAATAATATATAAATGTTTGTCTAAATAAGAAATATTATGACTATATTCTTTTATTAAATAATTAAAATTATATTTTTTAGGAATGTGATTCCACTTACGAAAAATTTGATTTAAAATTTCCACATCCATTTTCCATATTTCTTTTTTATCATCAAAATTATCGACTAATTTTAATAATTTTTGATATACATTTTCAGAAGGTTTTATAATTAAAATACTGGTATTTGCAAGTAAAATATTTTGATAAACTATACCAGCTGGATTTTTACAATGAAATAATTCATCGATATTTTTTTGAATAAAAAGTTCATTATTTAAGAAAATTACTTTTTCATATTTAACCATATTAAAAATCTGAAATTTAGTGCACTTATCCATTATCTTATGATTAAAGGGATGTTTTTTAGATATAACATATTCTACTCGAATAATTTTAGTAAAATATTTTTTTAATATATCTATTTTGTATTGAGGTACATCTAAGGTGTACATTAAAATAAGATCATACTTGGTTTTACTTTTAATTAATGAATTAATAGATACAAGAATATTAATGAAATCTGGGTCATTATCATTATAAATTAAATTGATATATGCACACTTCATACTATAGTATCATATATTTTTTATAAATTATTTTTTTGAAAATATATTCAAAAAATATATACGTATTAGTAATGGATTTAAAAAATAATCAAAATAGTAAAAAAAAAACAGCAAATGTAAAAAATACTAAAAACTCCAATAATAAAAATACTGGAAATAAAAATAAACCCAATAATACAACAAAAAATACAGGTAATAAAAATAAAGCCAAAAATACAGAAAATAAAAATATAAAAAACAAAGTAAATAATACAACTAAAAATATTCCTTCTGGTAATTTAAAAAATTCATCTTTAACTGTATCAAATAAACTTCAAGCCTTTAATAATACTTTTAAAAATTGGGTTCGTCCTAATAAAAAAGAATTTCCAGAATGGTTTAGTAAAACCTTCTTGAAATTCCGTGCAACTGGAAAACAAGAACCCATGAAAAATACATATGAGCCATATAATTATCAAAAACTATTACGAGCATTTATGCAGAATAATAGTCCATACCGAGGTATATTATTATTTCACGGACTGGGTACTGGAAAATGCCATGGAAAAAATACTAAAATTTTAATGTATCATGGAGGAGTCAAAAATGTTCAAGATATAGAAGTTGGAGAACAATTAATGGGACCTGATGGAACTCCACGAAATGTATTATCTTTGGCATCTGGACAAGATACCATATATCGAATTAAATCTGATAATTATTCTTATACAGTTAATTCAGAACATATTTTAGTTTTACAACATAAAGATAAATTACAAGATATTCAGCAAATTACAGTAAATGATTATTTAAAAAAAGATGAAGAATATAAGAATACTTACTATGGTTTTCGAAAATCAAATGTATTTTCTCATAAACAAACTCCTGAATTGAATTATGAATCTTACCAAAGATTGAAAGATAATATTGATCCTGTATTTATTTATAACTCTATAGATGTTCAAATCCATTTCTTATTATTTTTATTAAATAATGAAAAAAAAATTTATAATACAAATCAAATTATTTTACAAATTTACAATGTAGATAATTATGATAAAATTATTTTCTTATTAAATTCTTGTGGAATTAAATATTATTTTGAAAATATTATTAATGTGAATGATTATAATTTCATGATTCCAATCCAGCTTCAAAATCTTACATTAATTTCGAATTTAAATAAAGATTTTCAATTAACATACAATCATTTAGTTTTTACAGAATTATCTTATTCATTTGAAGTAATGTTGACCAAAGAAAAAGACTATTATGGCTTCGTATTAGATAGTGATCATTGTTATTTATTGGGAGATTCTTCAGTAACTCATAATACATGTACTTCTATTACTATTGCTGAGAATTTAAAAAAAGAAAGAAATATTGTTGTTCTATTACCAGCATCTTTAAAAAGTAATTTTATTTATAAAGGTTTATTATTCTGTGGAGATCCAGAATATAAAAAGAACGAATCGAAAATTGAGCAAAAATATAGCTTTATTTCTTATAATGCACCCAATACACTGACTCAATTAAAACGTCTTGGTTCTTTAGATAATAAAGTAATAATTATTGAAGAAGTTCATAATTTAATTTCCATCATGATTAGTGGAATTATGGGATCAAGTAAGCAAGGTATGGAAATTTATAATATGTTAATGAATGCTACAAATGTAAAAATAATTGCCATGAGTGGGACACCTATTATAAATGATGCTTTTGAAGCAGGTGTTTTATTTAATGTATTATGCGGCTATAATGAAGTTAATTATTTCCGAATTATTAAAGTTCCTGCTAAAATAGGTGTTCAACAATTTAAAGAATTAGAAGAAGAATTATTAAATCATAAACATGTGGACTATGTTTCAATAAATAAAATTAATAAATCTATTAAACTTTTACTAAATGTCAAAAGCTTTAAATCTTCTTACAGTACAGTTATTGAAGAATTATCGACCTTAATTAATAAGAAAGTAGAAGCGCGCTTTTTAGAATTACGAAAGATTCCTTTATTTCCCATTGAAAATGAAGGAGAAGATTTCCGTCGTTATTTTGTGGATGAAGATGAAAAAAATGGTGATAATCTTAAAAACGAAGAAATTTTTCGCAAACGTATACTAGGGTTAGTTAGTCATTATTCATCTAAAAAAGGAAATTATCCACACGTTATTTATAAAGATTATTACCGCGTAGAAATGAGTAATTATCAATTTTTAATTTATGAAATTCTTCGTAATAAAGAACGACAAAGTGAACGAGGTTCTTCTTCAAAAGATTCTAAAAAAAAGAAAAAAGTAAAGAGTACATTCCGTGTTTATTCACGACAAGCATCTAATTTTGTTTTTCCAGAAGAAATTCTACGCCCTTATCGAGATCCAAAATTTATTGTTTCTTTAAAGAAAAATAAAAAAAATAATAAAATTGACGAAAAAACTTTTAATACATTAATAGAAAATGAAGAACGTATTGATGAAAATAGTAATGCACGAATGAGTGCCGATTATAAATTACGCATTGATCAAGCAATTGAAGAATTAAATGCTAAAGGAGATGTTTATTTACGTCCTGGACCGGAAGGGTTGGATAAACTTTCTCCAAAAATGAAAATGATGTTGGAAAATATACAACAATCAAAAGGGCTTGTTTTTGTATATTCCAATTTCCGTAGTGTGGAAGGAGTGGAAATTTTTTCCAGAATTTTAAATCATAATGGATATGCTAAGTTTGGATCATCAAAGGATATTCCTAAATATGCTATTTATTCTGGATCAGAAGATGAAAAAGAGAAAAAAGAAATCCTAGAAACTTTTACTAGCGATGATAATAAAGATGGAAAATACATTAAAATTATATTAGCGACTGTTGCCGGAGCAGAAGGACTAGATCTAAAAAATATTCGACAAATTCATATTATTGAACCATATTGGAATCAAATGAGAATACAACAAGTTATTGGACGAGGTGTTCGAAGAGATAGCCATATTGCTTTACCAACTAGTGAGCGAAATATTGAGATATATCGATATTTTTCAGTATTTTCAAATAAAAATGCTTTAACAACACGTGATAAATTAAGTACCGATGAACATATTGAAGAAGTTTCCATTAAAAAGCAGAAAATTATTAATCAGCTTTTGTTAATTTTAAAAGAATGTGCTTTTGATTGTGTATTAAACTCAGCAAATATTAATGGTGATTATCCTTGTTTTAGCTTCGGAAAAGGAGCCAAAGGATTTAGTTATTATCCGGAAATTGGTGAAGATATTATTATGTCGGGAAGTAAAAATAGTAAAAAAGTAGAACGAAAATTAGTACGTGGCTTATATTATAATAAGCAAGTTTATTTATTTAATCCAGAAAAGAAAGAATTTTATTTGTTTAATAGTAATAAATCGAATTCAGTAAAAATTGACTTAGAAAAAGTAAAGACAGTATTACTTTATATTGATGTAGATGAAAAATTAGTATATGATGCTAAATCAGTGCAGCAAAATAATCCTATTGTAATTGGAAAAATAAAGAATAATAAAATTGTTAAAGTTTAATTTTGTTCTGTTAGTTATTTTATATATTCTAAATCAATATATATTCTAAATCAATATATATATTCTAAATCAATATATATTCTAAATCAATATATATATTCTAAATCAATATATATATTCTCAAACAATATATATATATATATATATATTCTAAATCAATATATATATATATATATATTATAATTTATATAAAACTTTAATCTATTTATAAATTATATAGAGTTGATAATGTCTTCTGACTATAAAATACTTTTTAATAATCGTACAGGGGCTGTATATTTAAAAAGAAATAATAATAAAATAGATCTTCAAGATCAAGATGATGAATTAATTGATTTAATTAAAAAATATGTAAAAAAAAGTAATATAGAAAAAGAACTTGCCTTAAAAGAGAATAAAATTGGACAACATTTGGAAAATATGAAAAAGAATATTACTCCATCTATAGAATCTAAAGTAAGTGAAAATAAACAAAATGTCACAACTAACAATACAGTTGAATTATCAGAAAAATTTAATGAAGAAGAGGTAGAATTAAAATTTGATCAATATTTTCAAGAAATGATAAAAAATAAAGAAGATAAAGGAACAATGAATCAATATATAAAACAATTATTAAAAAAAGGAAATTCTGAAAACATTGAAAATATTAATAATTATAAAGATTATAACTCAGATCAAAATGAAAAACAGCAAACTGAAAGTGGAATAGTAAATAAGAAAATAGAACAATTTCATCCACTAAATTGTTCTTTATTTAATAATAAACAAGAAGATATAAATTCAAAGCAAATAAAAGAGCAAGCAACACAATCTTATATAATTGAAGAACCTAAAGAAAATATGGTGGAAATAGATGCTCAAGAATTTTTTAAAAATTTTACTCATATTTCTAACTTAGTTCCCAAAGAAGAAAATACCTCAGTAAGTTATGTAGAAGGACCTCGTGGATTTCCAGGATTAATTGGACCTAGAGGAGAACAAGGACCACATGGACAAGAAGGTATTCCTGGTCCTCCGGGAAAAGATGGAGCAACAGGTCCACAAGGTATACAGGGGCCAGCTGGCCCCGAAGGAGTGCAAGGATTACCGGGTCCAAGGGGACCAGAAGGATTTATGGGACAACAAGGATTACAAGGTCCTCCTGGACCACCAGGACCACAAGGATTAATGGGTCCTCAGGGATTAATTGGACCAGTGGGAGTGCCAGGACCACCAGGTCCAGTCGGACCTAGAGGTATTCAAGGTGAATCAGTATCAAAAGAAGAAATACTTGAATTAATTGAACAAGTTTATCCTAAATTTAAAATGAATATGGGTACTCCATTACTTTTTGGAATCAAACGAATTAATATTACAGAAACTAATAAAATAGTTAAAAATAGTAATTTTCGAATTGGTTTAAATAAACAAGAAAATAATCAAGAAGTTATTTATGATACTTTTTATTTATCTCCAAATATTCTAGAAATAATACAGTATGATCATGATAATTACATACATGAACACTCTATGATTCGTGTTCAAAATATTTATGATAAGCAAAAAGATGAAACGTTTCCGCTTAATTTTTCACCTTCAGGGTTTCCGATTGAATTAAAAACGGGTACATTTATTATAGAAAATATTCGTTGGAATTTAATTCAAAATTTAACAGATTCATTATTTGATGAGCTTAATATTCGTGGAGTGGTACCTTATGAAAATGAATTTAAATATATTAATATAGATTTAGAAGTATCTTTTGAATTACATTCACTCATGCCTTATCAAATGATAAATAATCGAGAAGCTCTTTTTCCCTATCGTTTATTAAATCAACATAATCAATATTGTGCTTCAAATACATGTTTATTTAGTTCTGAACTATCAAAAATTAAACTAAGTAGCTTAAATGAAATGTCATCAACAATGATAAAATTTAAAACACAAAAGCATCCATTTATTCAAAATGCGTTGTTATGTGTAAAAGTAGGTATTTCAAATGAATCTTTATATCAATTACGAGGATTTGATAAATATAAGAATATTGCCTATGGATATGTACCATTTAGTCAATTTATTTTATCATGTGATTATAAATATGAATAAATAATCATTTATAAAAAAATAATAATTAATTTAAAAAATTATACATAATATAATAAAATAGAAGGAATGACGCAAAAATTAAAAATTTTTAATCAAGAAAATATTTATTTAACTTATTCTTCTTTATCTTTTTTAGTTCCCGGATTTTACGGCTTACTACATAAAGAATTTATGCTCTCCCCCCTTTTGATAAATGGCTCGTTAATTTCATATTTTTTCTGGAAAGATCCAAGATATAATTTACAACGTTCATTGGATATTTATTTTGTGAATGGATCAGCATTAATATTCGGATATCATAGTTTTTTCAAAATCAAGAATCAAAAAATAAAATATACTATTAATAGTTTATATACTATGGCAGCATTATGTTTCTTAAACGCATGTAATTATTATTATCAACATAAACCATATTGGTTTCATTACCATTTAGCATTTCATGGTTGTAGCTTAGTGGGCCATTTTATTAATGTATTTTCAAAAGTTCATCATTTTTAATTAAAGAATTTAAAGATAAATTAGTACTATTAATAAAAATGAGTAAAAATTTATTTAATATGCATAATTATGGCTATGTGCTTAAATCAATCAAAAAAAATCCACTCTTAACTCCTGTTAAATCATCATTAAATCAAAAAACAATTCTTATATCTGGCGGAACCCGAGGAATTGGATTATCTATTGGAAAAAGCTTGGCTTCCAAAGGGGCTAATATTATATTGCTTGGTAAAACACAAGATCCTCATCCAAAATTAGAAAATACCATTTACAGTGCTGCCAACTTACTGCAAGCAGAATTTCCATCCAGTTATGTACAAGGTATTGCTTGTGATATACGGAAAGAAGAAGATATAAATCGGTGTTTTACACAAATTGAAGATCAAATTGGTAAAATAGATGGTGCTGTATTAAACGCAAGCGCACTTTGCTTAGCACCAACATTGAAACAAACAAAAAAAGAAATTGATTTAATGAGTCAAGTAAATATTAATGGTACTTTTATGATGGCACAAAAATGCTTAGAACAAATAAAAAGTAGTAATCATGGACATTTATTAACTATTTCTCCACCCTTAGAAATGATAAATAATGATGATTGGTGGGTTAACCATTTATATTATAGTATGTCTAAATTTAATATGTCATTAATGGCTAAATATTGGGCCAAAGAATTTCCCTCTATTGGTGTTAATACTTTATGGCCAAGAACAACAATTAATACTGCTCCAGTGCGAAATATTTTAGGAGGCGAGGATATGATTAATATTTCTCGAAAAAGTGAAATTATGGGAGATGCTGCAGCAGCAATATTTTTAAGTGATCCTGTAAAATGTACTGGACAAAATCTAATTGATGATGAAGTATTGGTTTCACTAAATAAAGATGTAGAAAAGTATCGTGTCAATCCTGATATAAAAGAAAAAGATTTAATGCCAGATTTTTTTTGTTAATAACTATAATGTGCACAGGTGTAATATTAAATAATTGTTAAATAATTATTTATTTAATAATATATACTTAAAATATAACAATGCAGTTAATTAAAAAAAGATATGATCATTACACAAGTATTCCAATATCTTCTCAAATAAATAATATTGAACAATTTCAATTACGTATTGTATATTTTGTAAATGGTACAATTAACGATAATTATATGGATTGGGTTATGAATCAATTAAATTATGTAAAATTTTATGCTAAAGTAATTAATATTGTTGCAGTATTAGATGAATCCAAAAGAAAAGATTTTATTCGGTATATGAATCTTTTTTTCCCAAATAATCAATTTATTTATGATTTTCACACAAAAAATGAATATGAATATAGAGGAATTTTAAAAGTATGGGAAATAGCGCAAACAAATCATCAAAAGAATGATATTATTTTATACATGCACTCCAAAGGTGTCACACATCATAAAAATTATGCTCAAAATCGTTGTGATAATTATAATATTATATTAAAAGATATACAGAAACTAAAAGAAATATTTTCAATATTTCCATCAATTGATAAAGTTGGTTATAGTGCTGGAGGAATAGGATGGATTTGGTACAACTTTTGGTACGCTCGAGGATCTTATATTTATCAAGTTGAAAAGCCTATTTTAACAACACGGCGTCATTATTATGAAGATTGGTTGGGAAGAAAAGTAGAAAATCTAAATGATCGAGTAGTAAACCATGAAAGACCATTAACTTATTATAAAAACACAATAAATAGCTGTTATAGTTATTATTTTAATTTAGAAAGAAATGTTCCCAATATTGGAGTTCCTTTTCACCTTCAAAGAGATTTTACTTCAATTCAACAAAATAACAAAGATTTAGTAAAACCAATTATAATGGAAAAAAATAGTAACCAACCAAAAGAAAATTATACTGTACAATTAATAGAAAAAAATAAGGATCAAATAATTAATAAGAAACCTATAGTTAAAAAAAAATTTATAGAATGGTATGTGTATAAAAAACACGTATCTTTATTCGATAAATATCTATTATTTAAGCAAGAATCATTTTTAAAAGAAACAATGGAACATTCTTCTAACAATAAAACAAAAAAAGCAGTGAAAAATAGAGAAAAAATTTATTTTCATACTGTAAAAAATATTAATCATGATTATTTCCAGATATCTGTTCAAGGATAATTACAACATAAAATAGTATTTGTATTAAATATTTCATCTTTATTTTGATTTTGAATATAATTATCTATATTGTTCTCATTTCCATGATTAAAAGAATAAATTTCGATGGTAGTATTGTAAGGGTAATATAATGGATTTTTACAGCTATTCTTTTCTTTTTGAAAAGAATAAACACAAACATAATATCTGTCTAAATCATAAAAATAATCTCTTTTTAGATCTTCACTTAATTGATTGATCGTATCTTCCATAATTTGAAGAAATTCCGACTTATTATAAACTTCTTGGACTAATTTACTCATTTGTTGCTTTGTTAAAAATTTTAATTTTTCATATTGGTATTCATAAAAATAAAAGTTCAAATATTGAAAAAATAATTGTTCCATGTAATCAATATGTGGTAATAAATAATGATAAATATGATGATCCACTTTACTTGGAAAAGTTTGTATATTATCTGGATAATAAATACGATAAGGGCTATTATTTAATGAAGTATTATAAAAATAATAATCAAAATAATAAGACGAGCTTAAAAAGACCATACTATCTATTTGATTAGAAAATCTTTCAATAAGTAAATGATTGGTTAATGTTTGATTTAATACATAATTAAACGTTGTAAGAACTACTTGATTATGTACGTGTAATAGTTCATTTACATATTCGTTATTATCTATAGGAATCGTTTGAAAATAATGCACTAAAAATAGAATAGGAACCATAATGGAAAAAAAAAGAAGGTTCATCTTAAAATAAACGATAGGTTTAATATAAATAAAATTATGATTCGGTTTTAATTAAAATATGGATTAAACTATGTATGAATTATTCATTATATATATGTAATAGTTCTTTTTTATATAGAGCGTTGTTAATATTTTATAATTTTATTATTTATATAACGATCTTTGCTTATTCATTGATGAAAAAATACTCTTTTTTTTATAAAATAAATAAGCTACCAATAATCCAAATAGATATCCTCCAATAATTTGAATGAAATTATGGCATTTTTTCTGATAACGTGCTATTCCCATAAATATATTCCAAGAATTATATAAAATATAATTCAGAAGGTTTTTTTGCTTACAAAACTTAAAATAAATTAAATTTGTCATGAAACTAGTGCTAGACATATGACCAGAAGGAAATCCTGGTTTTCCACTTACAATTCCTCCTAAATTATACAAACTACAATTACAAGCACCAATAGGCCTTTCTAATATAGAAATATGTAAAGGAATAGTAAGTTCTTTAATAACATATTGACCAACAAGAACAAGAATTAAACCAATTAAGAAATCCCAGTCATTGTAAAAAAACATAAAAAGTGCGAATAAATTAAATCCAATTACACTGATAGATATTGCATCATATAGTGAATTAATTTGAAAATATGTATCAAAATAAGATTTAGTAGTCATAAAATAAACTATAATGTTACCTTATATTTTATTAAATATATATATTTAATAAAATAAAAAATCAATAAATTCATATTTTTATAAAATTTGAATTTACATTTAATCATCTATTGTAAATACATTTTTACATATTATCATTTGATTGCATAATTTGATCATCCATATTATTAGTAAAAGAATCATGATCATGTATACAATAATAATTTTGTGCAATACTGCCTACTTTCCAAGATATAAAAGCTGAAAAAAATACAAATATTATTCCTACAAATTTAATAATAATAGATGTTTTAGTACTCATTATTGAATATATATAATCATGTGTATAATATACGTAGGGAACATAAATGAGACATAACCATAATAGCATCCATTTTATTGATTGATATAAATTATTTTCATTAAAAGAATGTGTATATTCACACATATCAGAATGTAATAAAAAAAATGGCAAAGAATGACTTGCGACAGACATAAAACGTTCTAAAATATATCCGACCTTACCCATTACTAGCAAACTATGAAAGTTATCGTTATCTTTATAGTTAAGACCAATCATAATTACCCAATAAGAGATGAAAATAGCTCCATTAATAATATAAGCGATACTGTAAAAAGATTCATCATAAAAATAGTAGGCTAAAATATAATAAAAACCAGTATCTGACAATCGCACCCAAGGTCGTATATATTTAGTAAGATATGTTAAATGAAAGTTGTATTGTCCATAATGTATATAATAATTAATACTAAAAAGTTTAAATATGATACAAGAAGCTAATAAATGATCTTGTAAAAGCAAATAGAATGGAAAATATAAATTAATTATATGAAATCCATTTTTAAAAAGTGTCATTATCAGTATGTAGAATGATTAACTTTGTCTAAATATAAAAAATAATAATTTGAAAATAGGAAATAAGAAAGAGTTATTATAATATAATAATAATTTTTTAAATAAAAAAATTATATTTTAATGAATATTTCATGAATATTGAATAATATGTTTATGAAAGATAGAAAGTATCAGTGATCTTTTTCTTCTTAGTATAACCAAATTTTTCTGAAATAGATGAAAAATTATTATTCGTTATTTGAATTAAATCCAGAAGACTATTGTAAATAGCATGAGCTTGTTCATCGATGAATTTATTTTTTTTACTAATTTCATCGTTCTTTTTCAAAATCAATTCCATTTCATATTTTTTCAATTTATTGGGATTAATTTTTTCTTCTTGGATAATTTTATCTAAAGAAGCAATTTCCCACAAATATAATTCGGCAATAGCATACGTACTTAGAACTAAATTACTATTTTGTTTCTCCCATGTTTTTAATTTATCACGTTTATGAAGTTCAATTTTGAATTTTTTATCGGATTCACTTTTATTTTTCTTTTTACCATCTTTAGAAAGAACGTCATAATAACCATCGACATATTTACGACGTAGATCTTTAAATTGATCTAAATTTTCATCATGTTGTTCTACAGTATTAAGATGAAGATTTCGCACATAAAGACGAAAATTAAAAATTGATCTCCACATTGAGATTAATGTTTGTTGCTTTGTTTTATCAATCATTTTAGAATCTAATAATTGATGTGGAGGAATATGAGCGCGACACTCATTATTCTGGTTATTTTGACCATTTACATTATTCATGTACATCTCACGAGCAGCTGCATTTTGTTCAAAAAATGCATGCGCATGAGGATTATGAATTAATCCTGTTTCAATTTGACCAGTTTTCCAACTAAACGCCGTGCCACATTGGTTGCAGAACATTTGATCACATCCATCAATTTTGGAAATAAATTCTCCACATTTTGGACATGGCTTGGCTTCCTTCTTAATTTGTTTAAATGTTTCGACATCGTCATTATTACATTCATGCTTTTCATCTTTAGCAATCTCAACATAACAGTCTTTACATACATTTGTCTCACATAATTCACAAATGAATTTAGAATTCAGAAATCCTTTACATTCAGTTGATGGACACTTATAGGTATATGAAAATTTCTGATACGTTTTTTTAATGCGCATTGAATCTAATTCATCTCGCTTAGGACGCATTTTTTCATTATATGCACGTCTCAGAGAATTTATTTGCTCATTAATTTTAGTAATTTGATTTTGTAATGGTTTTAAACTAAGTTGAAATTTATGATTTTCTTTATATAACTCATCCTCTAAAGAGGCAATGTGTTTTTCACGAGCAATTTCATTTAACGTAATTGGAATTTTATTGACTTCTAAATTAAATAATAGGTCTTTTTTGTATTCTTTGTAGGTACCCAGTACCCACTTTTGTCCAAAAGTATCAATTTGAACATCTAATGGTATCATGGATTTACAACTTGGATTAAGGCAGTGTGGTTGTTGCGATGATTGTAAAAGCCATTTTTTATGGCATTCTATGCAATTAAATTGATTACAATGAAAGCATTTAAAAATCTGATCTTCTTGATATTCTTCAATACAAAATGGACATTCAATTAATGTTTCAGATTTTTCTCCATGAGAAGAATCTTCATAAAATAAATTGACATCAATAGGTAATTCAGATTGTTGCTCAGAAGCACTAATTTTCTGTACTGGTGGATAATTTATTGTAAAATTACTCATTATTAGAATAGTAATCTATTTTAATAATTACTTTTTATATTTCTATTTTCTAAAAAAAATCATTTTTTTATTTATTTTACATTCATAATTTATTTTACATTCATTATTTATTTTTATATTCATTATTTATTTTATACATTAATTGGCCGGACGTAATCCCCAAAAATTTTCAGGCATCGTATTCGTAGGAGGATAAGCAGAATCTAATAATATTTGATATTGATTGCGTACAGGTAAATTATCATTTTTATAAAATAAGGGTCCATCATTCCAGTTACGTTGCCATCCCCATGTTAAGGAACGGAATGGGATTCCTTCTCCTAGATTAATATGTTGCGTTTCACTTAAAGGTTCATCATTATCATTAACTACTTTGATCATGACTTCAGGAAATACATATTCTGTACCCATATTTTTATAATAACTATTAGGATAACGTAAAGAGAACGAAAAGAATCCTCCTTTAATAGGAACTTTACCGTAATTATTCGTATTTTCAAATGCCATTTCCGGAGTAGCATAAGGTAGTCCACTTCCAGAAAAATTACTATTATACGTGGGAGGGTTAGCGGCCCACCATTTTAAATAACTATTTCCAGAAGAAGCTTTTAAAGCACCACCTTTTAATTTCCCTTCTAACATAAAAGAAGCATCATTTTTTTTATGAATATCTACGTCACATAAATATAATTCACGCTTGGCAGTGTTCCAACTTTCGCACATATTTTTATCACGATAATCAAAAATTTCTTTAGATTGTGGGTCATTAAAACTCACTCCAGCAAATGCATGATTACTCATTATATAATATAAATATATATATTTTTTGAAAATTAAATTCTAAAAATATTTAATTCCCATCAATCCCTTATATTCTTTGATAAATCTTTCTCCAATATCACCTTCTTTAAGACTTTTTATGGGAATTATTTTAAAATTAAAACAAGCATGATCCTCTACACAATTTTTTAATAATTCAATTTTTCTCTGTTCTATATATAATTCTTTTAAACTATAAGATTCTACTGCTTCTTTAATTTCCATTTTTAATCGCCCAAAAACATATAAATCAATATTTGTGCGACTATCTTGAAGTTCATTTAATTTTTTTTCTAATAAAATTAAATTCTCTTGAATACAATAATCTTCGTAATGTTTATTTAATTCTTCATTTGAAATAGTTTCTTGAAATAGAATTGTTATTTTTTGTTCTTCCCATTTAGATAATAATGGACTATTACCATGTATAATAATTAATTCTTGATAATTTTTATCTTTTCGTAAATCTTTACAAGATTGATATAAATCTTCTAATGAAGAAACTTTTTTTTCCAAATAGTTCTTAGATTTTGTTTTATTTAACATTATCCAAGTACAATGATTTTTCTGAATATGAGCAACGTAAATAAAATTAAAATTATAAAATAAATGTTGAAAATGAGAAATATGAAATGTTGTTCCAAATTGATAATATATAGGACGTAAGTGATACTCTTGGATTACTTTTTCTTCATCTTGTGATAACTGATGTTCAATAACAAAATTATCTTCTTGAATCAAGTATAATTCAGAAAGTATTGTATTTTCATCTAAGTCACGATATTTTTTAACTAATGAAAAATAAGCATTGTTTATTTTTTTTCGTTTTTGGGAATTAGAAATTTGCTTTGCTTTTTCTAATTCTTTTTCAAATAGTGGTAATAAAGTAGAAACACTTTGTTTATAAATATATACCGATAATAAGCATTCTTGATTATCTTGATAAGATAAATAAGAATTTAAAAAATCCATATTGAGTTTCTTAATAATACTTCAATAAAATACTTTAATAAAATACTTTAATATAATAATTTAATATAATACTTTAATATAATACTTTAATATAATACTTTAATATAATAAATATATTAAAGATTAATTATTTATATTCATTTATCTCAATGATATACAAAATTATTGTACATTGATTATTTATTTATTTAATTTAATTCAGCATAATTATTCCAAGGAGTATTCATACCATTGTAAAATCCTGCTTGAGCATTCATACTTGGGTCTTCATTAAAATAACAATTGGCACTTTGGTCTGCACCACAGTTAGGAATATTTTTGGCAACTTCATTCTTCAATCCTATACCATCTCTTTGATTTGTATTACGGCAACGACTTACTTGAGTATTATAACTGCAGACTTTATTAAAAGGAACAGTCACTAATTTACCACTGGGGCAACTATTTTTATTTATCAAATAATCATTATTAATTTTCATGATATCAATAGCATTATTGGTTAAAAATTGACGATATTCATAACTAGACAATGTATTATTACTAATACGAATCATATCATTTAATGTGTTAGAGGAACGATAATCAGTAATAATTCGTCCATCAGACATTAATGCAGGACAATCAAAATATTTATTATTAGAAGTTTTCATACAATTTTGATTTTGTTTATTCATATAATAATACTAAACATAAAATTTTTAAATAATTAATTAGGTTAATTATAAATTTAAACATTTTTAAATTTATATTTTAGAAAAAAATGAATTAGAATAATTAGAAATATTTATTCTAATTACATTGACCGGAATTTATATATATATTTATTTAATTAGTTATATGTGCATTTAATTATTTATTTTTTTTATTATTTATAATTTTTTATTAGATTACCAATTTACTTAAGCTACTTTTTTCCAGAATTTACGTCCTGCTTTATTTAAAGCAACACGATAACTTGTTTCACCATCACTTCCTAATTCAATTGTTCCTACATTACAATCTTGAATGGGGGAAGTAGGGTATTTTTTAGATAATTTAGGCTTGACTTCAGCAACTTCTTCTACTGGTGTGACATCATCAATACCTAGAGCTCCTTCTGAATTTATTTCCTCTACAAAAGTATTTGTATTTGATTCATCATTTAATTGTTCTTGTATAAGTTCTTCTTCATTTACTACCGGTATTTCAGAAACTATTTCCAAATTTTCTTTAGAATCTTCTTCTTTTTTTAATTCATCAACAGATTCATTATCGGAATTATTATCAGAATCATCATCAGAATTATTTTCATCATCAGAATTATTTTCATCATCAGAATCTTCTTCATCATCAGAACCTTCTTCATCATCAGAACCTTCTTCATCATCAGAACCTTCTTCATCATCTGAATCATCATCGTTATTAGAATCATCTTCTTCATTTTCTTGATTCATATTAAACATCATATTATCAGGCATCATTTCTTGATTAATTGAATTTAATTGATTTAACATATCTGAAAAATTGTTAGGATTAACAGTAGAAGAAGATTGTAATTTCTTTTCTAAAAATCCAATTTTATCTTGCAGAGCACCTACTTTATCTTGTAGAGCTTGCATATTGCTTTCGACAATATTTAAATTATTTTTATTTTTTCGAATATCGCTCGAAAAAAAATATAATATTACAAGTATAATAATAAGTAAAACTAAAATAATAATATATACTAGGTTAGATAACTGCATCTTTACCTTTAATTATTAAAAAATTATAATTATTTAAACGAAAAAATATATTATTTATGAATATGAGTAGTATAGGATCTCAGTTAGCTTTTGAAGATAATGATTTATTTAATTTAAATAGTAATTATATAGGAAATATTTTTGATCATGATATTAATAATATTGAAACTTCATTAGCAGAGAAGAAAATTGATATAGCTCAATTATATAATGAAAAAGAAACATTCCAAAATAATCTTAAAAAAAAAAATCAAATAAGAATAAAATTATCGAAAACAAATTTAGATAATTATGTAAATATAAAAAATAATGATTCAACTAAAAATTCATTAGAGAAAATAAGGCTCTATCATTTTATGATGTATCTTTTTTTTCTTTGGCTTTGTTTTTTTCTTTTTTATGTTTCTTGTTTTTTTTAAATTGAATCTTACTATTTTTTACGGAAGCACAAATTTTCTTAGCATCTTGAATAATGTCTTCCGAAAATCCATTTTTTTCTAATAAATCAAGAGCAATATATTGTCTAGAAATTCCTTCTTTCATTAAATAATTAAATATAATCTCATTTTGTTCATTATATTTCACTTCAAATTTATAATTCTTAATAGCCCCTTTCGTATCTTTTTCTAATATTTCTAAATCCGTATAATGAGTAGTCACAATAAATAGAGCATTTTTAAAAGATGATAATTTCTTTAAAATAGAATAAGCACCCGAAAATCCTTCCACATAATTCGTAGAAGAAAAAATTTCATCTAATACAATGAAAGAATAAGTATCTTCATCTAAGTTAGAAATTTTTTCAATATATTCTTTTGATCGAAACATTTCTGCCTCAAATAAAGAAGAGGTTCCCTTCATATCAGGAATATTTAAAAATGTTTCAATTAAATGAAAAGGAACCATTTCAAAAACACTACAACTATTAATTCCAATAGTTTGAGCCAATAATATATTAATTATAATCGCTTTTATAAATGTGGATTTACCAGCTGCATTAGGTCCGGTAATTAATAAATTTTGATGTATGGGTACAGAATTTTTCACTACTTGAGATGTCACTTCTTGATTTAAATAAGGATGCCATATATCCTTTACATTTAATTGAGGTTTCTTTTTTTCTAAATAAGTTGTCATTACATAGGGATGTTCTTTTGTACTATTTTCTAATAAATGATCAATCGAAAGTAATACATCTATTAGACCATTGTAGTGAAAAATTTGAATTAATTTATCTTTATGAAAAGTAAATTCCTTATACACTTTAAGAATCTTCCCTTTATTGGTAAATAACCCGGGTTGTTTCTGGAAAACAGGAAAGCAAAAATATTGAGTAAAATAAGAATCTACATCTTCTTGCATTTGATTATAATATAAATACGATTGAAGTTCATTGAGACCACACGATTCACATATTTTTCCAATTTGCTCAGAATATTGGATATACATAGTCATTTTATTTAATTTTTCATGAATCATATTTACAATTTTATGTGTATTGGATGCAGATTGGACACTGTAATATATATTTTGAAAATACATAAATAGATAAATTCCTTTCGTTGCCAAAGAAGCTAAATTAGCTTTTGTGGGATTTTTAATAATCAATTTCATGGAATCATTGTTCCAAATGGTTTTAAAATAATTACTGACTACGGTTTTCCAACTTACCACGTTTCCTACTTTTTTATTAAAATATAACATCATAATTAAAGGAACAAGTAAAGAAATAATTGGTGTTAAACATGTCAATAAAGGAGCAATAATAATTTTATAAATATTCGTCACTAATAATGCTTTTTCATTTTTATTTAAGGCTTCGCCAACATTAAAAAAAGGAATAAAATCCCAATTGAAAAAGATCATATCTTTCATTAATTCAATATGCTTAGTACTATTATCATTCCAAAACCAGACTACATCATTTTCAATATTTCTAATTTTCTTCATTAAAGGTAATAATTGTTGCTTGGCTTTTTGTATTTTTTGAACGTATTCTTGACGCTTTAGTAAAATTTGTTGATTATAAACAGGTTTCACTAAAATTTGTTTTAATAATAGTGAACCAATTTGTGTTTGGCAATAATTTAATTTTGTAAAAAGACTATGTGCATCTCCTGATTGATAATCTTGAATTAATTCTACATCATTATAAACGTATTCATTAACACTCACTTGATGTTCGTTATACATTAAATTTTTTTTATCTGATAAATTTTGGTAAATACTTGAAATAATTTGATGATCAATTTGCTTATTCATTAAATACATACGATCTTCATTACTTAATTCATCTTCTTTTTTTTCTTCTGGAGCTACATCTTCCGTTTTTTCGGAAGGTTGAATAAAATGTAAAATTTCTTTAGGAATAAATTGATTCATTACCAATTATAGTAAATAGGAATGAAAAAAAAATGTGTAATATACGCATTTCATCTAAGAGAAAAGATATAATTATAACTTCTTTAATTTTCATGCAGTTCTATATAAATAGAAAATTGTTTTTCCATTGCTTCCAGAAAATGGTGACATAAAATTTGTTCTTCACTCATATTTTCTAAATTATTTTCGTCTTCTTCTGAAATAATTGATTCTTCTTGAATTTGTTTTAATTTAATATAAAATTGAAGGGATGTTTCTTTTTCATGATTAGAAAGAATTGTAGAATGAATAAAAAAATAATCTTGTAGAGAAGGTTCAGAAGGATGCTTATTTACATTAAGGCTTCCTAATTCAATAGTATATAAAGTTTCATTGATACTTAGATTGACTATATTTTTTTGTAAAAATACTTGTTGGTTATTAGAAGAAATAGAAGGTTGATATATTTTAAAACTATGAGTATCTTCTTTACAAGTTGGATGTGAATTTTCTATATTTTCCCATGTCCATGAATATTTACCATATTGATGCTCTGCATGAATATCAAAAAATTTAGCAATGGCTTGACTTAGTTCTAATTGAATTTTTTTCATTATATTTTAATACTATATGGTTAGTTTATAGAATATTTTTAAAGTATATGAACTAAAAAAGTATTCTATTTTAATTCTATTTTAATTCTATTTTAATTCTATTTTCTTTTTATCTAAAAAATTTAGTAAGATTTAAATTTATAAAAAATATATATTTATTATATAATGGCTTTAATCAATGTCAATTTAACTTGTGAGGAGGAATATAAGAATTTAATTAAAGATATTTATAAAATTATTGTAATTCTTTGTATATTACAAGCATTATTTTATTATTATGATAATAAAAATTTACTTTCCAATTCAATGGGTGGAAAATTATTAAATGACGATCTCTTAATTTTAATCTTATTTTTAATAGTATCCTTTGCAGGATATTATTTTGTATTTGAGCGATTTATGCAATTTTATTAAATTTATTATAAAATGATAAAAATCATAAAAATGAATAATTTATTTTTAAGAAATCTTCTACTCTTATTTTTTTTATAGTTAAAAGTATAGTGCATTCTATGGATAATTATTATTATATAACCACTTCTGAACAAACTCCTAAAACATGGACAAATAATTATTTAGGAAAATTAGTAAAAAGTACATATCATCCTCAATATTCTAAAATACAACAATGTGGAATTTCTTATAATTTTCCAAATAATTATAAAGAATATTTTAATACTCAATCACAAAAAAATTTTGATGCTTCGCGTCATAAAGTAATGCGTGATTTGTTTTTATACAATGATATACAACCATCTAATACAACATACCAAAAATAAATTAATTTTTAAGTAATCTATTAGAATATTTTCTGTTCTAACATTAATATATGAAATATACAATTTCTAAAAATAATTATGAATTAGAATATTATTATCAAATTCGAAAAAAATATATTGAACAATGTCAACCTAAGAATAAGAAAGAATTAGTATATTATATAAATTTTTCTCATATATTAATTAATATTTACTTTTTAGGAAATGGATATAGTAAAACTACACAAGATAATTTTAAAAAAACATTGCTGTATCATGAAAAAAATAAAAAACAGGAAAATAGTGGGAAAAAAAAGGAAAAAAAAGGAACAATAAATAAAGATACTAAAAAATTAAAAATATCAAATTCTCTTCATAATCTTATTGAAAATTTTATTTCTTAAATGTCATTGATTCATTATCAATAAAAATTAAAATTAAATTATTTAATTTTAATTTATAAAAAGTAATAAACTTCTAACAAATTTATTTTTTACGATTATTTTTTAGTGCATTTCCAATCATTCTTCCACTAAAACAATTAGCACCTAGCATGATATTGACAATAAAATAATAAATCAAATAAATTCCCGAAAAGAAGAAAGCAAATATGGTATAAACAGCTCTGGAAGCAGGTGTTTGATTAATATTACATTGAAAAGCTAAATAAGCTGATCCAAAAGATACAATTAAAGCCACTATTATCCATGTTAATGGGATATGATTAAAGAAGAAATTAATAATGGAACTATCGACATCAGTATCAAGTTGTCGTGGATTTGAATTTTCTAAAGTTTTCATAGCAGCAAAAAATTCAAGCATTCTATATATTATAAAAATATAAAAATATAAAAAATCTGATACTATAATAATGAATAAAAATTATTCTAATGTTTTTTCAAATATATTTCTATTCATATGTTTCTGTATTTTTATACTTCTAATAATATGCTTTTATCAAAATAAAAATTCATCTATTATTCAAGAAACTTTTAAAGATTTATCGTATTCTAGCCAATGTAATTCCTTTTATCATGGAAAAACTTTTTGTCAATTAAATAAAAATAATAATAAATGTGAATGTAAATATCAAAAAGATGGTATTAATTACCCATTTGACGCACCTGAACCTTGTTGTAATAATAAATGTGCAGAAATGACACCAGCAGAATGTCAAGAAAAAAATCCAGTGGAAAAAACTTCTTATTTTTGTAATATTGGTGGTAAATGTGTTAAATATGAAGGAACCAATCAATCTACCAATATATCGCAAAATAATTGTGGTATAGATCCATTAAATAATCAATTACTATTATCTTATTCATCTTTAGAAGAATGTAGATCGCAAAATAACCCATGTGACCAATACAATAAACGTACTTGGAGCACTGCTAAGAAAAAATCGAAATGTTTAAAAAATGTAAATTGTGGATTTTGTACAAATCAATATGGAGAAGGTAAATGTATTGAAGGAACAGCAACAGGTCCCACTGATATATTAAAGTATTATTATTGTAATCCAGGTGTTTCTAAAGATAATACATACACTTATGGGGATCACGCTTTATATATAATATAAAAATTTTTTAGTAAAAAATAAATCTATTTATACAGTATTATGAATAATAAAAATTCTAATTCTAAAAATAATTCTTTAAAAAATCCCGTTTCTAGTAATATAAATAAAACTAATACGAATAATTCCAATAATAATAGCAATAATAATTCCAATAATAATAGCAATAATTCTAATAATAATAGCAATAATTCTAATAATAATAGCAATAATTCTAATAATAATAGCAATAATTCTAATAATAATAGCAATAATTCTAATAATAATAGCAATAATTCTAATAATAAAACAAATAATTCCAATAATAATGGAAATAATACAAATAATAATGTTTCCAATAAAAATAAAGAAAATAATAGAAATAATATAAATAATTTTCTGAATAAGCATAAAAATACTCTTCGTTCAGCACGCAGTGGATTTCTTTTTTTAAGTAGTTCAATAATGAATACACCAATTCAAATTAAAATTTTAAATATCATTATTATGACAGTACTCACCTATATATTTACATCTGTTTATTACAATTTAGCTCTATCTATTATTTTTGGAATTTTAACAGCACTTGTGTATGCAGTATTAGGAAGATATTATGGTCTTATCTTTCTAGTATTATATATTGTGTATGTTATTCAAATATCTTCTAAAAGAAACGTTGTTTTTTTAAATGCTATTGCAGATACAGATATAAATTACGGAGGACCATTAGATTGTTCTTTAACAACAAGTAGTAAAATATTGCTCCCTTCTTATTATAAATCGAATTTAGACAATTCTAGTTTTAGTTATTCTATGTGGTTATATGTAAATAATAATAATACAAAATTTAAGAATAATTGGACCAATTACAAATATAATGATTGGAAATCTATTTTATATGCTGGTGATAGTGAAATTCTAAGTTCGGATATTTCAAACCTTAATCAATATCCAGGATTTTGGATGACACCACAATTAAATAATATTGTGGTCACTTTTCAGGCAGGATCAAATAATAATCGAATTGAAATTATGAATTTTCCCATGAATAAATGGTTTAATTTAACATGTGTAGTAGAAAGAAATTCAGTATCTATTTACATCAATTGTAAATTGGAAAATAATTTTAACTTGCAAGGAGCACCTCCGGTCACTTCAAATTATAATTTATATATTGCTAAGGATCAGAAATTAACATCATCTGAAAAAAATGGCTTTCCAGGATTATTAGGAAATTTGGTATATTATGATTATGCATTACAGCAAAATCAAATTAGTATGATCTGTAAAAACTTTGGAAAAAAATTTGAAACACTTCAAGAAAAAGATAATCGTGGACAATGCAGATCATCTTGTTTATTAACGGATAGTAATGTTGTAAATGTATAGTTCTATATAATAAAAATGATGTTTAATAGATAAGTTTATGTCTAAAAAAATATTTATATTACTTTTTATTTTTTATTTTATTTAAAAAATTATTTATTTAACTAAAAAATCTATAAAGAAAAAATAAATTATACATAAATACAAAAATAATACAAATAAATTTTTCTTAGTTTAATATATATAAAATGGTCAGAAAAGGCGGTGCCAATAATATTTCTAATTCAATGAGACAGCCAGGTGGTAGTGCTATTGGTAAAATTATTTTTATTGTATTTATTATTATTTTAATTATTATTATTATTGTAGCAATTAGCTGGGCAGTTTCTGCTGCTAATAAAGCAAATAAAGCTAATCCTGTAATTATAAATGATGTTATTGATGCAAATGTAGCTCGTCCTGCATTTAATGTTCCTGAAGTTACTTCTGGTATGGGACAATCATTCAGTACTTGGATTTATGTGAAAGATTGGAATTATAAATTTGGTCAATACAAATGGATTTCTTGGAAAGGAAATCCTTCTACAAGTGATAATGATACATCAGGAAATATTCACAGTCCTAGTCTATGGTTATATCCAAATACCAATTCTTTGAAGGTAGTAACTTCAACTTCTGATAGTGCCGGTGTAGAATCTTGTGATATTCCTAATATTCCTTTAATGACATGGGTACATATTACTTATGTATTGAATAATCGTACGGTAGATATTTATATTAATGGAAAATTAGAGAGAAGTTGTGCATTACGTGGAATTCCAATTTTAACAAGTGATCCTATTTATATTACTGGTGGAAAACCAGAAGCAGGATATTATGGTAAAATTGGAAAAACACAATATTTTACTAAATCATTAATGCCTAATGATGTGGTTAATCTTTATCAACAAGGTCCTCTAGGTTCTACACAATATCAGGTTCAATTTTTTCAAGATGGAAAAGCAGTAAATGTAAAATCAACAAGTAGTTTTGCTGAAGATAGTTAAATATAGGGATTATAATAAATAAAATAATTTTTAGGATGTAAAGATTTATATAAATTAATCAATTTATATAAGATTAGAGAAATAATCCATAGAACTTAAAAATATAATATAAAAATAAAGAAAGTTAAAAGGAATAAGAAAAAATAAAAAATCTAAAATAAATATATACAATATGATGTCTAATAATTCTACGTCAAGAAGTAATAATTCTTCTAGTAAAATGGGAGGGAATAACATATTAAAAATCGTACTTATTATTTTTGCTGTCTTAATTATTTTGTACTGTATTTTTTCATTAATTAAAGGATTTAATAATTTTAAGAAATCAAGTCCTTATTTAATTAATGATATTGTGGATGGAACTATGTCTCAGAAAATAAAAGCCTATAAAATTAATCCACCAATGGATAACCAATATGGAACAGAATTATCTTATTCTTTTTGGTTATATCTTAATGATAGTAATTTTTCATCAGATCCTTCCTGTAATAATGCTGATAATATGAATTTTAAACATATTTTCCATAAAGGAAGTACCGATTATGTTAAAGGAAGTCACTTACCTTTACTAGAAATGCCTGGTGTATGGTTATATCCCAATACCAATAAATTAAATATCCGATTTAATACCTTTGAAAATATTGTGGAATCTGCTGATGTAGGAAATATACCTTTAAATGCTTGGGTACACATTTCTATTATTTTAATCGGTAATAGTGTCGATGTTTTTATTAACGGAAATTTGAAGAAACGTCAAAAATTACGAGGTGTACCAAAACTAAATTATGAAGATCTTTATATTTCCAATTGGGGTGGTTTCCAAGGATATTTATGTAAATTACGTTATTTTAATTATGCGATTCAACCATTTATGAACGATTTCTTGTTTAAGGAAGGACCTTCTTTAGAATTTGATAGTCGATACTCCAATGGAATTGCAAATACATCTCCTCAATTAGCACCTAATTATTGGATGACAGTTGGTTTCCCGAGCACAGCCAATAATCCTGGATATAATGCAAATCCAGGTCAATCATCAAACGGTAATACAGATTAATAAGTTTTAGAATTTGTAAAATTAAATTTTATTAACAAATTTTATTATATTTTTTATAATAAATTTAAAGTATTATTGTTAAATAAAATCATAGTCACCTTAAATAATCCTATTTTTAAACAAAATGGATACTTCAATATCAGAAACTAAAAAAACAAAAGTTCCAACCAAAAAAAATATAAAAGAACCCAAAAATAAAACAGAGAAATCTGAAAAAACAGATACTATAAAAAAAATTAAAAAGAATAATTATTCAAAAAAAGAAAATAGTATTGATTTAAATAATTTAGAGGAAGAAAACATCATTCCTTTTAAAGAAAAAGAAGAAAAAATAACCAATAAAAAGAATTCAGTAAGTCAAGGTATTTCAGGTAATCCAAATAATCTTAAAGGCAATAAAAATTCGGAAATAGTTAAATCAGAATCTAAAAAAAAGATAGTTAAAAAAGGGCTCAAGGAAAAAATAGAAAATGCATCCACTTATTTGGGAAAGCGAGGTTATATTCTTCATAAATCAAAATTTACGGAAAAAGAATTGGAAAATTTCCGAGAAGAACTAAATGTAACTCCTTTTAGCAATATGGATTATGGTGCTCCTGAAGAACCTTTTAAGGTGTATAAAGAAAATTCCACCCACATGTATCTTCCCAAATTTTATGGATTATCCAAGTTAGGAGAACCTAACGTAAATATTACACCTCCTGGAAAAGATATTAATATTTCATTTGATTTAAATCTGCAAGAACATCAAAAAATTCCAGCTCAAAAAACATTAGAAGCTTACCATGAAAAAGGAGGAGGTATTTTATCTTTACCATGTGCATTTGGAAAAACGATTATTTCATTGTATTTTGTAAGTATGCTCAAAAAAAAAACATTAGTGATCGTTCATAAAGAATTTTTAATGAATCAATGGGTAGAAAGAATTCAATTTGCGTTACCTTCAGCTAAAATTGGTATTATTCAAGGAAATAAATGTGAAATTGAAGGCAAAGATATTATTTTAGGAATGCTTCAGACATTATCCATGCGCGATTTTGCGAAAGATACATTTGATGATATTGGACATGTGATTATCGACGAATGTCATCGTATTCCATCTCGAATATTTTCAAAAGCTTTATTTCGAATTCATAGTACTTATATGCTTGGATTATCAGCTACCCCAAATCGTAAAGATGGATTAACAAAAATTCTTAAATGGTTTGTAGGTGATATTATTTATAGTGTTAAGTCTAATGAAAAAAATATTGTGAAAGTAAATCGTTATTTATTGGAAAGTGATAATGAATCATATAATGAAGAAATATTTAATTTTAAGGGACAAGTACAAATGGCGACCATGGTTAATAACATTACTTTTTATAAAAAGCGAACGAAATTAATTATTCAATTAGTCAAAGAAGAATTAGAAAAACATGAAGATAGACAATTTTTAATTTTAAGTGACCGTCGACAACAATTAAATGAGATGGAAGAATTATTACATGAAGAAAAAATTATGAGTGTTGGATTTTACGTAGGGGGCATGAAAAAAGAAAAACTAAAAGAAAATGAATCTTGTCGTGTTTTACTAGGAACATTTCCTATGGCTAATGAAGGGCTTGATATTCCAAGTTTAAATGCGTTAGTATTGGCTACACCTAAAAGTGATATTATTCAAACAGTGGGACGTATTTCACGAGTCAAACATGAGAATATTCAGGCATTAATTTTTGATATGGTAGATTGTTTCTCAATTTTTGATAAACAGGCAAAAAAAAGGCAAGAAGTATATCGTAAAAAAGGATATGAAGTGGAAGATATAAAATACAATGTGGAAAGTAATAGTATTTTAGGAAAGAAAAAATATTATTTTCATAATATATTGAATAAAGTAGAAGAATCTTATGGAGAAGAAAAGAAGAAAAGTACATCTAAGTCAGACTCTATTTTTATTCAAAATAAACATATAGAAAAAGAAGATTCATTGGAAGAAAAAATGAAATTTGGATTTTCGAAACAAGATCAATCGAATACAACGACTGATTTTGAAAATATGGATAGTAAAACGTATAAAATTCCTAGAGAAAAAGTGAAAAAAGAAAGTAATTGTTTTTTTACACTCAATTAATTTTTATTGACATGTTTTAGTTGTTCCACCAGATTTATTTGTTATTTTTCCATTACCTTTATATGAAGAAGCAGTAATGCTATTTGTATTTATAAATTCTGAAGAACTAAGATTATAATTAAATTGTCCATTATTACATAAATCAATTGTTCCTGAATTTGAATAAGGAATATTTGAAAAAGGATTACATTTATTTGGTCCAGCTGTAATAATGTTAATAGTATGATTACCTATTATTTTTCCTTCATTGATAAAAGAACCAAATATATTTAAACTACCATTACCTTGCAATGTTAATGTTTGATCTATTGCTACATGTAGTGAACTATAACTATTATTGGTGGATGATAAAGTTAAAGTTTTATCACTATTCACACAGATTGGACTAAGATTATTTGATAAAGTTAGAGTAACATTAGGACTAGGTCCTGTCTTTTTTAAATCGTTATTATTTTTTTGGACATTACTAGAAACATTCGTAAATTCTTCAATAGAAGCAAAAAAAACTAATTCAAATTCATTAAATAAAGCAAATAATATTTCATCAATTAATAATTGTAGATTTTTTTCACCTAATTGGTTAATTGTTTTTTCTAAAAAAGTAAGTATAATTTTATAGTCTTTCTGATTATTTTCTTCAGAATCATTAATTGTTTCAATTTTTACTAAAGGTTTTTGTGTTATATTTAAATAACTATAATTAAATTCATTTATTAATTTAGCTATCTTACATTGGTCAATATTTAATATTTTTGAATTTTTTATAATATTAATATAAAGGTCAATATCTTCTAAATTGGTTTCAAATAAACTTCCATCAAATGTATAAAATTGATTATCTACTGAAAAATAATAAATTGAATTGATTAAATTTTCTAACACACTATTAAAATTAATAATATTACTATCAATAACTAAATAAGCATTATTCACATTACTATCATTAAACATACCTGAAACTTGAATACATTTTAAAATTAATTTAAAATTATCCAAATAAATTTGGTAGTAATTTATATTTTTACATTCATATTGAATGAAACCACCATTTTTCTGAAATCCAAATTTTATACGCAATGTAAACGTAATTGGATTTGGGAAATAAGTTAAATCATCAAAATTTAAATATATGGATACTTTTTCACCATCAATAAACGCATCTTTATAAAAAATAGTATCTTCAACAAATCCTTTGTATAAATTTAAATCTAACATTATAAATACTTATATAAACTATATAAATATTTAAATTTTATTTATGTAAAATATAATCTATTTAATTCATTTATTTTATTATTTGATTCATTTTTATCCAAAAATATAAATACAATAAAGAATAGTATTATATTTTATAAGAAATAGAACGCACAGGCTTCGCAAAGACTAAATCTTCCAATACAATTTGATTTAAATGAAAATTAATAATTTTTGTTTTTTCCTTTGTAGATAATTTTTCAGAACCACAAAATCCCTGCAGTTCATTTTTTAAACGCATTTTTAAGTTCTTAATATAATTCCAATTCCAGTTAATATTTGGATCAAATGTTATTTTTTTTAACCATTTGTTCCATAAATCATCAAACAATAAATTAAATTCACAAATAAATGTATTTCTTCCACATGCTGTTTTCTCATTTGAGGAACATACATAATTATGATAATTATTTTGTTTTCGAATACACTTCAAGGAACCGCAACAAGTACTTTTCCCTGTGCTATCAACTAAACAAGGTTGATTTTCACCAGCACAATAATTATTATATAAAAATTCTTCTTCAATTGGTTTATTATCTTTATCAAATCCAGTAATTAATGTTTGATAAACTTGCGAAGAAATCGTCGATCCTATTTTTTCACTTTTCTTCTTTAAATTGCATAAATCAAATTTTTCTATATTTTTTCGTATAATCATACATTGGTTTCCTAAGCAGATAAGGAACAATAAAATAAGAAAAATAATTATGAAAAAAGCAATAGACATTTCTTTTTATATTTAATAAAGATATTTAATAAAAAATTATTTATATCATTAAAAATAATTATAAACAAATATTTTTACGTATATTATTTTTATTATTTTATTTTTTTATCAGTTTTTCTTAAATCTGTAATTAATAAACGATCATGAATAATTTCCATGCGATATTTCAAGTTAGTAATAATTTCTAAAAAGAAATAGATTAGTGCTGTATGAATGACGTAAGATAAAGTAGTATGTTCTTTAAATCCCGGAATAAAAATAGCTGGCAATGAGGGAAATAATAAAATTATTTTTTGAATGTAATACATGATAATAATAATAAGAAAAAGTTCGAAGAATGTATTTATTAATAAATTGAGTGTATTATAGGATTCAATTTCTTCTTTGGGTTTACTAAAAATGGTTTTATTTAGAATAGTTGTAAAAATAACGACTAATATATATGCAATTATAGAATATTGAAACATTTCTAGAATTTTTCCCAAACGAACTTTATCTATTGATATTAATTTATTCCATTGCTCACTAAAATGGTATTTATATTTATAATTTTTAGAAAATTGAGATGAATGAATTTCCATTATTTATAATATATTAGTGACCAATTTAAAATTTTATAAAAATACAATATAAAAATTACTATATAAAAATATAATTTAATAATAAGAGTAGTATGACTTCTCAGAATACAGATATTATTGAATTATATAGCTTCGGTATATTTTTAAATGTACATGTTAATTTCTATAATTTTATTTTAAATAACCAACATTCTTTCTTTAAAAGTATAATATATATATTTTTTGGTAATTTATTATGTAGCTTTTTATTTAAATTTAATTTAATAGATATTTTATTTCATAAATACTGGAAACATCAATTAAGAACCATTGCTCTTCCACAATTAATAAATTCTTTTGGTACAGTTGTTATCAAAGATATTACATTATCACACCACCGTTTCAATAATTTTTCTTTAAAAATGATGCTTTTGATAGGACTACATATTTTTTTATTAAAATATTGTCATCAAGAAACAAGACGATCTAAAATTTTACGCTATAATTATTATTTATTTTACTATGTATTTGCTCCCTTATTTCTACCTTTTCTATTATTTTAGAATGGTACATAAGTTTAGGTATTCAATGTATAAAATTAAAATTTTACTTTCCTAAAATAATGATTTAATACAGCTAATTCTAATTTTAATTCATTATTTTGATCCATAAATTTTTTCATATATTGCTTGGCATTTCGATTGATTTCCCTGCATTTATTTGGATGTGCATCGCACCATCTTATTTTTTGTAATAAATCGGAAAAATCATTTTTTATCAATATATAATGTACATTTGGTTTTAATTTATCCTCCATTAACCAGCTAAATTTTGTAGGTTTCGCCATAAAAACAATTGAATTAGAAGCTAACACCCAATTCAAACATGTTGCTTTATCATTTCCTTCGACTGCCAAAATATATTTATAACGTAGCATTTCAGTCATTGACATACTATAGATTAAATATTTACGATATTCATCTTTATTTTGAACAATTTTATTAAATCCCACATTTATTTTGGGATGTTTCCTAAAATATTTTTTCACTAAAGTAAATCGACTACCTGGTTGTGTAGGAGTTCCTGTTGTCACGCCACGCCATACTACTTGATTGAATTTTCTTTCAAATGGTATATCATGAAAACTTGATTTATTATATATAAATTGCCAATGCCGATTTTGATTAGGGCATTTTAAAAGAATCATTTTTTTATCTTGATTACTACGATTTTTTGTAAAACAGTAAGTATTGTGTTCTTTATTATTATCACCCACAAAATATAAAAATGGTTTCTCGGTATGACCACATTTTCTTAATAAATCAAATAATTTAAGACTATAAGTAGGTGGTATGTTTACATGTTTAATACAGTGATACGTTAATTTAGAAATTTTTCCTAATGGATTTACTTGTTTATTTTTATTATTTATTAAATCATGATAAGGTTCACTAATTTTAACTTTTTCTTGATTATATAAATCTCCTAAATAATACTTTAGTCGTTCTTCAAAATTCATAATTTATTATTATTTAATAATAAATTATAAAAAAATAATTAAAATAATTATTCTTTATTATATATTATTATATATTATTTATAATTGATCTTATATTTTTTGGTAAAATCCAAAAAAACGATTATCATACCGTGGCATGTAAAAATTATTTGTAATGACCGGAGCACTATATATATGGTTTAATCCAACTTGCTTTAATAAATAACCCCATTCAAATTGATTATATAAATAAACGTAGTCAGGATGATTTAAAAAGTTCTGTTTTTTATCATATAAAGATGAATAGAGTAAATGTTGGATATTAATAATTAAAATATCATAATCACTATAAACATCATGTTCAATTAATAAAAATAGCCCGCCTTTTTTTAAAATACGACTAATTTCTTTTAAAAAATCAGGTAACTTTTCTACGTGATGTAAATTAAAAATAGACGATATAAAATCAAAACTTTCATCTTCATAAGGTAATGTATTATTTTTTATATATTCAAAATGAATACCTAAAGATGATTTATTTTTTTGATAAGGCCCCCATGTTTCAATATTTGTTCCATAAACTTTATTTTTAGAAATACCCATATCTTTTGCAATTTTCTTTGTTTTATACGCATTTCCACATCCAATATCTAAATAAGACATGTTCGAAATTTGTATATTTTTTCTTTTTTTTAAAATTAATTTTAGTTGTCGGGTTATTAATTCAATTAACATTTCTTGATCGGAACATAGATGAGCTTTGATATTATCTATATCATTTTTTGATTTTCTATACTCTTTTTTATTAATATGTTCTTGAATAAAATGAACAAAACTTTCATCAGTAAATGTTTTTATTTGTTTATTTTTATGTAAAGTGAAAAAATGTTGATTTACAAATTGTAATAATGGAAAAGAAATAAAATGTTGTAATAAAGATTGAATTCTTCCTAATTGTTCAATATTTTCTTTTTTATAAACTTCTTGTATAAAGATATAAATTTGTTTATTAGATCTTAATAGTAAATTAATATTAAAAAGATCATTGGTATGTTTATGTGTGTTTTTATGTATATTTTTAATTTCACTATAAATAAATTTTGATTTTTTTGATAAATAATATTGAATATATTTGTACAAACAGTTAGAAATATGTCGATTATTTTTTAAGTAATGTAGATATTTTCTTCGTGGTATTAAATGATCATTATTATATTCTTGGATAACATGAGAATTTAAATTATGTCTCATATAATAAATAAAAAGATAATTATTCTTTATTTATAGGTTTATTTTTTCATAACTTTCTTCTTGACTACTTTTTTCTTTTTATCATCTTTTTTCGTCATTATCTTTTTGACTTCTTTTTTTTTCTTATCATCTTTTTTCTTCTTATCATCTTTTTTCGTCATTTTCTTTTTGACTTCTTTTTTCTTCTTATCATCTTTTTTCGTCATTTTCTTTTTGACTACTTTCTTCTTCTTTTCTACTTTTTTCGTAATATCCCTCTTCTTTTTGATAGCACCACCTGTTTTCATACTTGTAGCAGGATTAGCTGTAGAAGATGTTGAAGTAGTATTAGGAGCTAACATACCAACACCAACATTCATTGGATTTTGAGGACCATATGCTGTTTTAGCATTAACTCCTGAATTTGCTGGATAACCAGTCATTTTAGCTGTAGCGTTGTAAAATTCTTTGGGCATACCTGTAGCACCCCAAGTTTCTTCACCGCCGCGCATTTTTTTAGAAGAACCTTTTTTTTGATCTGTTTTTTTCTTAACTATTTTACTTCCGCCGGAAACACTCATCTCTTTACTATTTACCAACATATTTTTTCCAGAAGAATTAGCAGAAATATTATCTAAATTTGTTCCCATAGCACCAAGTCCTCCTAATGTATGTACATCAAAACCCCGCAATGGATCACCTCGTCCTCCATTTTTACTACTCATATGTGTTATTTTTTTATTATTTTTACTATTTTTACTATTTTTTTGTTGTAATAACGTTTTTACAAAAGATTCATTTGCAAATACATTAAAACTAATTGGCGTAATTACATCAATTAATTTATTCATACTAGCATCACTTATTTCTGTTTGACCTCCTTTCTTCATATTTTTTTTACCATGCTCTTCTAATTTCTTTTGATTTACCACTTTATCTAAAATAACTAATAATCCAGACGCAATAAAAGCACTTGTACCCAATGGCGCAATAATACTTTTTAATACACTAGATCCTCCATTAATAGAATTTACATGTATTTTAGATTTATCTTTGTTTTTATCAGACATACCAAAAGCATTTTGTAATTCCACTATTAAAGTTCCTATTTTTTCTTGATTATTCTTTAAAGGTTGTAAAAATTTAGTTAATTCTCGATCTACTGTTTTTCGTTTATTTCCACCTTTTTTCATACTTTTTTCTTTTCCTTGTTTCTTTTCTTCTGGCATTTCTACTGCAAAATGATGCAGTAATAATAAAGCTGCTAATACAATTAAATTAGAACGACCTAATGGAGCCATAATAGCACTTACTTGGTTTCCCCCCTCTTTTAATTCATATATTTCTTTAGATTGTTTTTTTTTGAGATGATAATCTGTAATAAGTTGAACTATAGAAGTCAATTGCTTGGCACTTAATTGACTTAATGATTGACTTACATATTGAATCGCATCTAATTTACTATTTTTTTTTTGATAACCTCCAGTTTGTTTTAACATATTAAATAAACTTGCTTCTTTTTTAACTCCACAACCACAATCTCCACCACCTTGAAGTAGTTCTCCATTATATATGGGAGCATAATTAAAACTATAACGTGATCTTCCCATTAAACCTCCAATATTTCTATTTACATCAAAAGTATAACCATCCCCACCTTTTAAATTTGGCATAGTATATATATTATTTATATAATAAATATAAATAGTAAGAATTAAATTGTAAAAAAAGAAAAATAAAATACAAATATAAAATACGAATATAAAATACGAATATAAAATACTTAAACACTAAAGATAATTAAGAAGAAGGGAGTAATTTTCCTGTATATGCAAAATCTTTAATTTTTATGCGTAAATTATTTAGGAAACTCATTTCATTTGTGGTGACAAATTGACAAGATAAAATAACGCGTCTTTGATTTTTACATAATTTAGAAGCACGATGATACAGAAAATTTCCTTCAAAACAAACAGCATTATTTCCTATTAGTTGAATACTTTTTATTTGATTATCTGAATCCTTAAATTGAAATTCAGTACAAGTTTTATCATGTGTTAATGGTATTAAAACAGTAAAAAAACGTCCTTTATAATAATTATAATCATAATGCCAATTAATCCAGTCGTTTTATTTTTCATAAATAAGTAATGCACAACTTGTAGGATAATGCAATTCTGTTGGCAATAAAGGAATGTTAATTTGCTTAGAAATAAATTTGCATAAATTATTTTGATAATAATGAATAAGTTGAGGAGCATGTTTAATAATCGCCTGTGTTGAAATAGTTGTACCACTTTTATTTGGTAAAGCACAGTTTAAAATTGTTTCGGGATACATTCTGATAGAAACATGCTTTTGAATATTTTTATTTAATAATAATTGATGAATATTTTTTTTTAATACATCTGGTAAATTTATTGAGAATTCTTTTATTAAACAAAAATCTTTAGAACAAATGTAATTTAATTTTCTTAATTGACAAGAACCCGAGTAATAAGCATAAATAATAATTCCAATAATGAAAAATAATATAAATGCACAGATAATGATTAAATAAAATATATTTTTATATAGTAAAATATTACCTTTTTATTTTTTCAATAAAAAGGTAATATTTTACTATATAAAAATATATTTTATTTATTTTTTTAAAAATAAATAAAATGAATAAAATGAATAAAGTAAAATGAATAAAATGAATAAAGTAAAATGAATAAAGTAAAAAGAATAAAGTAAATAAAATAAATAAAATAAATAAAATTATAAAGAATCGAGAATAATTTGTGTTTGATTAATGACGTGAATAGAATCCATTGATTCTGCCTTTTTAAAAGGAACCCATTTCTTAAATTTTTTATGATAATTACATTCCATATAAATTATATTTTGATTTTGTATTTTTTTATGAATATCATCATTAATATTTTCAAAAGATATCATTTCTTTGAGTAATTTATTCGTATCTAAATCTGGAACAGCAGCATAAGCATACTTTTCTACATTATTATTATTACTAAAACAATATAGTTCATAAACATCGGGTAAATTAGTTGGATTAACCATAAAATTACAAGTAATTTTATTTAATTTTAATTTATCATGTCCAGAATGTTGGCTGACTATTTGGGAAGATGGTCCAGATACGAATGTAGGTTTCGTGTTAGATGTATGTAATAATATAGTATCTTCTACTAATTCATTATCCCCAAATAAATCTTCTTCTTCTTGACTTAGTAGATTATTATTTTTTTCTTGTTTTATAGATGTAGCATTACTATTCATCACGTTTTGCTGGCTTTGATTTTGAGTATTAGATTGAGAACCTTTTGTATTCATTATATTTTGTATAGATACTCCTACAATACCACTTTGGTTTCCATCATTTTCTTCAATAATTACTTTTTGATTATCAATTGTGACTCCATTATTTAATATTTTACTATCTGTACGACATTCAGGAAAAATAAATAAATAATTATCACTAAAGTTATCTATATTTTTGAAATAAAGACCTGAATGTTTATAATTTAAACATTTCTGATATCGATCAACTAAATCATTTATTTTTTCATAACCAAAAAATTCTTTTTTAATAATATAAAAATAATCAGAATTAGCATTGTATTCTTTATGAAGAATATGTGAAATTAAATCCTGTCTTTTGGTAAATTTTTCAGTAATTATATTTTTACCTTTATAATAAGCAATATCATTAATGATAAACAACCATTTATTATTACTATTTTTCACTAATTCTCCATCAAAAATAGTGCCTTGATAAATTTCTTCTGCAAATTGAAATTGAACAATATTCATGACTTCATTTTTCTTGTTAATGAATACACAATAATTTTTTTGATTAATTGTGGCAATAAAAAGAATAAAATTTTTACCAAAAGATCGAAGTGATACTAAAAAAGAACTTTCTTTGAGATTATTTACATTTTTTTTT